CTCGATCAGGGCTCCCGCATTGTAGTTGTTGGTGCATCGCTCCGTCAGTCGATGTTGTTGTTTAACTACATTATGACAATTTGGAATGCTTCACCCATTTTGCAGGACATCTGCGGTGGTAAGTCGAAGGGTCCCAAAAAAGGGCTTCACAGTGCAACTTGGGCATGTGGCGAAAGCTTGATTACATTCTTGCCGCTAGGCGATGGTGAGACCATCAGAGGTTTGAGAGCGTGTGTTGATCCAGACACTATTATTGAAACCAATCAAGGGATGATCCGCATTAAAGATTCATCCAAGTACATGAACAATCTTAGTGTCCGCACAAAAGACGGTTTTGAAACCCCTAAATATTTTGTGCAGACTCGACCAATTCCAGCATATGAAGTAACTACCATGGGGGGATATTCGGTAGTTTGTTCTGATCTCCACCGCTTATGGACTGAAAACGGCTGGAAAAACGTGCTCGATCTAACGACAAACGATAAGTTAAAAATTCAACGAGGTACTTACGTCTGGCCGACTGAAAAACTTGTTGTAGATGATTATGTTATTGACGAAAATTTTGGTTTTATGATGGGGTTGTTAATTGCCGAAGGTTCTGTTAGCAGCAAACATTCTATGAATGTCTTAATGACAGACAAAGAAGCCGTTGATGAATTTGAAAAACGCCTACATTTGATTGATCCCGAATTTCATGTTTGTCGATATTTTAGAGCCCCTGTAATTGATCCAAGATTTAAAAATCCCACTAAGCCAATATATGAGGCAAAATTTTGCAATTTAAAATTTAGAAATACTTTAGAAAAATGCGGACTGGAAAGAAAGACCGCGTATTTCAAGAGAATCCCCGACGTTATTCTTCGTTCGCCTAAGAGTGTTGTAATTGCATTTTTAGAGGGGATTTTTTGGGGCGACGGAAGTTGTTTCTTATATAAATCAAGACAGCGTACTAATAATTTAGGCGTTGCATACTATAGTGTATGTAAAGGATTGATTAATGATTTACAAGTGGTTTTGTCTAAATTCGATATTTACACCGGAATTAGCGAAAGACCAAGTAATTTATCAGAAAGGACTCAATATACTTTAAGAGTTTATGGACATAACGCACATCTTATTAATCAACTATTAAACATACCAAAATGGGCTAATGTATATAATAGATCTTTTAAAGATTACAAACATCAAAAACCACATGATTACCTTAAGGTTGTATCGGTAAAAAAGGTCGATGATGCTAGAGTACTATATGATTACACTTTACCAGAAAATGAATCCTTTATTGGTAATTGTTTTGTTAATCACAATACTCACGTGATTTGTGATGAAAAAGCGTCCGTAGATCAAGCCGTCTTCGATACAGTTGTTAAAGGATTTGCCTCAGTTAAGTCCACCAACCTTGTAGAAAATGTTAAGATGGCCGCAAAGAAGAAGTTGATGGCTCGCAATGGAATGATTAGTAAAGAAGATTCGATGGTAAGCTCCCATCCGACCTCTACTAACTTGGGAGGTAACCAGATTGTAGTTGCTGGTACTGCATCCTACACCTTTAATGACTTCTATAAGAACTGGAGACAATATAAAGCAATCATTTTGTCACAGGGTGACCGAAACGTTCTTCGTGAACACTTCCCCGATCTTGTCGGTTTGGAAGGTATGGATTCTAGCAAATATGCCATCCTGAGACTGCCATATGACTTAGTTCCATACGGCATGATGGATGAGGACATCTTAAAGCAGGGCAAAGCAACCACCAACTCCACCATTTTCAACATGGAGTATGGAACAATCTTTCCTGACGATTCGGACGGATTTTATCCTGCCAGTAGCCTCAACGCTTGTACCTGTCCTATCCGCATTATCGATCAGGATGTAGATTTTCCCGCTCGTCTAGCAGGACTTTCCGATCGTATCTACTTTATGGGCATCGATCCTGCGTCCGAGCACGATAACTTTGCCATTACAATCATCGAGCATAACGGTCTATTTGGTTCGGTCGTCTACTGCTGGACAACTAACCGTAAGGACTTTATTGATAAGCAAGAGAAGAAATTAGCACCAGAAGGTGTTAAAGACTATCACTCATTTTGTATATTCCAGATCCGTCAATTACTTCGTCGTTTTAACATTAAATACATCCTTTGCGATGCTGGCGGTGGCGGTATTAACGTTAAGGAAGGCCTCATGGACGAGGACAAGATGAATCCTGGCGACGTTCCAATCTTCGACATGAAGGACGAACTACACGGTGGTAAGGATGGTGCTTATATCCTAAAAATGGCCCAGTTTTCCGATTCAGCTTGGCGTAAGAATGCCCACTATAGTCTCAAAAAGGACTTTGGTGATCGTCGAATCCTATTCCCCAAGTTTGATAGCAGTCTTATTGCTGAATTAGGAACGTACGAGTCTGAGGAACAATTGTATGAAACTCTCGAGGACGTGTACGTTGATATTGAAAAAATGAAACAGGAGACAACCCACATCAAAGCTCGTCAGACTGAAAACGGTTCTGAAAGCTGGGATGTGCCCAAAATGAAGATTCATAATGGGCAGGGTGGTAAATCTGAGTTAAAGAAGGACCGTTTCACCTCACTCCTGCTAGCCAACGACATCTATCGTTTCTACAAAGACGAGGGTAAACATGGCATCAATTATGATTTTACCGGTCTAGTTGTTGGTCAAAATAAGTATGATCAATCAGGCGACGCGATTAAATATATCGGCGTTGGTGCCCGTAAACTCAAAGTGATGGGAGAGAACGCTCTTACCAATCAGGTAACCGAAACTTCGACCCAAAATGGCAATATCTATTTTTAAGTACTCATTTGTGTATATCATATTGTAATCATACCGGAATCTAATCTATGCAATCAAATGAGCAGTTTTTAGCTAAAGCCGAAGCCCACATGAATGATTTCGAGGGTCTCTACATTGCTAGAGGTTCCTCATCTTACATTTCAACTACGCCCGAATTTAACATGGCCGATTACCAAGCGGCTAGGCCGGGCGATACGATTGCTACAAACATCAATCAGATTATGTATCAATGTGAGCAGGCCTATCACCTATCAAGTATCACACGCTCTATTATTGAAATGATTGCGGACTTTGTCGTGGACGGACTCGAAATCATCGATATTAAAGATGATCGAGCAAATAACTTTTATAAGACTTGGTTAAAAAAGACCGAGCTCTTAGATAAGGCTAATCAGGGTGCCCGCCACTGTCTCAAAAGCGGCAACTTTGTTGTACAGCGTTTTTTAGGCAAGGCTACTGTAGTAAACAAGTCCGAGGCTGTCCAAAATAGTATTCCTACTCCTCGTACCGGCATGGTTCCAGTACGCTATCAGTTTTATCGTCCAAGCGATATTGAACTAGTGGGTGGGGAGGCTGGAGCCCTATCTTCTAAAAAGATTTATGGTCTCCGTATTAATCACTCAAGTTGGCTTCGCTATAAGCAGGGCAATACTGAATTTGAAAAAGAAGTTATTAATTCGTTGCCGCCCGAAGTCAAGGAATCGCTCGATAAGAATATTAGTCAGTTTTTGTACCCGCTGCCTGCTGATAAAATTTTCGTTGGCCATTATAAGAAGGATGATCACGAGATTTGGGCCTATCCGCTAATTTATCCAATTCTGCAAGATATCCAATATAACGTAAAGTTGCAGCAAGCTCGCATTTCCTCTATGAATGAGTGGTGCTCCAAGCTCGAATTATGGCAGTTAGGCGATCACAAAGAGGGTCTACTTCCTTCCAAAGCTCAAGCTCAAAAATTAGCCAACATTCTCAATAATAATGTGGGCGGTGGTACTAAAACCATCATTTGGGACTCGATGATTAAGTATGAGCAGTTCTATCCGCCGATTGAGCAGTTGAAGGATTTTATTCCAGAAAAGTCTTCCATCCTACTTAATTTCGGAGTTCCCGAAGAAGTTGCTGGTGGCGTGCTTGATAAGTCTGGCGGATCTGACTCTATTCTCCGTCTCAAAAATATGATCAAGAAGATTGAGACTTGCCGCAATGCCATTCAGTCTTGGATTGAGGCAGAGATTAGTATTGTTCGCAAGGCGATGGGCTTCAAGAATACTCCCATTGTTCGTTTTGCCTATACAGACCTCTATGATGATCAGGTTATTTTTACCCTGATGCGTGAATTGTTAGACCGCAACATAATTTCGAACGAGACCATGCTGGAAAGAATGAAGGAAATCCCTGAGGTGGAGCGTCTGCGAATTCTGAAACAGGAAAAGCAAATTAAGAGCGAAGAGTTACCTCCCAAAGCTGGACCATTCTATAAGCCTGACTTGCAGGCCATGCAAGACTTTGAACTTACAAAGATTAAAGAAATGAGTAAAAACAAGTCCGATACGCCGCCCGGACGTCCTAACGGAGTACCGGACTCGACTCCTCGTAAAAGAGCACCTAATAGAAATAAGTCGAGAGCTTCCTTACTAATTTTTGCCCGTCAGGCCTTCGACCACATTGAAAATACTATCACTGAGGCATATCTCGGTAAGAATGGCATCAAAGATTACCGCTCATTGGGGTCTGAACAAAAGGACTCACTGTTCGAAATGATCAAGGTGGTTTTTGCTAACATTGAGCCTCATGCTGAATTGACCGATAAGATGGTTATACAGACGGCACAAAACATTGATCAGTCTAAGAGTGATCGATTTTTTGCTTCTTATGCAGACCTACTTAACGAGGCTCCAAACAACCTTCGTTTGTCCGACCTAAAACTCATGCTTCTTGAGTCCTACGTTAGCACCCACTCAGAAAGTGTATAAAACAGTATGCTTATATTTGAACAAGAAAAAGATATTGCAGACCTAATACTTTCGAGCAAGGCCTCGACCTCTGTCTCAGTAGACATTGACGAGAGTGATTTGACTACCGTATTAGATGATGGGGCCACCGAGGAAACTTCTATTTCTCGTCTAGTTCAGTCCATGCGTCCCAAATATATTGCCAAGCATAGTTTTTGGATGCCAGCAGTATTAGTATCGGTAGGCCCTAATAAAAATGACGACTACTTTACCCCCGAAGAGCTATGGAAAGCTCGCCATACTCCAGTTAACAAACCAGTTAATTGGCAGCATAACGGGGAAGAGTCGAGCAAAAAGAATGAAATTATTGGCGTCATTAATAACTCTACCCCAGTTGATAAGGGATATGAGCCTGCCAGTGATCCCGCCGCATTAGCCAGCATTGCTATTGGCATGTTCGTTTGGTCAAGCTACTTTCCTACCTATGCTGGCAAAATTACTAAGGGTCAGGAAGAGGGTAAACTTTTCGTTTCGATGGAAACCCTCTTTCCTAACTTCAACTACGTATTACGAAATATTGTGACGGGTGAAGAAACCTTTGTTAAGAGAGATGAGAAGACTGCCGGTCTATCTCGATATCTAAAGGCTTTTAAAGGCCCCGGAGTAATTAAGGTTCCCAGTGGGACTACCTATCGTATTTATCGTCAGCTAGAGGACTTAGACTTTACGGCTGTCGGCTTCGTTGACCGCCCGGCCAACGATAAATCAATCCTTCTAGACTCCCCACAATACAGCGTAGCTGCCTCTGCTATGTCAAAGGCATCAGCCGAATTTATCGAAATGTTAGAAAATAGTGTATTAAATAATATCTCAGAAAAAGGTGATCAAATGGCAGAAACTAATTCAACCGCTAATGTTGCTACCGCGTCCGCAGAAGACTTCGCTCAAGTGAAGGCTCAATATGATGCGTTGGCTGCTCAAATGAAGGATATGCAGGCTAAGTGTGAGCAGGCCGAGGCTTCCGCTAAAGATATGCAAGCTAAATGCGAGCAAGCTCAGGCTGAACTCGCTCAGGCAAAGCAGTCAAGCCAAGATTGGCAAACCAAGTGTTCCGCTCTCGAAAGTGCGGTCGCTGGCTTTACTAAGGATAAGGTTATGGCGGCTCGTGCGGCCAAAATTCAGACCGCTGGTATTAAGGATGCGGAAGTTATTTCTAAACTCCAGTCGCTCGATGAGCCCTCCTTCGAGGCGGCCTTTGCTGCGGTCACTTCGTTTACGACTGCCGCAACCGATACGGTAACTAGCCTGCCAAACGCTGCAACGGATACTGTTACTAGCAATGCTAATGCGGCCAAGGCTGCAGAAGTTGTCGCCGATGAAGTTACTTTGGAAAGTGATACTTCCAAGGTTGATATGGCTAAAGCCTCAGCTACTCCCGCTGTCAAATCGATCGATTTGGCCAAAGAACAGTTAACTAAGTTGTTCTCGAAATAATTTTAGTGTATAAATAAGTAAGACAGAAAAAGGTAAAAACAAATGGCACTCAAACCACAACGCTCTTCAACAATCAACTACAATGTCCAATTCTTCGCCAATGCTGTCGCCGATCGCGGCGGCATCGTGTGTGCAACGACCGGTACTCCCGGCTCAGGTGCCGCTCGTGATTCGGCCAACATGACCGTCGAATACGCTGCTAATCCTTCTGGTCGTTATCCGATCGGTCTGCTCCTGAATGACATTGTCAATAAGGATCTTAGCCAAACTTGGCGTAACGATTTCCGTTATGAGACTCAGGTCGGCGACAAAGTGCCGATTGCTACCAAGGGAACTTTCACTACTAACGCTCTTACAGGCGGTACCGCTAGTGTCATTCCTGGTCAGCCTGCGTTCCTTGGCCCGACCGGCACCATTACTGCTACCCAGCCAACCGGTGCTCGTCAGGTTGGTACCTTCCAAAGTCGCGTCGATGAGGATGGCTACTTCTCTGTGCAAATCGACCTGTAATCTATAACAAAAACAACAAAAGGTAAATCACATGTTTAATAACGATACTAAAGAACTTCAAGAATTACTCCGCACAGCCGGTTCGGGCGAGCTCACCCAGTCTCAAGAGGCTGGTAAGGCTATCGCTCAGACCATCGGCCCGATCATCCGCAAGACTGTGCTGACTGGCGATATTACTCAGCCGATTTTCGAGTCGGTTGACTATACCACCAATCCCAACGTGATTTACCCGCTCGACCTGTTGCGTCCCGGCACTGAGCGTGACTTCACTGCGTTCACCATGCCTGATCATGGCCGAATTCCTTCCGCACGCGTTGAGTCCGACTACATCATGGTGCCAACCTATCGGGTTGCCAACGCGATTGAGTGTACTCGCCGGTTCCTGCGTGATGCGAACCTGCCAGTCGTTCAGCGAATGGTGGAAGTCCTCGAGGCTGGTTTCAAGAAGAAGCTGAATGACGATGCTTGGGCAACCATCTTCGCCGCTGCTAAGGCTCGTAACATTATCGTCGCTGACGGTAATGCTGGCTTGGGCCAATTCACTCCCCGCTTGGTTAGCCTCATGAAGACCCTCATGCGTCGTAACGGTGGTGGTAACTCGACCTCGGTTAATCGTGGCAAGCTGACCCACCTGTTCGTCTCGCCAGAAGGTAAGGACGATATTCGTAGCTGGGGCCTTGATCTGGTTCCCGACTCTGTCCGTGCTAACATCTATAACAGCAACGATAACGGTCAGGAACTCCTGAGCGTCTACGGTGTCTCGATTATGGATCTCGATGAGCTTGGCGAAGGTCAAGAGTATCAGCAGTACCTCATCAGTCAGGGTGTTTCGCTGCCCGCCAGCCGCCTTGAGTTTGCTGTTGGTATTGACAAGTCACAACGCGATAACTTCATCATGCCGATCCGCGAAGATATGAAGGTCTTCGAGAACATTCTCCGCCATGTCGAGGGCGTGTTCGAAATGTACGCGACTATGGAGTTGGGCTTTGCCTGCCTTGACAATCGTAAAGTCCTGCTCGGTGCATTCTAAGTAAGAGTGTAAATAAGTTAGAATAAGTTCATTCACAGATTGCCAGACTAACCTCTGGCAATTTTTGTTTGTCCACAAAAGTGTATATTCTTATATAAGAGGTACGAATAATGATCTATACAATTTCTTCCGTCAGCACTGGCATCCTAAATAATCAGGCAACAGTCAGAACTGCCCCAAATCAGTTTACTGCCTACAATTTTATTCCGGCAGTCACTACTGCTACGATTGGTCCATTACAAGGCAGAGAGGTTAGATTTCCAACCTCTTTCACGACTGGTAGCGGTTTAGCCATTGGCAGCACTCCAGTAAGCGTCTTTAACTATGAGTCGGCAGGTAGCGGATATCTTCACAACTTGCTCCTCATCAATCGAAGTTCCACTACCCTGTACTTCGGTATTAATACCACTGGTACTAGCCCGACCAAGGGTACGCCGCTCGGATCTGGCGAGTCTGTCCTATTCGACAATATGGTGGTTCACTCAATCTGGGCTGCAACTGAGACGGGTGTTGCATTGCTTGGATGCCACGGTAACTATTACTTCAACAAGAATGTGCTGTAAGTCTGAATTTCTAGCTGAGGTGTTATATGGCTTGGACTACAGAACTTACCGAACAATTACGTCTATATTTAGACTCAACGGATACAACGTATTCTGACGTTACGATGCAGAAATTTATTGCGTTAGCGGCCTATCAGTTATATGCCGATCTCAACCTGCTTGACACGTATACTGTTAATGTGGTCAATTATACTATTAGCCCAGATCCAACAGTAGATCCTAATTTGGCCGCAATAATTGTTATCAAAGCGGCCGTGATCGTGGTTCAATCAGAGTATAAAAAGGCGTGCCTGAATTATGGGTTCCGCCTCCAAGATGGCAAATCTAGTATCGATGGTACGGCTGCTCTTCAAGGTATGAAGGACCTTATTAAGTCATACCAGAAGAACTTGGATAAAGCCATCTCTGAATATCAACGTGGTAATGCTAATATTGGGCGAGCCATCTTGAGTCCATATACGTCAGAAAGTTAAACATGAGTTTCAATCTAACTGCTATTAAGGATAAGTTTGCTACGCAGGTGACTAGCCTGCATTATGGCGTGAGCAAAAATATTCGTCTTACCTATGTGAGTGGTTATGTGTCAACTACTAACGAGGTCGGCCTAGGGGGAACTTCTTATCTGGCCCAGTCAATTGCTGATCCCTTTCCCAATCAGGGAGAACCAGTTACCATTACGTCCGAGATGTCTGGCCGCGTTTATTGGACTACTAATCAGACTATATACAAAGAACTTAATCTTCGTGTTGAAGATAAGGTGGCAGAAGTAGTAGTGTTAATTACAGATGTGCCAGCTTTAGTTCAGTCCGAATATATTGAGGTTGAAGTGGATCAGGGTTCCAACATCTATAATCGCTTACAAATGATTAAGACGCCAATTCCGCATGGCCTCGGTAATTCTACTTTTGCTACCTCATACTGGAAATCACTACTATGAGTCGCAATATAAGAATCAAAATTACCAATGCTCCACAGTTTAGTAAGGCTGTTGGCAAGAGGCTGAACAATACGCTCGTACCTTCCATTAACAAGGAAGTTCGCGATGCGATGATTCCTCGTATGCAGGATGTTATCCGTGAGTACTGGCAACAGAGTGAGTTCAGGGACGCTATTCTAGGCGGGCAAGCCCTTCGTACTCGCGACTTGCAGGCCGTCTTTGGTTTGACCGACGATCTTGCCGAGGATGCGGTTTACCAAATTGAAGATGTTCTTGCTAGTACAATTAGGGTAACTCGAGACTTACAATCAGGCCTTCGTTATGGGTTGAAGATTACTCTTCAGTCTGATGACAAGATCAGAACTAAACTACTCGATCTTGAAGTGGCTTCGTATGCGTCGTATAATAATCAAGGTGAGGAAACCGGATTTATTATTAACTGGCTACAGTGGGCAATTGACAAGGAAAGTCCAGTAATGGCTGCCTACATCGATTTCGACACCAGCACTATCGAAGACGGTCGTTCTGGTCGAGCAATAATGGTTAAGAACCCAAAAACTAGCTGGCAATATAACCCGACCGAATACCCAAATGCCAGCCCCAACTTTCTTGAGAAAGTTTTAGACTCAGAAAAATTGAACAAAGTAGCAAATAAATATGTAAGAGAAGAGTATAATAAGGCGATCAAGGCCTATAAGGCAGGCTAAATAGGACTACCACACAATGCCCAATCTAGACTATTCGACATTTTTTGGCAATCTGGGCTTTGAAGACCAAGTACTTCAAAATGTGATAGCATTCCTGCAAGAGGGATTCCTCCAGATTGGAATGTACTACAATCATACTAGAGGAGTCCGCAATAATAATGGGGACTATGTGGCCAGACTGCAAACTTCAAACAAGCCCGGATTCCTACCCAACACTATCTATCGTGGTATCCGTAATGACTGGATCTGGGAAACGGGAATTGCTCTGGCCTATACTGGCGGCGTTGCCCCGATTAACATTTCTGGCGTATATGTGAATAATACATTTTATCCTACCGGGACGTCCGTCGCTGGTAACTCTTACTACATTAATTATCCCGAGGGGGAAGTGGTTTTTGCCGGAGCGGTCACTGGCACTGTAGAGGTAAATCACTCGGCAAGAGGACTTTCAATCTATCCGGCTGATTCTGCTCGTATTAAGAACTACATCAATTATTATGATGCAGGCATTCCTCGCTCCACCCCAGGGTCCGGCATTGATAATTATACCAGTAAGGCATTACCAGCCTCACTATTTGTCTCGGTAGGTTCTCAGACCTCCCAGCCAATGGGATTGGGCAGCCGCGATAAGTATGTGACGTCAAGATTGTCATTCGATGTATTCTCAGATAATCCGTCTGACTTACGCAAAATTAAAGACTTCCTATACTTTCTCGAGGAAAAGTCCTTTCTCAGCTTCGATGCTCAAAGTGCTCAACAAGCCCTTGGCTTGAATGGTGCTCGGTTGGCAGGAGCAAAGACCTTCTCACAATTACAAGCAGCCTATCCAGCCACCCAATTTTGGTTTGAGAAAAACGCCTCGGTTAGCAAGCAAACTACTCCTCTATGGCCAATGCAATATTATCGTGTTACGATTGGTCTCACCGCTCCAGTTTCTATTTAAGTGTATAGAAAGATAGAAATATAAGGTTAAACTATGGCTACAAATAAACGCACATATTACGCTATTCAGGCTCTTGCCTTTGGCACCCACGGTAAGGATTACGATGTTACTCCGACCGGCTTTATCGCGGCCCACGGCCTTCAAAATTTCGGTACGACTACCTCATTCAACCTTGATAACGTGAGTGAGATTGGTCAGATCGAAATTTATGAGAGCATTGAGGGAATTCCGAACGTCGAGCTTACCGCTGAAAAGGTCCTCGATGGCTATCCGCTACTCCAGCACCTAGCTTCACAGACCCCGTCAGCCAGCACTCTGAACGGACGTTATAATGACGCCCGTTGCAATGTTATTGCTGCAATCTACAATCAGAATTTCAATGCGGCCAGCGGTGCTCCCCTCTCGTTGGTCAGCATGTCAGGTATGTACCTGTCGGCGATTAACTTCAACATCCCTGTTGACGGCAGTATGACTGAGTCAGTCACGCTGGTCGGCAACAATAAGGTATGGGATAGAGTTGCCCTTCCTACTGGCCTTTATAAGAACAACAGCAAGTTTGATAACAATGATAGCCCGCCCGGCACCGGTGGTGTCCAGCGTCGTGAAAATGTTAACATGGTTGCGTCGCGTTGGCCTGTTACCATTCCCGGTATTTCGGCTAGCGGTACTAACGATGCGGTCAATGGGTATCTCAATGCCCACATTCAGAATGTTCAGGTTGCAGTCAATCTGGGCCGTACTGAGCTGTTTGAACTCGGACGTCGTGGCCCGTATTATCGGTTCGCTACGTTCCCAACTGAAGTTACCTGCTCGATCGAGGTAACGGCTACTGATGATGGTGACTACGTTAACGCCTATGAGGAGACCAGCAACCTCACCAACGAGCAGATTAAGATTGTTACTGAGTGCGGTGTTACCATCGATCTCGGTATCAAGAATAAGCTGTCCAGCGTAAACTATAACGGTGGCGGTACCGATGGTGCAAACGTTAGCGTTACCTACAATTACACTAACTTTAACTCTCTGACCGTTACATTCCTTAATCAAGATTTCCTGTAATCGGGTTTCAATGGGGCGTGTAGGAAGGTTTAACGACCCTCCTACACTTTGACAGAGGATTTACTAATGGATATGATCGCACGTCAAAAACTGTGTTATCGCATTATTGCTGGCTTTGTTCCAGCAATTATTTTTGGTCGCCCCTACAAGTTATACGATCCTACATACAAAGAAAAATATGAAGCCATACTGTTTGAGGAAGAATGTGTGGAACTCTTCAAGCAGGCCGACATGCTAAGTATGAAGGAAGTACAGACCATTCTTACTTCTCGTCAGCTATGGTCATCCAAGATGGATAAAGAGCTCGAACTTAACTTGGAGGAACAACGAAGATTGGGCCGATCTATCGGTCAACTAAAGTTTAAAACTAACGAGCGAAAGAAGAATCAGGGATTATTGGAAAAACTTACTAAGCGTCAGGAAGATTTAGAGAGATTGAAATCAGTCCTCGACGCCCATACTTATGAATATCAGGCCAAACTACAACGTCATAAGAAGATAGTGTTTTTAACTACATTTACCATCGAGGGAACTCCGCTTTGGTCCGACTGGAATCTATTCGATTCCTCCATCTCCGACGTCTTTATTGCCGCTATTATTAATGCCTACCATGCAGGAACTAATATCAATGAAGGGCATATTAGGGAATTAGCCCGTTCTGAGCCATGGCGTAGTATGTGGAAAGCCGCAACCAATGTTGGAAATCTATTTAATAAACCTATGGTTGAATTAACAGACTATCAACAAGGCTTACTTGCTTGGTCTTCAACATATGACAATATTTATCAACATCCAGAATGTCCTGATGAGGATGTAATTAATAATGATTTACTTCTTGATCAATGGATGATTGATCAGCAGAATAAGAGAAGGGAAGGAAAGACAGGTGGCAACATCTCAAACAATGAGCGAATTAATAACTCATCCGAAATCGGCATTGTCGTAGACAATGACGAGGATGCAGAAAAAGTTTATAATCTCAACGATGAGGTTACTAAAAGTGTATTAAAGGCTAGACAGGATTATATTAGTAAGAAGGGTAAGGTCAGCGAGGACCAGCTTCCAGATGTTCAGAAAGAATTAAAGATGGCGGCCACACAGAAAAACGTTGCCACAGTTAAAGCGAAGAACGGATAAGTTGGAATTTACATCATGCATAATGAAAAGTCAGAAAAACCTGCATATGGACAGCAGCCCCAGTCTCAGCCCGCAAAATTTGTCAAAACCATTCAGGTTGATCAGGAGATCGAGCGGATTATTGAAACCCGTATTAGGACGGCCTTCATTTTCTGTCTAGCCGAACTGGAAGAGAAGTTGGGTCATACTTGGGGTGAGAATGAGGATGACGGCAAGGAACTCACCGCTGAACAGTCTGCTAACCTCGAACTCTTCGAGACATGGCGAAAATCCATCATGGACTTTGGGCACAAACAGATTAGGATTGCAAAGGCAGAGGTAAGGAAGACATTGTATACGGAAAAAGAGTAAGTTAGAATTGAATTAGACAGAACAAAGTTTCATCGAGAAAGAATATACTATGAGTAATACGACCAAGTCCGAACGCGTGAATTTTACCAGTACCTTTGGTGGCAAGCAGGTCAATCTGACCATCGGCGAGATTAGCAATCAGATTAGGCGGGAAGCTGAAGTCGAAGCGGGCATTGTCTTTAAGTCTGCTATCCAGGAAGGACTGATGCTCAATGCCGAGGTTGATAACTTGGTCCGAGATCGTAAACTTATTAATGAGGGTCGGATTGAGGATCTTTCCAAGTCCATCCGCCAGAAGGAAAAGGAATTACTGACCGGTAAAGTAGGATCTAAAAAGCTGACCAAGCTAGAGGGCAGAGCACTTGCCCTATCGATCTCGAAAATTCGTCAGGAAATCAATACGTTGGCGGACGCCGCTTCCGATCTCTACTCTATGACTGCCGAACGTCGGGCCGATCAGGAAAGACTGCAATACTTTATCTATGCGAGTATTCTGAATGCTGATACCCTAGCCCGCTTCTTTCCTACCTATTCCGACTTCAAGGACAGTCTGAACGAGGATGTTGTTCGAGATGCTACCGTGGCCTTCGGTAAGCGTGCTATTGGTCGCAATTACGAGGCTGAGCTCCCCGAGAATAAGTGGTTGGTCAAGTATAAGTTTATGAATGAGAAGCTGGAATTAATCAATGAGGCTGGACACCTTGTTGATGAGGACTTTAGACTGATCAATCAGGATGGCCACTACATCGACCAGAATGGTAAGCGTACTGATCGATTTGGCAATCTGCTGGATAATGATGGTGCTCTCTTAGTGGAGGATATGACTGATGCTTACACAGAGTAATAACGATTACCACTCATTGCCCGCCCCACAAAAGGTTATTGAAATTTGTGGTGGTTCTGGCCTTGTTGCAATCGTCACTAAAGAGTTTGCCCCATTTGGTAAGTTGACCGCTATTAATGATACCTTCTATGTAGATGATCATAAAAATGTCTACTCTAATAAGAGTGCGTTGGATTTATTTGGTAACGATCTAGGAACTATTAGTACTTATCTCCATCTTACTCCTGCGGTCGGTCTTAATGACTATGTTAAAGCCTCGGTAGGTTCAGAATCTTGGCAATTACATCTGGCACGACATTACAATTTAACCTAATAGTTCTCATCCCATCTTTCAGTGTATTAAAGAGTAGCAAAGTAAGACTGTTACTCTTTATTCATTTGATTTAGGACTCTTCCATGGCAACCCGTCAAGAAATATTAAATCTACAAGCTCAGATTGATAGAATTGACATAACAGAACGTGCTGCTGCACAGGTTGGTAGTTCGGTTGCCGTTTCTTTGTCTAAAGCGTTTCGAAATGTTAAGATTGATTTTTTAGATAAAGATCAGTTAGATAGTTTAAAACAAGCTTCTAAATTAATTACTGAGCTTAATGATAAAATTAAGAATGGTCAAGTTTTATCTGCTGAACGTAAATCTGATTTAGGTAGAGCTAGAATTGCTGCTGAAGCTCGTTTGCGTATTGATGCGGCTAATAAGGAAGAGAAAGATCGTCAGAAGATCTTTAATGAGTCTCAACGTGCTCGTAAGTCTGAGTTTAATCAAGCGAGAAGTTCAGCCCTCTCCTCGATTAATTCTTACATTAAGGATATTGAGGGTGTCAAGGCTCGTCTTAATCGATCTTCATTCCTACCTATTGATGCCGCCGAACCCATCAAAAAAGCCAATGACGAATTGGCTAAGGCCTATGCAGCAAGAGCGAAGATAGAAAAGACTGCCAATTTTCAACCTGGTCCACGTAGCCAAGCTACTAGCAAATTAATTAAAGTTCGTGATAAGTTTGATAATCTTACTAATCCACTTACTGAAGCCGAGCAATTATTAACTCAAGAACGCGAAAGCAAGAAACGTGGTGAAGCGTTAGCTAAAACTCAAGCTAAAGATCGTGCCACTGAAGCTAAAAATAATCAGACCGCACGACAGACGGAGTTTAATCAGGCAAGAAATTTGGCTCTATCTTCCGTCAATTCTTACATTAGGGATATTGAGAAGGTAAAGTCGCGTCTTGATCGCTCATCTTTTCTTCCTATTAGTGCGACTGATAGTATTAAAAAGGCTAATGCTGAATTAGCTGAGGCATATTCTGCCAGAGAAAAGATTATCAAGTTGGCAGGAGTAACTCCGAAGAAGGACTCCAGCCTAACTTCCGATCTAACCTCAACGCGTAAGAATTTTGAGTCACGTACTAATCCGCTTGCCGAAGCTGAACAATTACTCACTCAAGAACGTGCTAGTAAAAAGCGGATCGATGATTTAACCAAAACTCAAGAACGAGAGCGTGCCACTGCTGCTAAAAACCGTCAGACGAAAGAGCAACAAACACGACAGGCTGAGTTTAATCAGTCAAGAAGTTTAGCTCTTGCCTCGGTTAACTCCTATATTAGAGATCTTAGGACGGTACAGTCGCGTCTTGATCGTGCGTCTTTTATTCCTATTGGTGCCGGTGATAAGATTAAAAAGGCTAATGAAGAACTAGCAAAAGCCTATCAAACACGATCTAGTCTTGAAAGCTTAAAGACTAATGTTGAGAATAAAGAATTTCCATTAGCACCTAGACTGCGTGAAATTCGTCAGGATTTTAGCAATCGCACTAATCCTCTCACTGAGGTTGAGCAGTCACTTACGCAGGAGCGAGATAGTCAAAGAAGGGCGGATGAGCTAGCAAGATCACAAGAGCGGCAACGTTTAGCAGAAGAAAAACGGCGTCAGGCTGCGGCTAGGCGTGCCGAACAGCAACAGAGAAGAGAAGCGGACGCTCGTATTAGAGCCGTTCGAGCCGAGAGACAAACTGAGAGGAATACTCTCAGACGAATTTTACGTGAAGATGCTCTTACTAATCTTCGTGGCGAAGACAGATTTTTGGCCGGTAGGCAAGCCGTCATTCCAGACGGAGATCCGTTAGGTAATCAGATTGCTGATCGTCGCAGACAAATTGCCGATGAGCGTCGGGCCGTTCGTCGTGGTGGTGAACAGCTTCGGTCTCAAGATGTAAGGGTCTTAGCAAACCGCGATTTTACTCAATCACGCCTAACTCAAGATCTTAACGCCCGCATCGGTCCCGGCGGTCGTCGTGGAGGGGGAGGCGGCGGAGGAGGCGGAGGAGGCGGAGGAGGCGGAGGAGGCGGAGGGGGACCTGGAGGCGGAGGTCCGGGTGGCGGCGGACCCGGTGGGGGTGCTGGCGGAGGCGGAGGTGCTGGTCCCGGTGGGGCAGCACCGGGCGGCGGAAATCTACAACGTGAGTTAAGAAGACAATATGAAGCCTTAGAGGCTAATACTGTATCTGCCCGTAGATTTGGTGATCAAGTTGGACTTGCTGCTAGACGTTATGCTGCCTTCGTGGTAGGTACAGCGATCCTATTCAAAGTTAGTCAGGCCTTTGCCACTGCTACCGAGGAAGCTCTTAAGTTTGAGAAGGCTCAAACTCGGCTTAGCCAGATTTTGGATACTAATCGATCAGCCGTGTCCGGCATTGTTAACAACGCCTCTAATGCGGCAGTTGCAACCGGAACGTCTGCCACCGATATTCTGAGCGGCGTAGACATCTTGGCTCAGGCAGGCTTTCAGTCTGTAAGTCAGCTAACTGGAGCAATTGATAAGTTTGCTAAAGTGCCGCTATCAGCCACCTTCGGTAATATCGGAGATACCGCAGATGGTTTGCTTACAATCCTTCGCCAATTTAACTTGGAGCTCTCCGATCAGGGTTCCATCTTCGATAAGGTTTCGAAGGTTGCAGCCGATTATGCCGTTGAGGTTAAAGACGTCTTTGAAGGTGTTAAGCGTGGTGGTGCGGTGTTTGCTGAAACAGGCGGCAACTTTGATGAGTTCCTGAGCCTGTTTACACTGTTGCGTTCGCGTACTCGTGAATCGTCCGAGACCCTTGGCGTCTTCTTCAAGACTGTAGGCTTTAGACTCTTTCGTGGACGCAATGAAAGTCTGCTCAAACAGCTAGGAGTTGACGATCCAACTCTGCCCGGCAGATTACGTCAGCTCTCCGAAGCCTTCAATCGGCAATTTGGAGGTAATTTAAAGGACCCCCGTGCTGTCCAGCTTGCTGAGCGTATTGGTGGCGTTCAACAGGGTGGTCGTCTCATCTCAATTATTGAGGCTATTCAGCAGGACCAAGGTAAGATTCAGCAAGTAATTGCCGGATCGGGCGGTTTCTTTGATCGTGAAACGGCTAAACGAGCGGAGGACATTGGTACCAGCTTTAATCGTATTCAAGAATCTGTCAACAAGATTGTTGCTGGTCTTACCCAGTCTGACGGCCTCCGCAGCTTCATCAAGGGAATTGCTGATGCAACCGTAGGTGTTGCCAACTTCCTTCGTGAAAATAAGGCAATCTTTGGTCTGCTCGGACTGGTTGGCGGCGGAGCGGCCGCTGTTGCTGGCGTTGGAGTTGGCAGAGGCGTAGTAAATCGATTATTTGGTGGTCAAGCTAATGCTCTTCGCGATCGTCAATTTCCTATTAATGCTGCATTGGACACTGGTACGGGTCAGTTATTTGATACCAACAGAGTGAGAAGAGCAGCACAGGCTCGCAACGATAGTAGATTTGCCCCCATTCTAAATGGTTTTAACAGAGCAAATAACTTTCTTGCTGGTCAAATTGGTAGTCCAAGAACACGAACTCGATTTATTGACAACGATGTCGATACTGTTGATCGAAATGGCAATCTAGTAACTACCTCTCGTAATGCTTTTAATCGTCGGGTCAATCGACGCATCATTGGTGGTGCAGCAATCGGTGGTGTTGCAGCACTAGGATTCGGTCTGGGTGCTGGTAGCTTTGATGCACAGGCGGAGAGAGAGCGGGCTCAAGGTCGCTTATTAGAGTCTGACCGTAGTAAGGCTGGTGCTGGTCTCCTATCTGGCATTGGAACTTCCATTGGACTGGGTGCTACTGCGGCCGTTGCTGGTGGTCCGGTTGGAGTGGTGGTTGGAGTCGGTATTGCTTTGGCCGGAATTACCAAGTCTTTGTATGACTTTAATGACGCTTTGAATCAGGCCGTCGAGGACGACAAGAAGAGAAAGAATGATGAGCAAGTAAGACAGGCCGATGGCTTTGTCGCGGCACTTAAGGCTCTTCGTGGAGATACTACATCGGGACTGGGTCTTAATACGGCCAATTTTAACGCTAAGACTCTTGTTAATCAGAGCGGTGTTAATACTGAACGATTTAATCAGCTAGTAAGGGGCGGTCTCAACCCCAACGCTGCACGCAATCAAATTACGAATGAGAATTTGAAACTTGCTAATGGTATTAGTCCTCAAGATTTACAAACTATCAGTAGAATACAAACATTAAGTAATAGAATTGATTCTCGTCTTGATAAGGGATTACTAACAAGAAGTGGTTTAGATTTACGAGCGGAAAGATCAAAACTACTTAGTTCTCTTGATCCTGCTTTACAGGAAAGAATTAAAATCTTTCAAAAGAGCGGTAAGTCAATTGTAGATTTTATTAAAGAACAAAACGAAATTACTGCTAATTCTATCAGTAGTTTCAAGTTTGTAAAGGGTAAGGGTATCGAGGCATTTGATCTTCTGAACTCAATTCAGTCCATCATTGAGGTCTACAAGTCATCTCTAACACAGGCAATTGAGCAGTCGGACCTTGAGATTAAGAAGAGTTTGACCAACGTTTCAAAACTCAAGTTGTCGTTCGCTCGTAATCCGCTCGAAGATTTCAGTGTTCGTGTTAATCAGATCGGGGAAGATTTAGTTAAGTCCGCAGTTAAAAATCCATCCCTTCTTCGTGGCACTGGCTTTGGTCGTGGTCGCATCGGCGAGATTGCTAGCCAGATAGACTTTAATCGCTCAGGTATCGGGCTCGCCCAACGTGCTTTTGCTGACCCTACGACTAGGGAAAACATCCGGGCAGCCCAAGGCTTCCTTTCTACCAATCCTAACGATAAGGATCGGGCTATTGGAGCACTTCAGGGTACGGCCATCGGCAAAGAACTGATTGATGTTATTCAGCGGGTTGAATTGGATACGGGAACAGGTCTCAAATCCATCCTCGATAATCTTGCCAACGCAAGCGTCAAAGATTTCACTACTGGTTTAGAGAAGGCTACCGCTGAAGCTGATAAGGTTGTTAGCGGTCTTCAAAACCAGTTTGATATTTTTAATGATTTGCAGTCAAAGGTTACTGCCGCAACTAAACAATTTGATAGCTTAACGCAGCGAGTATCTTCGCTTTTCTTTACTATTGATCAGATCACTCAAGCGGGTCGTACAAACAGAACTAACTTTGAGTTTTCAACTGGTAATCTAACCGAACGTCAAGCCTCCGCCCAGAATGTTCGTACCTCACAGTTTGGTGTAAGTTCATCACTTCGCCAGATTACTGAGAATACCTCTTTCCTCTTTAATCGTGCTCAATCTAACTTAAACTTCATTGCTAATCCGGCTAACGCTGGGGCGGAAGGTCTTGCGGCCAATAATCGTGAATTAGAAAGTAGTCTCGGTAAACTGCAATCTAACTTTGATGTTTATGGAGATGCCATTTCACGTCAGTTAGATGTGGTTAACCAACTTACTGAGGCCTACAATAAACAGAAGAATGCGGTGTCTGATCTGGGCCAGTCGCGACTCGACGGTAATTTTAACCGTTCTGGTGCCTCAGCCTTTGCTCGCCTATTTGGACCGAACAGTGGAATTTCTCTCAATAGTCAGTCCGATCTTGACAAGATTGTTAAGAACCCACGAGTACTACGCTCCTTGGGCCGCGATCGCATCAACAGTGTAATTGATTTTAGCGATACGCTGGCTAACAATCCTGCCCTGATTCAGCAACTACAGAAACGCGGCTTTCGTATTACTGAGCAGGGAGCGTCGGGTCTCGGTCAGGCCCTTCGTACTAACGTCGGTATTCAGACTCAAAAAGACTTGCTCAAGAATGCTGGGGTGGATGTTAGCTTTGAGTCCTTAGCCAAAGACTTTGCTACTTCCAGCAAGCAGGCTCAGGATGCTGCCAAGGACGCTCAGAAGAAGTTGGAAGACTTGGCTACCAAGCAGATTGAGGCCGCAGATGCCCTGTCTAAATTGATTAGTCAACAGGCTGATATTTTTAAATCTTTTGCAGACGCTAATAATAAGACGATGGATGATATTGCAAAAGCTCTTAATGACAATACCAAATCTTCTGATGCGTCTTTTAAAGCCCTCAATGAGGCTTCAAATAAGTTAGACAAAGTGGCTGCCGCATTTGCATCCGGATCTACTCTAACTGTTGAAGGAACTTTGGCGGTCGAGTTAAATCTCAAAAATGATACCATTAAGAAGCTCTTTAGTGGCGGCATGGAAGACTTACGAATCAAGATTCAGAAAGCTATTAACGAGGCTATTACTAACATTGATGTAAATGCTAAACCAGTAGAAATTCCGCCCGCTGAGTCTGGTCCTTCATATGATTAATAGGATTATCTGATGTCGTTTGGACCCTTCTCACAATCAGTCAGTATATCAACCTTCATTGCGGGCTGTACGGGAAATGTCACTACATATAATGGGTTTGATCTGTACACTGCCGGACCCGATGTTCGTTCTATTGAAGGTAGTTTGACCCTTTTTGCCAGCGGTATGATTGCCCCATCGGGGAGTGGTATATTTCCCCTCTTCCTTACTGGTGCATATGGAGTTGTGGAAGATTCCATCCCATTTGTTATTGCTGGCCAGGGCGAGGAGGGATACCTCCCCCTCTTTACTCGTGGCATATTTACCAATTCTACCAATCCTTTAGTGGGCGGCAGCGGTATTTCCTCCGACTTCCCTCTTTATATGATGGGTACTGGCATAGATCCATATGTGCCCGGTAGTACGGGTAATTTATCGTCTTCGATTAATTTATCGCTCGTTGGGTATGCATATTCAACCAGTGGTAATCTTTCATTGTATACCTATGGTATAGATGTGCCCGAAGTTAACACGGTCAGATTGTTTACAGCCGGAGCTTTAGGAGCGTCCCAATCCGGCATCAACCTATTTACTTCCGGCATTGGGTATATAAGTAATGAAGGAATTGACCTCTTCATTCGAGGCTACTAATAAAGGACTCTTTCCATGCTACTCATTGATGGCAAAAAACTAATTCCAGCACCTTTTGTCACCCTCAATAAGTCATACGGACTGAGCGGCGACGGTACGACTCTTGCCTGTACCTTTAATATTAGTCTGGAAGGCACCATACTGCCCTCCAAGGGCTCCCCATCCTCGACTGGAGTTTGGCACACGGCTGCTGGCTACCCCGCTGACGAGTCTTTAACCGGCTCTGACGCGAAGTTTAATTCTATTCTGGCCAAACAGCAGTATATTAGGAACGCGTTTAGTACGCCCGGTTCAGTCCTCGAATATGCACCGTCAGACGGTTCTCCTGCTGTCATTGCCAATGTTCGTACCGCTCAGATTAACTTCGAGCCTGGAACGTGGACCGAACTTTGCCGCTATACTATTAGTGTGGAAGCTGTAGAATCTAAACGTCAGGATAATACTGATGAGGATAACTTTGGCGGCTTCGATGAGTTAAATCTAGCAGATGCGACTGAAAATATTCAGATTACTCAGGCTGATGACGGAACTCAAATCTATACGATTACGCATACTGTTTCAGCAGTTGGTCGCAAATACTATGATGGGGTTGGAACGCAGAAAAACGATCGTTCCCCGTGGGAGAATGCCAAGGTTTGGGTTTTGGCCAACATTGATGGGGGAATTTCTTCCTATCTGGTTGATACCACCAGTAAGACTAAGTATAATAAGCGTAGAGTAGAAACCATTGATAAGTATAGTGGTTCCTACAGTATTACCACTACGTATACGGTCAACCAGACCGACGCTAATTTTACCAACACCTACGAAATCAATATTTCGACGGTAAGAGAGCAGATAGGAAATTTGGAGGATGGGACTCAGGGTCTTAGTACGTCCTACACAATTAGCGGCAATATTGTTGGACAAGATGTCGATAACGTGCCCGCTACTAAGTTGGCTAATGCCGAGGCCGCATATACGACCTTCGAAGCCACCATACCTACACTGTTGGGTCTGAACTCCGACCATCTATTTCAGTCTAAGACTCTCGGTAAGAACCCGTTTAATGGAATAATCTCCTACTCGTTGACCTACGGTAGTTCCAACAATGGTACTATTGCTCATACCTATCAGATTACCAATAACCTGTCGGCAGGACAACTTATCTCTTGCACCATTCAGGGCAACATTCAAGGTTTCCTGATCGACGGTGAGATTTCGGCCGCTTGGACAAACGTTCAAACTGCATGGAATAATCGAATAAAGCCAGATTTGGCTAGCATTGTATCTGACATTACTACAGCCAACATTGTAGCAACCCCTCACGAATTTTCTGTCGGCTTTAATAAGGCTCAAGCCCAGATTAACTATTCGGCCACCTTCTACTATGTGACAGATTACTTCGCACAGGCTGCAGTCTGTGTGGATCAATTCGAGGTCAGCCTTAATGAGGCCAATACTAACTCTACAATTTCTACCGTGAGGCCTTCGGCTTCAGCTTCTATTAATGGAAATCTGTTAGGACTGGGCGAGGATCTGTCTGAACGCTATAATAACGCCCTCGCTAAATGGAATAGTATCAAGACCGGTCTACACACCCGTATTGCAGAAGTGCTGGGTATTACGGTCGGAGATAGAATTCTATCCCGTACAGTCTCATATAATCGTTTTAATGGAACGATTAATTACAGTTATAACTATACCCTTCGCGACGATCTTGATAATCCCGACATTATTAGTGCTCAGATTACCATTCAGTATAACAAGCCAAAACAGGTATTTGCGGTCCAAATTATTCCCGGACTAACTGCCGGTCCAATTATTCAGGACATCAATACGTATACAGAGGAAAGTAGGACTCTCTCGGTAAATCTACTCCTGTCTAAATCGGCTACTATGGCTACTGGCGATACATATGTCACTTCCCTGTTATCTACTTATCGTCCTACAGGCCGCTACTTTCTTTCAGACAACCAGATCAGTTATTCGCCCGATACAGGGGAATATAGTCAGACTCTAACTTGGACTTATAGAGGTACATAAGGACTTCCACATGGCAATTCAAGATGTAGGATCGACATACCAGTTTGGCGGCGGCTATCTGAAGTCTTTTAGCTCTTCACTTGGTCTTAATGGCTCGCCTACCCAAGTCAACCTCGAGATTGTCGTCGATACCGATAATGGTCAGTCATTCCAGCAGACAGCATTGCGGCCGGGCAATATTTCCGGCATTACCATTGAGAGCTTTAGCTTTTGGGGTATGATTCAGTCTTGGCAGAAGTCGGTAAGTACTGCTGGCGAAACCTATTCTATCGTGCTGGTAGATCCCCGCACAATCTTCTCAAATGTATATTTGAGCATGGATGGTGTAGGTTCTGAAATTATCCCCAACACCTATGTAAATCTAACAACCATTGATAATTTGATTGACGTATACCGAGTATATGGCTCTGACTATCTTGCCGACTATAACAAGAATGGTATGGTTTGGAACAAGATTAAGGGGGCGTTGACCGCTTCCGGCGTGGTCAATTGTTATGGGAGTAGATTTAAACTGGAGTTTTCGCCCAATTTTGAAGCCCCAGATTTCTACAGAATTGGCGTAGACAACACTAGCTTAGATTCCTTACTGCAGGAGGTCTCGAGCAACCTCGGTCTGGACTACTTTGTAAAAGTTAAGTTGCCATACGTGCCGGACAATGTGAACACCCTCTACATCGACTCCATCAAGAGGACCGCAGCCTCCGAGGAAAACACGGAGATTGATGAGTTTCTTGCGTCCAAAATTGCTGACGGAACTAGAATATCGCATACACGCGGCCAAGAAATCCGTTCTGGCCCTACCGACGTTGTAGTGCTGGGTTCGAACGAGACTAGTATGTATACTGCTAGCGTCAGTAAGAAGTCTTACGGCAAACTTAGTAACGGAATTCTTTATACTACAGAGGGTACAGAAGGCCTTGTTTCTCTGGCCACCATTAACTGTGATGATCCAACACTAATTAACAATCTGCCCGAAATCACCTCTGACGGCTTTGTTGTTGGGCCTGAAACCGTCGATGGTTTTAGACAGCGTATTCGTCAAGATATTACGGTTAAAGGCTATAAACCTACTGAGAATGTCATGCGGGCCGCCTTATGGAGCTTTAATGCTTTTAAGGTGATGATGGTGGCAGATCAGCCCGATGTGGCTGCGGCTATCGGCCTGATAGGAACAAACGTTCCAACGCCAGATAGAGTTCGTGACTTATTTATTCGGAACAAGTTTGTTAACCAGCCATACGGTCTGTATCTAGGATTGGGCTACCAGTATCGCGATGAGAGCACTATTATTGCTGATCTTGTCGAGCAGGTCTGGGACCTCACTAGACAAACTGCCGAGAAGTACTATGGTAAGCAATTTGTGGTGACGCTGCCTACTCCGCTTCCCGATCAGGACTACTATATGAGATATACATATAGATTAGTCGATTCAACGTTTGATCCCAATACGCCTGAAGTTATTCGTACCGCCATTAGCGATAGATTTCAAAGTCAAGATGGTGGATATAAGGCGTACGGTAAAATTAGAAATGTCCGCGATAATGACACAACTTGGCGAGGGCTATATTCGGGCCCCGGTCAAACTATCAGAGGCAGCGATGCTGTCTCGGTTGGTCTTGACTTACTAGACCCTACTGAGTATTTGTTCGATAATAGTGACGTCTACATTGCAATTAACCCCACTCAAAATGAGGGTAATCTTGCACAAATTATTGTGGAGCTAAATCAACCGGTCTATATTAAGAATTACGTTGGTAAGGCTATTAATGGAGTTGACTACACTCAGTATGCTGATTACAGCTTCTTTGTCGAATTTTTACGTGCTATAGGTTTCAGCGATAGTGAAATTTTTGGCAACGAAAGCGACGAGTCTACAACGATTATTATTAAGCCGGGTTACGAGTATAGCTACAATGCAGATGGTTCAACAAATGTGACTTTCCGAGAGGGCTCTAGTTATGTTCAAGGACGGCAAAAACTAATTGATTTGGCGGTTGAATATCCGGATTTGGGATTGGCCCCACGTAGAGTCACCGAATATACGTTCGGAATTCCCCTCGAAAACATCTTCAATCGGTATGGCCCATTTATTGCTAGCAGTAGCCGTCATGGAGGCGTAGCCATTATCATTGATGACTCATTAAATCCACGCACTTACGGTTCTGTTGCGGCCATGATTTCGGCCGGTACTGCTTTGGCTCAACAGGGCTTGGCTACCTCAACAGTAATAGATTTGGCCCAAATTACCTTGGCTGGTCTACCTCTTTTCAACCTTGGTGATCGTATTGGTATGAACTCGTGCATTACCAATATTACTTATCAATTAGGAGTGGAGGGACTCGTTACAACGTACAGCCTACAAACGTCAGTCTTACCTCTCAACAAGTTGAATAGAATTCTGTTTGAAAAAATCGCTCATTCTAATTATCGTATTGGAATGGTAAACAAGAAACTCAAGAATATTGAGGACTATGTCTATGGTTATGCCAACACTCAAATTCAAAATTATGAACAGCTAAAAGGTGTATTTACTAGTAGAGGACAAGAGCCTCCAATGGGACTATTCACATGGCAGGACTAAAACTTACAAACTGGTACGAGTTTCAGAAATTCCTTAATAAGAATACGTCAAACTTGGCATCTGCCAGTTTCTATTCCTTATTTAAGCCATTTGGTACGAACATTAGAGGTACTGGAAATCTTCCAAACTACCAAAGTGGTATTAAGTCCGACATTATTGATGCTGTTGATTTAATTCCATTTGGTGCTAATACTGTTAATCAAGGTATTAATTATGGTAACACTGTTCCTGACGATTTGAATGATCCCGAAGCATTAGATCGTGAACGCTTCAATGTTCGATCAGTAGGATTGAAGACTCCCCTAACGCATGTCGGCTGGGGCTACGATATTTTTGGTTATCCCGCTCCCAATATGGAGCTGGCTTGGACAGTTAGTGGCCAATATAACAAATTCGAACGAGCACCATCGCGGAACTTCCTGACAGATCCCGTCAGTGATAAGGGTACCAACGTTCCCGAATCATTCTTTTTGGCCGGTCCTCAAGATCTTCGCTGGGATAATATCAGAAAAGTCTGGACCAGTCAACTACCCGTCTATCCAGCAGTCATTAGTGCTGTAGATATTGCTGACGGAAGTGCTTCGTCAGAACCTAATTACCCATCAGGAATTAGATACGCGGCCCGAATCTTCGATGGCGTCTCATCGGGTATTACGGTGACGGGGCTTAGACCGGCCAATCGCTCTCCCTTAGATGAGACTTATAAGGTCTATCCGGCCCGTATTAACGATCCATGCTTTATTATCTCGACACCCAAAGATGGAGATTTGACTCGCCCCATTCTTTCCATCTGGGTAAATGAGATTCCCTATGCTGAACAGTGCTCTAGTAATAGTAGTACGGAAATTTCGAGATCTACAAACGAATCGGCTGGAAATCTTACTCTATTCGATTTGGCTGACGATCCTCTAGATTCTAGCTATGGCGGTACTAACTATAACACTTTTAATCCAGGCGAAATATTAGCTGGAACTAACGCGTTTGGTCTAGGCAAGTATACCTTGCAGGCTGGCAGCGGAATCGCCCTTACTACCAATTATGCTGTAGCAACAGGTGTGATTAAAATCTCGCTATCTAGCGGAATTGCATTTGTTGAGTCGGGCTATAATACAAGTATTACCCAATTAGCAGGTCTGACAACTCCTCTTAGCATTGCTCAAGGAGGAACCGGTGGTTCTGGCTATGTCTTTGTAGATGTTAGCGGTAACCAATCAATTAGTGGTATCAAATCATTTTACACGCAAGTTAACATTCCGTTTGGCTCACCAGCCATGCCCGGTCTTTCCTTCAATGGTATAGCGGCAGGTCTTACATACCATCCTAATAGCGGAGTCGGCGTTACTCAGAATGGCTATAATCTCTTTAATTGGAGACAGGTCGAGGCTCAGTCATCTGTCCCCCTCCATATTAATCAAACTGTAGCTGGTACCGGTACTGCATATCTTACCATTAGTAATGCCTACTCAAAGAACTTTATTGAATGCCGAACTGGTTCCGGCCTTACTTCCTTCATTGATAATTTTGGCTATTTTGGAGGATATGGCATAGCGGTGACTGGCACGGCTTCTGGCATTCCCATTACAATTGGGGGTACTGCCACTCACACCCAGCCATACCTACAAATTACTCGTGCGACCGGTATTAAGGTTTTTAACATTGATTCGACCGGCATCAGTTTCTTTGTTAATAATCAGCCAGCCAATCTGATTCCTGCTCATACCGGGGCAATCAATATTTATTTGCCAGCCAATAGCGGTACGCTGGCTCTTGAGGGTATAAATAGTGGACCCTCGAAGTATACCACGACTCTCTCGTCAGGAAATAGCTTGTATAATGTAAATCACAATCTGAATACGCGATATGCTATTACTTCGGTATTTGAGGCCGTTTCCCCATACGAAGTAGTTTATCCCACTATCCAAATGTCAGGCTTAAATAATCTTACGATCGATTTTGGTATTACTACCGACATCAATTACGAAGTGACGGTGATAGGATGAAAATCTTTAATGGTACGACAATTTACTCGACTGGCATTGGCATCAATATTCAGTCAACCGGATATCCACTATCGGCCAGCAGTAATAGTTTTGCTGAAAGCTTGGATGCCGCCACTCTAAATGGAAGTAGCAATTCCGACTTTGCTTCCTCTACCAAATCTCTCCACACTCGTTCTTACGATATTTGGAAAGTTGGAACGGGCACTACTTTACTCTTCCTTGGTGGCGGTACTCCTCCTACTGCAAACGGTACCGCAAGTAATGCTGACGATAATGACGGTGGATTTGTGCAGTACGCTACTACCACTGGTATTAACAATGCCGCAGGTTTCTTTGGTAACAACGCCAACACTCAGGTTTTCCGTCGTGCTCACCAACCAGATTTTACAATCTATGTTAAGACGCCTTCAGACCTAACTAACGTGCGTTTAATGTTAGGTTTATGGTCAGCAGACCCTACTGCGGATTCACCTGCCACTCATGGTATGGGTTTCCGCTATTCCACCTCGGGTGATCTGACTGCGTTTTGGAGAGCTTACAGCAGTAATGGTGGCGGTGCTGGTACGGCTATGATTACCACAACTACTGCACCAATTGCTAGTAGCTCTGCCTATTGGCTAAGAGTCTGTGCAACTGGTACTAATTACATCAACTATTACATTAATGATAGTCTAGTGGCCACTCATACTGGAATATTACCGACTGGAAACACCAACTTGGTAACTACAATTCGTGCTACGACTCTTGTTCAGGGGACCGCCAAAAACATTCGTTTTGGCAAATTTCACATAGAAACGCTTAAATGACTTCCTTAAAATACAATCAAAATGCAGCGTTACTGATTTGTAGTAGAGCACTTTCCTTAGATTGTTGTGCTGATCCTACTACTTACTTTGACGCTATGCCGTGCGATGGTGACGTTGATTATCGTAAATACTGTGATGATCGCGATCAGTGTGAATTAATTAATCGCAAGTATGTTTCATTTAAGGCCCGTTGTAAGAGCGAAGATAACAAAGTCTGCGAATGCCAGCGTTGCACTTTCACCTATTTCCCTTACATCTTAGAGGGTCAAAATAGTGCGGCAACACTCCAATATACCAATGGTTCAACTATTGGAAAAGTTGAGTTTACAGATACAAACGCTATTATTAATGATGCTGTGACCGTTGATTATGGCACCAAAACTTTGTCAGAATTCTTTTCTGACTTCAATTTAGTTTGTGGCCCAGATTTTAGTATTTCTTCTGATGTGCTGGATACTGATCATGCGGCCTCCATTATTCATCCAACAAGCTATTTCTTTCTAAATGAGACGAAAAGTGTCTTATCTCGTCCATCTGCGTTTGCTTTACAGTTTGGTAATTACTCCACCGATCTCATAGCTTTCGATAGTGATCCAGTCCAACTAGGTACGAACGTCCAGAATGCTATTGATGCAATGGGGTTGTCAGCGGGCGACACTATTGAGTTTAACTATAACGCCATATTTAATCCAGCGGCCACAGACAACAAATATTACGAGATTATCTATAAAGACAATCTTTGTGGATTTGAACAGCCGCATTTTAACGTTAAAAATTGCTACTTAAACTACACCATTTATCCAGGTAGCCCAGAAGCGGCCGTTTCTGGTTCTTACGGTGAATATGGAGACGGTCAGGTTTGGGGCGACTCATTTAGTATTATTGACTACAGCATTGCTGGTGGACCAATAACTGACACCTTGTTTGGTCTTAACGCCTGTCCTTATGAGGATAACTTCATTGCTGGTATTGGCCCATCAGGCTTTAACAACACGCAATGTTGCCCACAAAAAGGCGTAACTGTTGGACCCAACCAATATATTAGTCCAAGTGCTGGTCCCGATATTGGCTATGGTTACAATCCAAGTACTACTAGATTTAGTAATCTAGAAAACACTATCATACTGGGTACGTGCCATACCATCGACCCATTCTGGTTTATTTTTGGTAAAGCTGGTCGTTTTTCCGAGAGCCCAATTGGTGGCCGCATTGGCTATGTTGTTTCTGATTGCGATTGGGGAGCGACCCTCACAAATAACTGCGATACAGCCTCAGTCTGCCTGCCTGAACTCTTCCTTACTTCATTCCATCAGTCCTGCCCATGGGGTCCGTTTGGTTCCTATTTCTATCAAATCGAACAGCGAGAGCATCAGGCTAATGGCGATGCAGCCAGCGTTTCTGCTTGGAGTGCTCGTTATGGGTTCCAATATGCTCCGCTAGGATATATTAAAACGCTGGGAACGTGGCAAGAAACTAAGAAGATTCAGATTACTTTTAGAGTAAAACGCGGAGTCCCATATTTTATTGGCCCCGATCTGAACGATCTCACTCTAAATGCAGAGTTAGACTCATCTACCGTTAATGGTTTTGATGAGGGAGCTACCGAAGGTTCTGCCTGCGGTCTTACCACGCTTACTTTTGACTGCGAAGACAAGACGGTTGGCGACTTCTTAGACGCTGTCAATGCGATCAAAACCAAAGCTATTGATGGAGGAGAGTCCTGCTTTATTTTCGCATTCTGTGCAGCCAGCAATGATGCAAGAGCGGTCCCAGCTAGCAAGGTTATCAATGTCAATTCCGAAATGTGGGACTGGGCACAACAAATGTTTGATGCCACAGGAGAGCCTTTTGACCCTGATTTTGGTGGCGGTCACCCAGAATTAATTCAGTCGGACCCAAACCTGTGGTCTGGCGGAGATATTATTGCTGCCCCAAAACGTTTTACCCGTATTTGGCCGTATGGCGGAGCCGACATTACATCTGTTAATACTATTGCAGATGCCGACGTAACTCCCGCTACTATCCGTCGCCCACCCTATTGTAATCATTTGTATAACAAAGGCCCTAAACAACCCTTTGAAAATGGTAGCTACAAATCCGGCCTTCGCCGCCGCTCTCCGCTATGGACAGCGATGGCTGGCAGCTCTCAGTCTGTGCTCACCATATATAAGCCAGACGACCTTCCATCGTTTATTAGTAAGATTGAGGTCGAGGTAACTGGTCATCTGATCAATGTTAGATCCTACAGTGGAGTCACCGAAACCCTATTACAATCTACGGGGCTGAATACCGATCGCTCTGGTCATCCATATACTGTTTCTAACTGCGTGACCGATCTCAATGCCATACAATTCAACATTGGGGCAGTCTATAATCCTCTAATCGCGAATAGTGGTTCTCAACCATTTACAGTCTGGTTAGATGATAGTACCTATACTGTTCAGTCAGGACCCGACGTCAATTTCCCAACCAATAGTGGAAATCCTCTTGCTACAGGGACCCTTTATAATTGGTCGTATAAGGAGCCGCTAGAAGACAAACCTGTTCGCAATTTATTTAATGGCCCAGTCGACCTTTCTTGCTGGGTTCGTTATCGCTGCGATTATTCGCCCACCCAATATCCAGTACTAAACTCATGCCTGCCTCCCAACGCTACTACATATGGTCCGGCCAGCAAGCTCGATTGCGATGGCGATAAGGTTATTAATACATCCTACATTGTAGGATATGGTTGTACTGGTGGAAAGTGCTCTAAAGAGACTTGGTATGTTAAGGCTAATCGGTGTGAGTGCGACGATCAGTATGATTGCGGAACACGGAGTTTCAAGCCCCACATTACCAACCGAGAGGGAAACGACGGAACTCCTGGTCGCGGTAGCAGTGTTCAGCCAGCCTTTTCTAATCCGCCAGGCGGCGAGATTAAGGTTAGTACCCCAACCCTCTACATTTGTGCTCAAAACATACACCCTGACTGCGATATCCCAATGTTGGTAAAGGTACCGCTCCAGTTTGTAGGTTCTAAAATAGACATTGTTTCTCGTTTTGGTCGCGGAGCAGAATGCGGTGCTTCTGACATTGGAATTGCATACGACGCATCTGGCTGGGGCGATGGTGCAATTGTTGGTGCTATTGATACTCGCATTAAGTATGAGCCTCAGAACAATAACGCAATCGCGGGCGGATCTAACTACATCTGGTCCACACAAATTAACGGGGGATTCCCCATTCCTTATCTCTACAGTGAGATGCAGGGATGGTGCCAATATATTGATCCCGCTGCCCAGATTTTAGTCCAGAAGAAGGATATTCCTCGTACTTGGCCGCCCACAGCTTATGTCGCAGATCAGGGATATCCAGCCTTCTGCTCAATCAATCTCTATAATGAAGCAGCGATATATAATGCTGCTCCAACTGCCGGTTATCGAGGCTGGGACGAGATTCAGGGTGTATTTCCACATGTTCCACTCGAATATTTAGGTAGTTGGGGTTCTACTTGCTCACTTCCTCCTGTCATGTGGATTGATGATGACAATATGGGAGAATCAGTGTTGGGAGGCCTAAAAGCCGTATTCCGCCCAATTATTACGAACGGTTCACTGTTGGAAATAGCACCCGATCAGGCTATTGACGGTGGTCAGGGTGATCAAAGAGTGGATGTAAATTGTGCAACTAAGTGCTGTGGCGGTGTATACGTAGACTGTGCTGGCGGCTTTACACGCTATCCTTGGACCTATACAATATCTGGCAACTGGGAACAAGTAACACAGTCGTTTGTTAATTGTGAGTATTCCAACATAGATTGTAATAATACCGCACCAATGTGCTGTACTTGTCGTGCAGGACAGGGTCAGTGTTTTGGCAGACCAATTTGCGGCGTACAAACTTTCACCCAAAGAATTACAGATGCCTCGCATAGTGTAGTAATTCCATGTTCCTGTATTGACTCAGATATTACTGGCACATATACAGCATCTTGCTCACAGACACCAACCTGTTCTAACGGAGAGTCGGGCGGATGCAGCACATTAGTCATGCCTAATACTTGTGGAGACAACGTCTCAATCGAGTTGAATTGCTCTAATTTTGGTATTACTGAAGCCGGTAACTGCACTGATTTTAGTGGTGATATTTGTGACATTGACGAGTGTAATATTTGTAACTCTGCAGTGTATGAGACCACCGTTTGTGAAAGTGTGACCAGTGAAATTGGTTGTGACGGATATAGTATAACGGGATCAGAATCTCACATCTATAGCCCATCCAACAATTGTGGGGTATCTCCAGGAGTGAGAGGTTGCACTACCACACTGACAAACACGGCAGAATCAACGATTACGAGAACGGATACTGTATATACTAGTTGTCCCGGTTATACTAATGGTAAAACTTGGTCTTATATCGAAGACTGGAAATCTACTATTAAGTGGCGGTGCGATGTGGGTAATTTTATGGAAACTACAGATCTCGGCGATGACAGATTAGGAGCAACCTGTGTGTAATTGTAAAAAAGAAGTCACTATACCCGGAACACCAGTAGGTAGATCGCTAGGTTCCAATCCTATTACCAATCTAGTTCGAGCTGGTTCTACTCAGGAATCAAAACTAAAGTGGTTCAAAGATGGCCTATCGGGTCTGATTAAATGTATTGGGACCACCAGTAAGTACGATGATGAGACCATTAAGAGGAACAGGGAAATCTGTCGCGGCTGCGAACATTCTACCAAGAATGCTGCGGGAGTTCTCTACTCTCAGTCCCAATGTATGGCTCCAGATCCAGCAAAAGATGGTGCTCAATGTGGTTGCTTCATTCTTTGCAAGACTCAAGTCGATGTTTGCCCTCTTTCTAAATGGACTCATTTAACTATTGGACAAACGGACTCGTAAATAGGATTCAAGGCTTCCCCGCGTGTATTAACTATTATGGCAACTACAGTACAATTTTTGGGTGCTAATGGCTCTACCCTCGTTAATCTTGCGGGTAGCGGTATTGGCTTTTTTGGATCGAACGGATTTGGCTATGCCGTTCAGATTGGTTCCTATCAGGATCGCATGTATATTACCAATGCGAACGGGACAAATCAGGGTCCTGAAATTTCTAACTTTAAGTATACACACCCTAACTCGGGAATATATGGCCAATTGGGAGCCTCTTATTATCTGAGACAGCTTCCTAATAGCTTGTGCCCTCTTAATATCCGTATTACATCAGATTCGTCAATTCAGACTCAAAATGGCCGCGTCTATATTTATGACAGATCGAGTGTAAATAACGGTCCTAGCGGTGTGACTTGTCAGATTTTTGAGTGTATTCGTCCCTTTAGCGGACCAACTCCGACCGGCTCTGGCTCCTCTTCGTGGGTAAATGCAGCAGGAACGGGCACCTTCCTTAGTTTGAGTAATTCGCCGGGCCTATCTGGCATTATGGGTGGTTCGGCCACACAGCATGATTATTATCTAGGGATTTCGTCCAGTCCTAATACCATTGGTTCAAAAACTCAATTTGGCCTTCTTTTCCAAATTGAATATATTTAAGTAAGAAATATAAGGTTACGTCATGCCAAATTCGTCAGAACATGAGTTAGAAAATCACGAGTCACCCAAAACCACAGATCCCGTATTTAATTTGATGCAATCTCCTATTGCAACTAACATTATTACAGCCTTAGTTATTGCTGGTATGACTTGGGTTGGTTCCAGCTTTTACTTCTCTTTGATGGACAATAAAGACCAAAAACTTTCTATGTCTAATTTTCAGACAGAAATTACTAAACTAAATGCAGAAGTAGCAAAACTTAATACCACATCTGAGTTAAATCAGAGAGAAACACTGTTGAAATTAGCCGAAATGAATCGCGAAACTGTCAATCAGAATCGATCTTTCGATGCCGTAATCGCCAATCTAGACAAGCGAATTACACTCTTGGAAGATCGAGCAAGGGCAAAACCCTCTCCGTAAAAGATTGATAGGAATAAGCGTGCAACGCTCCATTCGCTCTTACTGAGCGAATTTTCTTTATTTTATCCATGTAGACGGATTGATCTGTAGAGCGGATAGCCTGTTCTAGATCGTTCAAGTTCGCTCTTACCACACATTCTTCGAGCGGAGGGGGTAATTCCGCCCCAAAGTAAATGGGAACCGTATCAGCCATGAGTAGATCGAACAATTTCTCAGTAATGTAGCCCGGACAGATGGCGTTTTCGCAGGCAATTCCGAAGCGATAGGAATGAGCGTTGGCCAACTTACTGATCAATAGATCGTCAATCTCAGGACAAATGATTGCCGCATTCTTACTTAATTCATGCCTATAGGCATCGATATTCTCCCATCTAATCCCATAAACCTGCCCTCGAGAATGAGAAGTTAACCATTTGCGGCCAAAGACGTAGGAAGCCTGACATGTGCGATTCCATGGATCAGGATGGGTGAGAGGAGCAATATTAGCAAAGTCATAGGGGATCGGGACATGAATAAAATTCCTATATCCATGTAGGCCCGGAATATATGTCAGAATGGGTGAACGGATAAATCCCACAAACCTCATGACCATTTCCTGACCGAATACCGAAATACTTTCATGCAGGATTACCGGACGACCATCGTCTACAGCCCGCCAATGGCCGTCAAAGGCTAGCCAGTCGGTCTGACAAGCCTTGTAAAGCTCTTTATACAGACTGCCTCCGCGATCGCCACCACGATAAGTGGGAGAGGGAGAAGACCGATCGTCCTGCTTAATTTCATTATTTATTTCATTCATATAGAGTTTACCACTTCTTTTATATCATTTAGGTGATCAAATACGACGTCATAAAACGTCTCGTAGATCCAGTGGGGACGACGAGAGGACCGACCCCATGTACGAGTGCCAAGCAGGGCAACAGTAGGAATACCTACAGCACGACTTAGATGTAGGGTCGAGGTACAAATACTAATGAGGGCTGCGGATCGTTCGTAAAGACCGAGCAGATCGTAGTAAACGGGAATGCGAACAAAACTCAAATTGAGCACCGAAAAACGATCACGGAACGTTTCATGAATCCACGCATCCAACTTTTCGGCATTTCTTTGTCCAAGCGGACTAGACATTCCATTAAGGTTGAATAGGAGGATTGGTTTGGACTGATCAATGCCCATTTGGGCGGTAATGTTATCGAAGACTTCGGCTTCCCGTTTAGAGTCTCTCTTATCGAAGATAAGTGGTAAGTTTGACCAAAGATCTAACCTCTTTATTCCGGCCATGTTCCAAGACTCAATGTCAAAGCTGGAATTCTTATAGCTGACTGGATTGGGATTACCATAGATCTGTGGGGTGATAACCTGATCATACTTGCCGGTCTGACGAAGACGTTCTTGAATTTCAGGAATTTGATGCAATCCACAACGCACCGTATATACTTCATTAATGTAAGAACAGCCGTGTAGTACTATCCCATATTCTTCCAGTGAGCACCAATCTACCGTGTGCCCCTGATCCCGATACCATTTGGCCGCAGGTAGGAAGTTAATGATATCGCCCATGCGGCCTAGCAGAAGGATACAAATTTTCATTGCACAGTACTCGGTAACGACTTATCTTGCAGAATACATGGTGTGGGAACATGACCAACATTTAAACCGAGGGTCTCAGCTAGAAACGACAATTCAAAGTCTAATGGAAGAACCCATTGATAGCCCGATCGCTCAATATGGGTGAGCAATCTTTGTGCAGCATCAGTTCTCATGATATATCCATCAGTACAGTTAGATGAGGGGGCATTTTGGAGAATTACTTTCCCGTCATATAGTTCAGCACGAGGAAATCTATTTGGAAATTCCCCGCCCAGATAAACGATGTCCCAAGAGGAGTCTGAAAAGATTGCTGGATTTGATAGAAACTCGGTCAGAGCGGGCTGAATAATCGCATCATCCTCTAATATCAGACTATAGGCATTGCAGGAGTAGGCCAGATTTTCCCATGCTAGTTTGTGCTTATAAATTAGAGATAGTTCGGCCAGACGGAGAGGTCTAAACTCCGAGAAGTCATACTTAGCAATAGCGAGACGTTCACCCCAAAGTTTTGCTGCAGATCTTCCCTCTCCGCCTTCATAATTCTCTCTATGCCAATCATTAATCCACGGGTGCTCTTTATCTAGGTCAGCCACAATCGAAATATCTAATAAGCCAGCGTTGATTACCTGAGGCAGAAGTTTGTACAACCTGTCTGGTACTTTTGTATAATGGATAATTTGAGTTAGCAAGTAAGATTTAACTCCGTATTAATGATGGGTTGAATCCAGTTAGTAACAAGTCCAGCGGGATCAATATAGTCGGCTACCAAACGTTCGTTTAGAGCTTGCCATGGAAATGGCTTATCAACAGTTTGATAAAGTGTTTCTAAAATACTTCCAGTTAAATGCCATTGATTATTTTGAAAACTAGTACCACAGTAATCATACCAAGGTAGACGATTACATAGATTGTGAGTAGTAAAATCTGGCCCAATAATTAGACATCCAGCCTTCATAGCCTCAAAATAACGGAAAGATTGCTGACTAATATAGCCGGGCGGGCAGAGGGCAATCTTGGTCTCACTCATAACCTCGGAATATCTCTCAATTCCTAATCCATTATTCCATCCCTCATAGACATGAACGAAGCCTTGAGAACGAATAGATTCGGGCAATTTTGATAATGATTGTAGCATTTCGCGACGTCCGCTATCGTTAATAGCTCCGATAAAGGAGAATAAATATTTGCGATCGCGAATAGGTTTGTAGACAGTCTTAAATCCTGACGACCAACCTAAAGGAAGTCCAAAGAGTTTAGGGTGAGCTGGACCCAAATACTGGGTAAAAATCAATTTGACATCGGGATGATCTATCCACTTATTAGGAATACTATGTTCCTCGTGGGAAGTAAGAAGGACTACTTTTGGACGCCCAGTTTCTGGTACATCATGGGACCAGACCGAAAGAACGAGATCCCAATGGGGAGGTAGATTAATAAGATCGGCTATCGCTCCCAGATACTCGTTTTCACAATTTTTACTAATATTATTGATGATACTCATTAGTGCCATTCTTCAAATTCAATTTGATGATCGTGAATTTGTTTGATGATGTTTGCTTTGAGGATTAGATGCGAGTCATACGATGTAGGATTGTAATGAAATTCGCAGAAGATCTTTTTAATGTTGAGATTTAATTGTAGTAATTTAGGAATAGAGTCGTATTCTGCAAATTCACAATCAAATTTAAAGTATAACTCATCATTAACAAAATCTTTTGTGAGTTGCTGAATGCTAATAGCGGGGACCATACAACTAAATTGCCCACTATAATTAAATACGTTGCCACCATCATCCATTTGTTTACGTTTAAAAAAAGATAACTCTTTTACGTTAGGATCTGCGTCATATAAGGCAGCCGGATAAAAGATCGCGTTGGACATTGCTAAAATAGCTTGATGTTCTGAGGTTCCAATAAAGTCTGGATTAGGCTCAACAAATACATATGTCCACTCTTTCTCATTAAGATTTAATTTACCTGCAATTTCACGAAAACCTTGCAGAAGATTTGTTCCAATATCAAAGAAGACTTTTTTCATTTTTGTACTACCAGTAAGGTATTATCGACGTCGTTGAAGTGAGGTAATGTAAGAACCGAGACAGATTGGCAAGTTTTTCTTAGATCAGATATTAACTGCTCGTATTGACTAATATGGGCAGTCTGTATGTCTTCGATAATAAAATGACCACCATTATTAAGCTTATCTAGAGAGTGATTAATAAAACATGAATTGGCATTGTATGTATGTAGTCCGTCATCAATAATAAGATCCATTCTTAACGCAATTTTATTCCACATCGTCTTGATAGACTCAGGATCTTGCTGATCACAATAATAGGTTTTAATACGATCTTCTTGTACTAAAATTTTCTCGTCGATATCAGCACCATAGATGGTGGCGTTAGGAAAATACTCTTTCCAAGCCCTTAAGGAACCACAAGGAGTACCTCCGCCTCCCATATTGGAAGGGATGCTAGTATCATTTGTACCAAGCCCCAACTCAAATACGTTGGCAATTTGTAATCGTTGATTAGAAAGTAAATAATGATAAAAACTGCCGTAGTTATGCTTTTTACCTCCTACAGCCGATTTATCACTACCATGATTATGTAGGATATGACATAATTCTGTAGTATATTGATAGAGGCCTTTTTCAAAAAATGTTTGATAACTATACATTGACATTCCTGTGATGATTTAAAATATGCTGATAATCTGGGGCGTCTTGTGGCTTCCATCGGTGTCCGAATTGACACAGAGTTGAAAACTCTTTTATCTTATACTTCTTATGGAGTAATGACACAATGCTTTGATCGTGCCTATGATCTTTGAAGTCGGGATGATTAGGCATGACTACAGCGTCACTTACTACCTGCGGCATTGTACAGTAGTGTAAATACTCACTCACAAAATCCATCGCAAGATTATTTTTTACATATATTTGATGAGAGGCATTGCGTTGATTGGTGTCTTGATAGGATGGGTCGGTCAAACCCATAAGATGAAACGTATCCTGCTTAGTATAGTGCTTTTCTGGATACTCCTGAGTACCAATTAAAATGGAGGATTGTTTGGCGAATTCAATGACGGAGGCAGGATCTGCTACAAAGTTTATCAGTGAGTCGCAGTAGAAAACTACATCTCCCTCATTAATGACCGACAACATTCGCTGAATGAAATACGGCTTCCATACCCAATAACCATATCCTCGCTTATGTTTAAATAATTCTTTATTAGCCTCTCTAAAGTCCTCCCCAATATCCTTTGGTTGAAATAGGACGATATCATTAAAATAATGGAGAGCGGATTGTTTAAGTGAGGATAGACCCCGCTCATAACCCTCACTACCGAACGAGATTAGATATTTTTTTGCTACCATATTTTTCATAAGCCTCTAAAATGTGTGAGCGATCTGATGACGGCATACCAATGTCAGTCATAATGGGAAGAGAGAGAACGTGTTTTCTGTAGTCCTCATCTTCAAGTAACTTAGTAATTTTCTCTACATGTTCTAACCTCAATATACCATCTCTTACATAGATGATTCTTTCAGGATTAAAGTAATTCAATACCGCATCATCACCATAATAGATAGGAATAGTATTTGCTACGAGGGCGTGAAGGATTTTTTCCGTAATATATCCGGAGCGATACCCGTTTTCAAAACAGAGGGTAAAAAGGTAGTCTGATTGCAGATTAATTTTATCTTCCTCATTACCACCAAGAACTTTGCCCATATTATTCATTCCAGAACCAAAAGAATGAACAGGTAATACTTTTTTAAGCTGCTCTAACGCAACTCGTCTTTTATCTGTTATGTTGTTATGAATGAAATTAGCAGCCAACAACTTGGACGAAGAGATAGGTGACGGTGTAAACAACTTATGTAGTGGAACAAGGTATGAAGGATTTCCCCAAGATTGAATATTGAACCAGTCAATATAGAGATAAAATAGGGGAATTCGCAGGAGAAGTTCGTCCTGCCAGTTAACATTGTATTCTCTGGCTTCGCCTGACCAGTGGAGTTTGAGAGCCTTTGGGTACTGTTTATGATCATCTGGACCTCCAAAGACTGAATAGAAAACAATATCGGGATTGTCGGGTGAGATTTTACATTCAGGCAATAGACTTCTAAAATAATTATTGTGGGGATTGAAGTCGCCCCAAAAGCCTGTGAACCAAATGGTAGAGGGGCGATTACTCATGAGATGATCCTAGTATTTTTTCTTGCCAGTAACGAAAGTATAGCTTACAGAGTTTAAACTTACGACGACGAAAGTCGGAAAGAGTACGAAGGAGAAGTTCTTTCGTAATTTGATCCCAACTATCAATAATCAGGACTGGAAGGTCCTCATACATATAGGTATGATGATTGCGTTTGATAATAGGAATTCGACCGGCATACAGGGCTTCCCATGTACGATGACAATCCAAACCATTGCCCTCGGGGGAGATTACAAAATGGTGGTCGGTGAGGGCTGAAATATACTGATCAAAGCCGAAGCCATTAAGACAGTGTTTAAGCGTGACAAATTCAGCATCTTTAAATAATTCGTATAACGGCTCTCGTTCGGCACGATTGGTATTAATATTGCAGTTTAAATAGGCTAGGCGGATAGCAGGACCCTGAACACTGAGTAGTTTTTCTTTTTTTCTTAATTCTGGAAACCAGCGATTGTTCTCGAGACCAATCGGAATAGCGTGAAGATTATATGAGTGTGGAACCGCTAAATTTTGAGTAAACACAGTGCCTGACTTAGATACATTTGTACAAAATTTTTCATCGCTATTATGGAAAATAAAAGTAGTTGCTATTGTGGTAAGATTATGTAGACTTAATAATTCTACTGCAGTTTCTGTATCGGAATAAATAGGACTATCATTCCAGCCAGCAAGATTGTTTTTACTATCATAGTATTTATATGTCTGTTGGGCCAATCCTTTAAATTTCTCACCCGTGATGATATCTTCAACTCTTATTGCTGGCCTCAGATAAGTCATAATAGCCTCACTGTGTAATGACCATGATGTCGTTTTCTACCTCGCCATTGGCATAACTAATTTTAGCATTAGGAATAGCTTTCTTCGCATATTCAATCAGTTTAGTTTTGAGTATATTAATACCCCATCCATCTTTCTCAATAATTCTCATATCATCAATGGCGATGACAAGATAGGGAAAGTTAAACGCGGCAATCATTGATAGTTCTTCATACAGAGGACAGGCAACTTGACAAGTAGGATCAAAACTTTCGCTGTTGAGGTTGATATGAGCATCTAGCCAGATAAAAAGCGGTTGATCTACCTTTGTTGATTTCAACATTTCTTCTAGTCGTTGATCGCTTGATCCATGAAGACAGATAACCTCCGGGCGATCTTTAAACATTGCTCGACAATGATCGCTTCTGTCTTTGTCTATCTCAATTGATTGAATATGAGTAAAACCAGCATCAAGGGCTGCTTTAATACCTTCGCCATGATATGAACCGGTCTCAATAAATTGAGCCTTTAGCCTACCTAAAGTTGCAAATTCTGTAATATTGAATAATTTATGCATAGTGTAAGATTCTTTTATTTCAAGGTTTCGATAAAAATTTGATGATAATTGCGGAGAAACCGTTCATCATTGGATGAGATATTATTACCCAAGGCAGAGCAAAAATCATTTATAAAATTGGGTCTGAATATATCTCTTGGGCAATGAGCATCAATCGCTTTTTCTTGATACTCCCAGTAAGAGCGATCAATGCGTCGTTCGGGAAGAATACCAGGAACTCCATGAGGCTGACCTGTATATCCTAAGTTTTTTACCATTGGACGAGCACAGAAAGATGAGTTCATACCGCTAGTTAGAATGAGTTCTGTTACAAGCAGTTCATCTAAACTATGATAAAATGGTTGATTGTCTAAGATGTTGGGGATCGCTTCATATACTCTTTTTAGATAGTGTATGGGAGATCCAATTTTTCCATAGTTAGAAAATAGATTTACCCAAGATTCAAGGCGACCACCAATATAACACATAGTAAATCGAGTGGTACCATATCCACCAGTTGTGGCATCTTCTCCACAAATCTCGAGATCCATATCCTTATTGTTGGGAAATGTATAGTCAAAAAACTCTTTATCGAGTGGAATCATGTCAATATCAGACATGAGAAGATAGTCTCCACTATCTAAAATCATACCCGCCAAGAGTCTACTAAATGCCGCCATATTTCCCGCGGGTAATTTTTTAAACTCTGGATTAAGCTTTTCTAGATAGTTTTTATCTAGCTTCCAGAAATAACCGCCTACATCTCGAGCAGTTTGCTTAACAAAATCAGGAATATCATTAATGGTAAAGATAAAAGTCCTATAACCTAGCTTATTCCAAAAGTATGATACAATTGGGGCATAAAAATAGTAGGATGGATTATTATCTGTAGCTACAATAGCATATTTCATAGTATTAGTAATTTAGTTTTAACTCTGGGACATGGATACGATTAAACTTTTGTGATCTATACCAAGAATAATTAGGTGATGTAAATATACTTAATTTGTCCTTTTCTACTTCATTAGTATAAATTGGATTCTTATACTCATCTTGTACACGATTGATTGTTGGTACGCAAAAGGCCTCATATAAGAGGCAACCAGCATGTGAATACTGATCTGGATCTTCTAATAAGCGACTGATCCAGAGAGTGTGACCTAGGGCCTCTAAATTATTGGGATTGGCAATATCGGTTTTAAACCGCTCTAAGACCTCTTGTACAAAGTTGGTACGAAGGATTGTTGCACAGAGTTCAAAGGCGTAGCACCAATCGTAGCGTCCTTGGCGGGTATTGTAGAATCCAATTCCAGGATATCGATATGCAATATGAATGTTTGGTACAACATTCTCTTGTCCCGCTGGATGACAATAGGTAACATTTGGATGCAGTCTTAGACTGTGGCTAAAAATAGCTGGATTCTTATTTAAGAAATCAATAGATTGATCAATGTTAATGTAGTTATAATATAAACCATCATCTACACCGAATAGTGTATACGGATGATCTGCCATAATTGTTGTAAGATCTTGATAGAAATTGGTTTGTTCAACAAATTTTATATTATATTCTTCCATAACATAGGAAGCATATTTGATAACCAATTGATACTTATCATAGTCTTCTGGACTACTTGATGTCCATAATACGGTAATAGGACCACTGTTTTTTAAACCCTCTAAGAATTGTAGACTTTGTAGAAAGTATGACAGTTGGGATGGACGATTTTTACTAAAAATTATAGTTTGTAGCATTGGACCTCTGGAAGATTATCATAGATTTGATCAAACATTAACTCTTTTGTCTCCATCACATATTATACCTTGGTTACAAAAGGTTCTGCCGCCTCAAGAAAACGATACACTTTATCGAGATCAAACCGGGAGTCGTCTTCTGATCGAACCCTTCTCTCTACATCAATCCAAATACGAGAATTTGGAGCGACTAATTTAATCTTTTCAATCTGCTCCGTTACGTTATCTGGAGAAAGACCTCCAGCATAACCTGTATAAAACTCTTTGGCTGCGGGCCAATAAGAGGGAAGAATACCGGCCCCTCCTGATAAGTCGAATAGTGGACTTGGGACGATGCCTAATTCTTTTGCTTCATAAAGAAGTGCATTATTGACATCATCCATTTGGAAAATTAATTCCGAATTATATTTATCTAGAAATTCCATACTACCATAGAAAAATTTTCGCTTATTCAAACTATGGACTTGAGCATGAAAATTAAGTTGCAATCTTTGGAAAGCATGAAGAAGATGAGAAACTTCTGTAGCGATTGTCCATTGACCTTCGCAAATATCTCTTACCCAACGGCCGCAGATATGTCCGGAAAGTTTTGGTTTGTGAAACGATAGTTGATTAATTTGATTTACTAGGTTTTCAATCCAAATTCGAGTTGGAAAGCGAAAAGAGCCTTCGTTATTCTTAGAGAGTAGAATTCCCCATTCAACAAACGGAAATCTTACAGATAATCCTATCAGATCTTCTGGTGTAACACTATCATCTGCTCCGGTCACAGTAACTCTATCAAGTATCATATCTCTATTTCCTCCTGACCAGCAGTCAATCCAAACTCGCCGAATATTTTACTCCATTGATCGCAGATGGGTTTGTGTTTGATGTATAGCTCGGCTACCAATTGTTGTTTATCAGTATAGTAACCAGACAAATTAGCCTTGATCGCATGGGCAAAGACTAAATCGCCTTTCTGAATGCTTCCCTTGAGATTAGCAGTATTATCAGGTAGAATCTCTACAACATCAAAGATGATGATGTGAGGTAGACCCTGTTTATCGGTAACGAGTCCGTAAACACTTTGCCCTACCTCCACTTCCTTCTTATCTTTACTTATTCCGGGCATATACCATTCCAGATGTAGATAGGCGAACAAAGCGGGCGTTATCGTAAAGTTGAACGAGATCGGAGGAGTTGGTCAGGAATAAAAGCTCTCTCAGAGTATTAGTGAATGAATCTACATTTGCCTGCTTACTCAGTAACACTACATCTGCTCCTGCCGCAAAGGCGGTGGCCGCATTCTTAGGACTTTCCTCGTCCATCTGTACATATAGAGTTACATTTTTCTTCATTGCGTAAACAATTTTACGGGCCGAATTGAGAATTGAGAAGTCAGGAACATAGGTAGACTTCAAGCCTGAGGAACCTAGAATGACTCCACTCACACCCGCATTAATAGCATTCATGATGGAGGCGGCATTGACAAAGTCACCCACAATGAGGTTGATTCTATTACCGTAGGAACGACGGATTCTGGTAATTTGTTCGAGAATAACCTGAGTCTCAGCATAGGGCTCGCGAATTAGGATTAGGGGATTTTCGTTGAGTTTTAATACCTCATCGATCAGAGTTAAGTCTGATTCCTTAGAACCGACAGTCACAATTGGGGCAGCATTAATCTGATAAGCCTGCTTAATGGCCTCCATATAATCCTGATAGTCCTGTCCATCTTCCGGAGCAATAATACTAATGTGATTTTGCTGGCCCGCTTCGACGATCGTGTTAAAGCCGCCCATCTTAGCAAACGGAATGGACGAGTAGTATTTGGGGGCAAATTCGACGCCCGTGGAGATTTTGTTGGACATTGGTTTTGGCAACAGTGAGAACAGTGGGAGGACCGCAATGTCCGAAAGTGATAGCCATTCGGTGTTAGTATATCCCAGATTGCACGAATCAAGAAATTCCATAAAAAATCCTTTGTTAGAGATAAGAAAAAACTGCCCAAGAGCAATTTTACTCTTGGACAGCTATGAAAGGGACAAATTAGAACGGAATATCTTCGCCGGTATCAATTGGGACGGGGGTCTTGGTAGTCTTAGGGGCCGAGTTAGTATTCACTGAGGTTTTGGCAGTAGTCTTACCAGTCTTTGCCGGTTCTGGCTTGGCCGGAACATCATTATTGCCTTGCTCTTGCTCACCCTTACTCCAAGGTTCACGCAGGAACAGAGCATTCAACATGACGGCTTTCAGGAACTCTGCGAGCAGGATGCCTTCGGGCTGAGAAATACCGAGCCCAATACGGTTCTTATCACCCTCTTTGTCCTGTGACACACTAACATAGAACCCGTTCTTCTCCGCGTTATACTGCATCTGGAAGATACAGTTGCCCTTACTATTCTTATGATAGAGACCCTTAGGTTTGCCGTCCTTATCGAGCGGACCAGCCGCTTCCTTAAAACCGCCAAGGACAGCCAGCATTTCTGCCACATCCGGGGCACCAACCTTAAATACTACCTTACGTGTGGGATTAAATTCTTTCTCTCCTGGCCCTTCTGGCATGAAGGTGAAGAAGATGCCACGCAGGGAGGCCTCCACGATGAAAGCCGCTCCCTTGCCTTGGTAGGGCTTCCAGAAGGGAAGTTCGTAGACGGTAGGGAATGACTCGGTAGATTGATTTTGTTCGTTAGACATGAGAACCTTTCTTATTTCAGTAGAGCATCAGGCACAGCAACTCCGCCGTCCTCTAGCTTTTGATGGAACTTGTTTAGGATTTGTACGATCGTTTGAGCATCTTTGTAGGAGAGGGCGTCAAAAGCCTCAAGGGAAACTGAGGGCGAAATCTTCTCTTCCTTGACCAGCAGTTGGAACAGTTTCTCTCCATCGATGCCAGTCTTATTGAGAAGCGTCAAGATGACGTTTCGCTGGGCCTTATTACTTTCAGTATTGGTAATATGATCCTGCAGATAGGCCTCTTGAGTTTCCTTATCAGCCGACATCGCCTCTTCGGCGGAAATTACTCGAGTGAGTCTCAACCCCTTTCTTAGACATCTAGACTCAGCCATGGTTGCTGCGGTCGCAGTCGCATACAGGACATATGGGGTCTTGGTGTTGCCGGGAAAACAATCGGCCAAGTCTGAGACCTCGAGAATTAGATCCTTCTCGATATCGGCATACTTCATTTCACAATGAACGGTTGCTCGATACTGATTCTGATTGTTAGGAGTTTCTACTGAGGTCATATGACAGGAATAGATGTTGCCAATTTCCTGCTCGAAGACTCGACGCAGTCCGTCAGTTGTGGGCGACCCATTAATAAGTTCAGACTTATCAAACTGACTCATTACATAATCGCTCCAAGCCAGAGAGGTACGAGCGGGGCGTGTAGGAGCGGGTGCTGGATCTGCAATAACCTCACCTTTTACTGGTTCAGTAATAGCTTTGTTATCGACCTCAATGACCAGTTGGCCGGGAATATCAGTAGGAGACACTTCGACTACTGCAACCGCCTTTTCCGACTTCTCAGACTTTTCCACTTTCTTACTACTTGCCTTTGCCATTTCTTCCTTTTCCTTTAGACTCGTCCGCTTTAACTCGTTCTGCAATAATTCCCGCGATGGGCTCGTGAATAAAATCAATCGCCGTAGATAGTATAGCTTTTACGCCCTTTGAATTCAAAAAGTCGGAATACTCTTTTGTGCGGGTAAAGATGGTGATGCCGTCCAGCAGACTCCGTGTTTCCTCATTCAAATTACCCATCAACTCTACTATATCATACACGTAAAAATACTTGTATTTACAGTTAGAATGAGCTAAAATTCGGAGAGTTTCGACGCTAGTTGCAATGCCATGACCGTTAAAATTATGAAATTCTCCGTGCTCATAAATTGCAAGAGATGGCCATATCGGAGGATTAAGTCTTGATAGAGAGTCAATATAGATGGAATATTCATATCTGTGATTGGAAACGCTTAGAGGACCGATATTGGTCGCAAGATTAAAGAATGCCTGACTGGAAACCGCATTATCAAGAAGGAAAGCGATCGGAGTGATAGTAGTCAAATCGTCCTGAAAGAAGCCAGACTGAACAGCCTGACCAATCTTTTCCTTAATTGTAGTACCCTGAGTAGTCTTAGACAAGATATTTCTCCGCAAAAGCTTGCTTCATAGACTGTTCCTCTTTGAGCCACGCAGTCCGATTGGTTGTTTCTGTCTTGTTTGCTCCATGATTACGATAAACGAATAATGGGAGCGGGATATGAAGTAACATATATTGCGTAGCAGCACGAAGCCAGAACTCATAGTCCTCCATTCCTCTAATAGATTCATTAAAAAGCCCTAACTTATCAAAGACTGCACGATGGACAACGCTATTGGTTGAGACCATGCAGTAGGAAAGAAGATGGTCAAAGCGAAAGGGGGATTTAATTTCTCGATATGTTTGACCAGTCTGCTCATTCTTAGTATAGTAGTCAGAATAAACAACCCCGATACCATTCTTTTGAACCAATTTACCAACTGAGTAGGAAATCTTGTTAGGCAGATAGAAGTCGTCAGCATCAAGAAAGGCTAGAATTGGAGCCTTCGAGTGTTTAATTCCCTCATTACGAGTGGCAGCGGTACCGCCATTGATGGGACGTTTAATAAACGTAATTGTCGGATTGTTAAGGCGGGCTAACATTTCCTCAATCACTTCTACCGAATCATCCGTCGAGGCATCGTCCACAATGACGATTTCTTTGTTAAGATAGTCCTGAGAAAGGACGGATTGGACTGCCTCTTCGACAAATCTTCCCTGATTGTAGTTGGGAATAATAACCGAAACTTTGAAGGGTAATTTACTTGCATCCATTAGGAGGGAGTTCCGATCGAAGCGACTGCTTTCTTACGTGCTCTAATAAACATTTCATATCCAACGTAGGTCTTTTCTAAGATTTCCATTTGAAGATCTTCCAGAGTTAGAGCAATTGTCCCTAGATTATAACAACCTCGATAACCGATGTCAGACCCAAATAAGAGTTCGTTAGCCTGATGGATATTCAAGCGGCCAGTTACAACGTGATTCATGACCAACTCGTAATCGGGGGCCTGAATAGTAATGGTTCCCTCAGGAAGCAAGATATCGGTCCAATTTTTAAGAATAGCACCTAACTGGCCTAATCCAGCATATTGGATCAAATTCAGAGCAATAATCTCTTCTACTTCGACTGTCTGATTATCCTGAGTGATCTCAAACGCGTTGGCCTGCATAATGTGATCGCCAGGTCGGACATCCACGTTAATGTAGCCAAGGCGGACATCTGAACCACACCCTAAATTAAGTTTTACTTTTTTCATTTTTGTTGATTTCCCGTAGTAATTCAGAGGCCTGAGTAGAAATGTTAGCTAAAGCTTCTTCGTTCTCATAAGTATAGGGGTCGTTTTCGGAAAGATTAGCCAAGTAGTCTAAAAATTCCTTCATGAGGACGTAATTTTTTTGTAGTGTATTCATTAGTTAATCGCCGAGTAGAAGACTTTATTCCAAGACTGAACGAAAGAGGATATACTGAAACGATCTAGAATGGTTTGACGGGCGGCAGCACCCATAGTGCGGGCCAAAACAGGATCGGCAATGAGTAGGTTACAGTATTTTACTAACTCTTCTGGCTCATTTGATAAAAACCCATTTACCCCGTGGGTAATAATGTTTGGGATTTCCTGTTTGGCAGTACTCACGATGGGAAGGCCGACAGCCATGGCTTCCAATAGGGAAAGCGGACAGGGGCTTAACTGTGAAGTATTCAGGAAGAAGCGATAAGAGGCGAGTTTAGCAGCCAATTTATCTGACTGGTTAATAGAGTCCGACAAGCCGGGATTATCGCCAATTAGATCGAGCGGAACGGTTTGCTTAATCTGGTTCCATAGATTCCAACCACAAAATACATCACGGGTGGCAAATTGATTCACACAGGAGATTCCACGAGGAACGATTCCCTCATACCCAGCGAATACGTCCGTATTGATTCCATGGGGAATGACCGTCGAGGTTGCATCTGTGTGTCCCCATGTGGACTGATTGTGAGCGGTAATAAAAACGTGTGCATCTGCTCGATACTCAGAGAGGATTTTGGCAATCTTTTTGTTGGGCGGAGGCTCAGTATGATCGATCATGATTAAAGGGATGTTATACCGTTCTTTAATCTGTTTGCCTATGCCATAGCCAGCGTGGCGTTCTTGAGCGAGAAATAGATCAAACTGTGTCTCGCCTCTAAACTGATTATTATCAATCAGATAGATAAAATGATTGTGGGGCAACTTTCTTGTATGATGGTCCCAAGTCTTAATGCCGGGACCCTGAATCATATGAAACTCGTGGCCGGTTTTACTCAGGTTTTCCGCATACCCTTCATGTGTGGGTAATGTGAGAATCTTGAGAGGACCAGTCTGATCGGAACGATTGATTTTTGAAAGTGCGGAACGATGTGGTGAGAGCATAGGGGGATCTAGAGAGTGAATTAGTAATGATTACTGAGAGATCGTCGATGAGTTTTTGGTCGGAAATACGATGAACGTTAGGATTATTACTATTCTGTTCGTTCAGCAATTCTTTAGCAAGTGTTAGATTGCCGAGGATGGTATCAATCTTTCTACGTTGTTCGGTTAACGCTCGATTAAATCGAGGCAAACAAATCAAAACATTAAAGATTTCAACCCATCCGTTTTGCCAATTTACGTTAAAATATTTTGCCATAGTGGGCCAATCTTTGAGTGGGAATAAATTTCTGCAAATTCCATGCCAGCATTGTCTGATTTTTGCGGCATCACATATGCCAACTTCATCGCCTCAATCAGTCTTAAGACGTCCGGACGATACCAAGTCTCGCGGGAAGTATATAGGTTAGTAAATGGGTGATCGTCCATGCCCAGTACTAAATCCTCGTATGAGGGAATTAACTGAACATCGCCGCCGCGTCCCTTATACTTGTTAATATAGTCCATATGGGACCCATTATCGGTAGTAATGACAGACTTGCCAAAGCAACAGGCATCAAACAACGGAATACACCAACCATTGCCACGTTCGATAGAAATGTAACAATCGCCCGCAGCGTGTAGGGCCGCAATCTGTCGATCGTCCACAATTTCGGGCACAATCATGACCTCAGGATAATTATCGGTGAGGTGCAACCTCATATTTTGCCGCAACTTATTAATTGCGTCACCAATGAGAGTGACGGCCTCTTGGGGTGACTTGCCACCAATGAAGGTCTTAAGGACCAGTACTACATTGTCCTTCTTGGTAAATGCCACATAGTATGCTTTAATGATGTCGATAATGTTCTTGCGGACACTAAAATCGCCGATTGTGTAGAATACATATTTATTCTTTAATGGGAGGTTTAGACTTTCAGTCTTTTCCTCATATTTCGACGGCTCACAACTATAGGGAAGAATTCTCATCTTAGACTCTTCCACATCGCTGGCTAAACAGGCCTGATAGTTATGTTGGCTTGAGACAACTACTCTTTCCATCAGATTACAGTGAAATTGCCAATTCGAGGCGATAAAATTACTGGTCTCACAGTAGAAGAAACCGATATTGGTAACGCCGTTTTTCCAGTAAAAGTACTCAGGAACAGTGTGATGGATAACGTGGGTCACGCCATCTTTACTGTTTAATAGTGCCTTATTGAGACTATCTGGCAATTCATGCTTATTAGTATTGAGCTTAACATCTAAGGCTACAATGTCTACACCAGTAGTATGGAGGGCCTCAAACGCAGCAATAGCCGCATGACTATAGCCGGTTCCATCGGAGAAGGGTGCTGTATAGGCAATTTTCATATAGAAATAAATCCAACAGAGTTATCTGGGCGTTTTTGCGGCTTCCCATGATTGGCTCGAGCCACTTCAAGTTGATTAATGTTTGTATTGAGACCGATCAATTGTTGTACTAAGACTGTACGGTTAAATGGTACTTCCTTGCCATTCTGATTCCAAGTACCAATTTTGAGCAGGTTTACAATGCCACGCTTGGTCTCCCAAGACAAGACCCACGGACGACCAACAATATGCTGGTAGGCCAATTCGACAAAGTGTTCATCACTCATTACTGAGGGGATGTCTAAGTTGGGCTGATGGATAAAGGCAGGAGAATCCCAGGTAAGATTTCTATCAAGAATGTCAGTCTCTCTGAAAATCTTCAACCATTTGTCCGCACAGCCATCCCAAGTATATTTGGACAGGACGCATCGACGAGCTTGCTCCCCTAATTCATCACGATAAGTCTGAGGGGCATTGAAAAACTTGTAGATTGCTTGGGCCGCATATTCTTCATCGGGTAGAGCCCGACGCTGGCTAGTCTCGTTACGACCTTCCTGATAGAATCGAGCAACTTTAAGAGGAATTCCACCCCCATCAATCATCTGCTCAGCCATTGCAGCATAGGCAGGAGCCATGACGGGGATTCCGCATGACTTGGCATCAATGATTGGCATTTCACAAGCACCAGCCACACTGTACTGGACATACAGATCGGCCACGCCCATTAGCTCGGCAAGCTGAGTCTTGTCGAGGCCACCACCAGTGTTGGGGGTAATGGAGACTGGCTTTTTTCCACTTCGAAGGAATGTAGGATGAATCCCCTTATAGAAAGAGACCTCATACTGCTTAGTCTCCATATCTTGGTAGGTAAGCAAGACTTTGTGGCCAAGATGATATCTTTGAATTTCAGCCGCAATGTCAAACCCCACATCGTTTAGATAGGTATGAAGGTGGAGGAAGGTCTTATCGGCAATCTCGTTACGGCCGCTCTCCTGACAAACTTGGAGAAACCGCTTAAATGTACGCAGTAAGTCTGGATACAACTTACGCGGCTGATTTCTCATAACCGTTTGAATGATGAAGGCGTCGGGCGGAAAGCCTAAGCGAGATCTGATATCCTCTTTGTCAGTCTTACTGACGGGCTTAAACACATCAGGGTTTGACCCAGGATAAGTAATAGCCTCAACGCTCATTCCTGCATTCCGCATGATGTTGGCAGCCCACTCAGAGTAGGAAGTCCTCACGTCGGCTTTACGATAGGACTCAATCCACTCGGGCTTCTGAGGTTCGCCATCAATGCAGGGCATATAGATATATTTGAAGTAGGGGCGGAACGGATGTTTTTCTTCCCATTCTGATGCCATCCATCGGTCGCGTAAATCAAACACAAAATCCGGCTTAAACTTCATACAAACATCAGCAAATTTAAGAGACCCAAACTGGGCATCTTTAACCGAGTTGTATTCCTTCATGGCGGCATGATCGTTAGGATGCGGAATTACTGGCACTACATCCCATGGAACTTCATATTGAAGAGGATTGGTCGGATCGAGATAGGAAGCGTATTCACAGATCTCAAACTCGCCCGTTTGATATACTCTACTAATTAGTTCATAGCCGTAAGTAGAAAAACCTGTGGCCAGCTTACTGAACTCGTTCACAAAGAGGATACGTTTTTTATAGTTGGTCGTCATTGGCTAGGCGGATTTTTTCGAAGAGTATCTTTAGACGGCGGTCGAACTTTGCCCGCTTGATGTTAAGTCTGACTTGAATATCCTTGTAGGACTCACCTTGTCGGAGCAGATTGATAATTGATCGCTCTTGCTCGTCGAGATCAGGCAGATATTCCTCGATATTATTGTATGCGTTCTCTTTACTAATGACGGTTACTTTAGAAATATCGAGATTTTTTCTCAACATTTCCGGATTCAACTTAACCTTTTTATGGTATGTATCTGGAGAATACGACAGTGATTGCTTCATTTTTATTGCTTCGTTATCAATAGCCCTGTAGGCTACACAACTAATCCAGGTAGAAATAGCCCCTCTGGACGAGTCATACTTATCTTTTTCCTGTAAGACTGCCAAAACGGCAGATTGAAATAGGTCGTTGATGCGTTGGCCGGTAGGAGAAATCTTCCTACTTTCAGCATACTTTTGAGCCATATTCATAATATAGCCGCAGTGGTTCAGAATTTCTTGCTCAGTTAACATAGTCAATTTGTAGCAATTCTTTGATGAGAAGTCGAAAACCGTCCTCGATACCTGCTAGGCGGGCAATATCTAAGTGCTCTTTTTTGAGTCCCTGACGATTGATCTCCTCATATAGATCTAATAGGAGGGTGGCCTTTTCATCATCTTCGGCCTGCAAGTTACAAATGGTCTTATTAATCTTATTGCCATCGACCGATTTCAATACAAATGAGCGAGGATACTTATAGTGCTCGCAAATCGTCTTTAGTAAGATTTCGATGGCGGTCGGCAAATAGTATGAGGGATATGTACGAACTTTGTTATCGAATGAGTTTTCTAGGCTGTTACCGTCCGTCTTAATTTCATACTTAATTTGACTGTTTTCGTCCAAACAGACTTCTACAATTGATTTGCCAATATCTACATAATCATATTTAATGTAGTATTTTGTTGCTTCGAGGATGTCACGCAATCCATGTTTCATTGTAAGAGATAGGGGTTAGTAGAATTGATGTTGTCTGAGTTGTCTTACTTAAACAGTTTCTAAAGTAGTAATAGATTTGGCCGATATGCCTCGATCATTGTGTTCGAACATGATTTGAACGACGTTATTTTCGGCGATCGCGTTAGAACATTCCTCAAAGGTAGTGTTGAATACACATAGTTTTTCGACCTGTCCGGTAGAATCGTGAACATCGATGGTGGCCCAAGTCTGTCCGACATTCTTGCCTTTGCTGACCTTCCTGATGTTTACCTTATCGATGACAGCAATAAGTGTTCCCTTAATCTTTTGTTGGGGCACAAACTGCATGATGTCAAGACAGCGATGGCTGGAGTACTTTTCGAACTTTTCAGAAGCAGAGGCCGAAATAATACATCCCAGATAGTTTCTTTCCTGCTCTTCAATCCAGCCGGGCTTAGACGTATGCTTGAGATTCTTCTCGAGGATTTGAGACTCACTTGTAAGAAGGTTTTTACGTTTCTTGACCGAAACCTCAACAGCAATGTAATTGAGAAGTGCTGGCAACTCTTCGATTTTATTGCTAGCATTTTCAACAAAGTGGGAAAGCTCTTTGGGACTGAGAATATCCAGCGTGGTTACTAAGTGACTTAGTTGTTGTCTATCATAGCCGAGATAGTCAAAAGCACCCGCAAGGATGAGTGCCTTAAAAGTGTTACTTCGAATGGCTTGACCATAGTGGGTGGTGAAGCCAAGACGGAGTAGATCTAATAGGCTATTGACCTGTGGCTTAGTTTCTAACATCTTCCTATAGGACTCGCCAAAGAATTTAATGTGGCCCAGCCCATAGTACAGTACATTCTGATCGCCAACGAAGTCATAGTTGGACAGGTTGAAATTGGGCAGTACAGTCTTGATTTGCCACTTTTTGGCATCCTGAATTAGTCTATTTTTCTCTTCCTCCGGATCGGGCTTCTCAAAGCTGTAATTGAGTGTGGTCTCAAAGAACTCTAATGGATGGTGGGCTTTGAGGTAGGCAGTCTCGTAGGAAACGTACGCATAAGAAAAGCTATGACTGAGATTGAACAGATACCGACCACAATTTTTGATTACCTCAAACAACTTGGTAATCATATCCTCAGGAACGCCGTTAAGACGGCAACCATCGGAAAATTCCTTGCCGATGGCCAGAATCTTGGACTGATCTTTCTTACCTACAGCCTTACGAAGATCGTCTGCCTTTACCTTACGAGTTTTTTCATCCAGATGGGGCCAAGCAAGTTTTTCACCCAAAAGCATAAGGGATTCTTGGTAGAGAAGCGTGAAATTAGTGTTGCCCAAAATGTTGTCAACAATTGAGTTACCAAACTTCTCTACATTAGCTGGATTGTTACGATTATTAACGTAAGTATCAGCAAAGCCAGATTGAAGGGCACCAGGACGAACAATAGCGATGACTGCGGACAACTCCCACAAATTGGTGGGGCGAATTTTCTTGAGCCAGTGTTGAACAAGGACGGATTCACACTGGAAGACTCCAACAGTCTGTCCAGTCTGATACAGTTTCCAAGTTTTTACATCGTCATACTTCAATCTAGTACTTCCCAGTTAAAATCGCTGACCGGAACCTCTTTGACTAACTTATCGCCCCAAAGGAAACAAGGGACCGTCTTATACAGAATCATGATGTTGGACAGGTCGTCAGGCGTCAGGACTGTAAAAGTCGTTGTCTCTTCCTCGATCCCGTTAAACACGATCACAATAGCCTGCTGTTTAATGTAGGATTCTATTTGACTAACTTTCAGTCTGAATAGTTTGCCAGTTTTCCTTGAGAATTTGATCTCAATTTTACGTGGATTCTTACCATTCTTAAACAGCATGTAGTCAGCATTAGTGTTGACCTTATTGCTCTCGAGAAACTTTCCATCGTTACCTACGCCGTGATTGACATAGGTAAAGACAGATTTACCCAGCTTGTTGTTTAGTTGGGCTACATATCTATTAATCAAGAGACGCTCAATCTTGGAGCAATCCTTGATATCTTTCTTGAAGGTATCTTTATCTCTATTGTCAAAGCGGTAGGACATATGAGGGAGTTTAGAAAGTTAGAAAATTGACTGATACCTGACTTGATCTTACTTATTTGATTGACATTTTCTTTCGGCAGTTACGATAAAACTGCATGAAGCGGATGAATGAGGCGGCTGTCAATTTCACATCCTCCATTGCATCGTGAGTACCTTGAGTACGAGACAACTTCATGGCGGCAAACATAGCGTCCGCATTGAATCGTTCCATGGTAGGATCGGACTCAAAGAGTGTGAACAGAGATTGCCAGAGATCAATTCCACGTGACTGGAAGGGCATCTTATCCTTATCAGGATACAATTTGAGCCGATCAATCATGTAGAGTTCAGCAATGTCTACATCGAACTTGAGGTTAAAGCCGACAGGGATGGGGGCACCATACGTGCCCTTGCGGGCATCCGTGTTGACACGATTCAACCATTCAGCAAACGAGTTAAAGGCAGCCTTGGGGTCCAGCCCTTCCTCATTAGCCTTGGCCCATAATTCAGGACCAATTACCTTGAGGGCTCCGGCCTCGGCTTTTTCCGGGGTCTGCGGTTTGATAATTACTTCGAAAGGTTCAATCTCATGATAAGTAAGTTGAGGGGTGACTGCAATGGCAGCTAATTGAAGAGGTTCAGCACCCTCATGGAATTTGAGGCCGCTGGTCTCGAAGTCGAAAATTACGTAGTTACGCTTGTTCATTGTAGGAGGTAAATGGAATAGTGTATGAAACGATTATTGAATCTAACTTAGACGAGTTTGAGTGCTTGGGGAGTATTACTAGGAGTGATAATGCGAGCCTTTTGTGCTTCGGCTTCCATTTCATTGTAAGCTGCGATGAGGGCGTCGGGGGCCTTTTCTACAGCCTCTTCGATGGTAGTCGCTTCAACAGGGATCTTGATGGTATAAGGAATGCCGAGCTTAGTGGGCAGGTTTAGCAGGGCCACAAAGGTAGTCTTAAACTCACCCTCGGGGAAGCCAGCATAGGCCGTCATTTGCTCAATCTCAATAGGACTTTCCTGGCCCTCAATAGTGACCAATCCGATAAACTTCTCAACTTTAACAATCTTAGGAGTCTTAAGCATTAATACCTTTCTGTTTTAATCTATCTTTGATAACGCGGATTTTTGACTGGGCCGCAACTCCAAGCAGGTCAAACTTGACACCACCCATGAGTTCGACGTCCTTCATATGATACTGTTCGATAACGTCGCCATTTTCATCGTAGTCTACTGGTAGGAACGTCTCTACTGGTCGATTAGCCACGATCACTCCGGCTGCATGTTGTCCGGTTGCCCGGATAGTATTGGCCAGTTTGATGGCAATATCAAACTCATACTTGTATTCCTGATAGGCCTGATTAATGAGTGGGATATGATCCACACAGTAGTTAATGATGTTGTAGTCAGGATTATCCTCTTTCAAATCTTCCAATTCATCCTGCACTTTAGCCTCATCAACCATGGCTGAGGTAATCTTATTGGCCACATCGAAGGGACGATTAAGTACTCGGAAAACCTCTTTGATGCTGCCAGCACCCTTCATTTTCTGAAAGGTAATGATGTTACAGACATGATCGTGTCCATATTTAGTACGCAGATATTCACGAATGACCGATCTGAATTCAATCCCCACATCGATATCAATATCGGGGAGTGTAATACGACCTTCCGTAATACGTCCGGCATTAAGGAAGCGAGAGAAGAGTAGACATCTATCTGGATGGTATGGAAGAGTAGGATCGGGTAATACTGGATCAATACTATTAAGATCGGACAAGTAGGAGACTAAGCAGCCTGCCGCTGAACCTCTTAGCGTGATACCCTGGCCAGAACGACGAGTAAAAAGGACGATATCACGAACTAGGAGAAGGTAGTTGGAGATCTTAGCCTTGGTAATCGTACCTAATTCTTCCTGAATTCGCTCGACATAAACCTTTTTAAGGGTATCATCCTTTTCAACCTTTTTATCCAACCCCTTAGACTTCCAGCCTGCTCTACAGGCATTTAGCAAGTAGGCATCGGGATCAAGGATGGCCTTTCCGTCCTCAATGCAGGAGGGAATTTGAGGATCGATAAAGATTGAGTATGGCTCAAACAGGCCTAACAAGTCATCACACTTCTTATTGCCAGAGTTGGTTAGATGTAGTACATCTGTGCTAAAAAACTTCTTGTACTCTGGAAACTGCTCAACCAATTCCTTCTCATCATTGAGAGTGGCTTTATGCTTGGAGCAAATGATAATCTGCTGATACAGCCTGTCTTCCTCGTTGACATAATAAACTTCGTTCTGCTCAAACGACGAGTGAAGGTCGAAGAATTTGACCCTCTTACTAACTTCCTCATGCGGAGCATCTGCTATACAGACCATATTCTTCGTGACATACTCCATGCACAAGTTCATATCTTTCTTATGAAAGTTGTACTTGGAAAGCAGGAGGGTAATGTCCAGATATCCAGCATAGTTCAGGGCAAAGAAGGAAAATAGCCCTGTTGTATGCTTGAGAGTTACACCGAGAATTGGTGTAATTTTACTGGTTTCTTTCTTGTTCTTTTTATCAATTAGCGAAACAAACTCTGGACATCCCGACATCGACTCTAAATCGCAGATGGCCAAACCAGAGAGACCCAACTTATATGCCTTACTTACCACATCTGGGATGTGGCAAAACGCCTGCTGGATAGAGTAGTGAGTAAAAGTCCTAATTTGAAATGTCATTAGATACTCAGGTAAGAGGGAAGATCGGACAGTAAAATTGACTGGTCGGATTCGATGAGAGTGGCTAAAAGCGTCAGAATCTCTTGCACCTTGGCTAACGCATCATCCTGCCGGGCAGTAACGTTCGTAATATCCGACAAGACATCGTTGATCGAATCTAACTTATCAATAAAGACGGAGTGTTCCATTGGTCGTATTAGTATAGGAATAGAGGACGTTGTTATCAATTGCGGAGGTTGATCTTGTTCGATTTACCCAGCGAGGAACGCTTATTTAGACTGCGTCTTTCAGAGGTAATCTCATATAGGACTGGTGTAGACTTCAACTTGCCACCCGCATTGAATTCTTTATAGAGGATATCGCACAAACTCTTGCCATCAATCTTGGTAGTTCCAAAAGAGCACATTTTATTGCACTTGTAGTAACTATTACTGTTGGGTTGGTCTTTCAGACGCTCAACGTTCTCATCAAACAGAATATTACGATATGACTTACGAAGAGTATCGATAGCGGCTTTGTTATGGCGTGAATCCATCGAGATAGAGTAGGGACCTCCGTCTCGAATGTAAATTAGAGTAATGATTCGGTTTTTATACTGAGGGAACAGTCTTTGTGCTGCTAAATCGTACGTATTGAGGGCGGTATCCTTATAGAAGTCGTCCAACTGCTTCTTTTTGCCCGTATTCCAGTCTTTACGTTGGCCGGTCTTATAGTCTACAATCTCGATGGTATCTTCGTCGAGTTCGATCACTAGATCGATAATCCCTCTAACCATGAGGTTGCCCTCTTTAGGAGAGCCGTCCACATGATTCTTGTACTTATACTGAAAACCCTTATCGTTCATGTTAAGTTCGAAAAAGGCCTCAGCCGCCACAATCTTTTGTTTGAGCGGATTATAAGCGGTCTTTAAGACTTGGGTAAGCATTTCCTTGCAGAAGTCATAATGCTCCTGAGTGAACTCAAGTTTGGGATTCTCTCTTACGTATTTGACCCAACAGATCTTTAGAAGATAATTGGGGTTGATGTATTTGTCATTGAGGAGATAGTGCCCATTCTTTTTAGCCCTTGCCATAATTTCCAGAACATGGTGAACAATACTGCCACAAATGGTTTTGGGGTTAGGATCATCGGGCAGTCCCAGAATAGCACTTAGGTAAAAGAGCCACGGGCAGGACTTATAGGTCTCAATCTTGGAGGGGCTTAGTGAGGAGATATTCATAGAAGGATAGAGAGGAAATAGTAAGAGTAGTCTATCTGGTCTGATCTGATCTTAGGCGTTGATAGAGCGTGCCATTTTATGGGCTTCGCTATTATTTTTGCTTGGAATCCAAGCAATAGACCAGTTTAGTTGAAGTAGAAGTAGTTTTGTTTCTTCGAAAACTGGTAGAAGTTTTTTAGACTTGATTTGTTTCTTTTTGAGATGTTGTATGATTAACAGACTATCACCAAAGATGTGAACAGCTTCCTTAGTTGGACCTTTAAGCTCAATAACTCGCTTGAGCCCGTAAATTAATCCAACGTATTCGGCGATACTGCTGTTGTCCTCGTGAAGTAAGACGCCGCAATTAGAATGTATCTTTTTATCGTTATGGTAGATTACGTACCCATAGTAGGCTACGCCATTTCGGACACTTCCATCAAAGAATAATTTATACATATGGACAGGTTGTGATGAAGAATTTTTTGTTGTTATGAATGATGTAGTTTAGTAGATCACAACGGTGTTTGAGTTTATTTTGAATATAGATGACGACGTCACTTTGATCAACAATAATGACCTGTTTGTCGATAATTTTCTTTGGGGAATATTGACCCTTACTAACATACTCTAACGAGGAGGCCTTTGCGAGATAATCCTCATAATAGGAGGGTACTTGAGGCCACAGTTTTTCCTGATGTTTGAACGGCAGGATCAACTTATACTTAATCTTTTTCGCAATACACGCTGCCACAAAGTCCTGCTCAGTACCGGTGGCCAAACCACTAATACCAATTACGTTGTAGTTCAGACTGTATAGATCGATAATGGACTCATAAAGTCGTTTTAAGGCCGTTCTGCTCGGATTATCTACATCGTAGCCACCAAGACCAGCGTTCTTGGGCCCTATGGCAGAAATGTAGATGTTCGGTAGTGCCATATTTGATTATACCCTCGGCGAGGTTATAGATATTGAACAATGGCTTCGAGCACCTTTTTATTCTTTTCATCTACCGTCATATTAATGTTGTCAATTAGGATAAAATTCTTTACCTTAGACCAATCATAATGATCAAGGGCCAATTCAGACTCGGTCTGCCGATTTAACAGATTTCGAGTAAAACGGACCACAATAGGGTCAAGTTCTAGGAACAGATCGATCTCATTTGGAAATCTTACATCTGCAATGATGGACAAGTCACACTTAGCCTCGATAGCACGTTTCTTCGTGGCATAGGCCCAGCAGTCATTATACATTTTGCGGCAGATCTGGGAGCCAAATACCTCGAGGACCTCTCGGGCTGTCATGAAGGAGGAAAGGCGGTCGGGAGAGGGGATCAAACTCAAGATCTTCTCTGTCGGCAATGGAAGATCGCACCACTTAATATTTGTGGGTGTATTCTTATCGTCGTTTGTACCATAGCACTGCTGACGAGTCAGCCCAAACACATTAATGCAGAACTCTTTGAGAGGATCGGCAAATGAGAACTTTTGGCTTTCGCATTTTACATAGGAGGTCGTTACTAAAGCTTTACCTCGCCGTTGATCATACCGAAGATGACTTCTGGCAGTAATACAATCTGCCGCCGTATCCTTACCTGACTGAGCCTTGCCGGAAATAAGTAGAATTTTAGTTGCCATAGATGATAGATTTAATAGTCGGTTTGATTTGCTGATTAATTTGCTCTACAGTCATTTCGTCGATATCGCTAGTGATTAGATGTCGTAGACTAAAGATTTCTATATTATCGGGACATCTGTTATAGATGGAGTTTGTAAACTTCATTCCCGCCTCATCTTCATCCATGAGGAGGATAATCTTATTAACGCCGTACTTGTTGAGTAGTCCAAACTGTTTGTCAGAGAAAGAGGTGCCCAGCGTGGCGACCGAACAGCAAATTTTTGCTTCCCACAGTCTCCAGACCTTTAGAATGCCCTCCGTCAATATTATTGTATGATGAGCCTGAATAAATGATTTAGCGTGATGTAAATTGTATAGAATTTCGCTTTTTACGAGGTTTTTAGGATAGTGTAACCACTTGACCATACTACCTACGGATGTTCGACCAGAGTATCCTACCACCATGCCTTCGTCATTTTTAAGAGGAATGACTGAGCGGCCAAACAGCGGATGACTTGGATTGTTACACTTAAAAGCTTCAAAGAATGAGGATGTTTCGGGGCGAAATCCTCTCGAGGTAAAGTAAGTATCAGTGATGCCAGCATCTTCGACAGCAACACGGTCTAAGACGATCTCAGGCTTCTTTTTTACTACCTTGACTGGCCGAACAGCATTCAGCCGCCAACCAAGATGCTTGGCCAACCCTCTTAGATCATTCCTATCTACTAGATTATGGCAGCCATGCGTGTAACACCGCCACCTGCCAGTCGTTTCATTATAGTGAAAAGCCGTATCATTATCGCCACCATGAATGGGGCAGCGACCACGCCCATTATTGAGTTGAAGAGAACTAACTAGATCTGATTCAGAGAGCAACTGTGTCGTTACCGCCCGCGATGTTGATTCCTCTTGTGTTGACATTAGTACCGTTTTCTACGATTTTAGCACAAGCAAAGTTGGTCGCCAGATTGATGTAAACACCTTGATCAAGTGGTGGCCCATAGCGAGATTTGATGGGGACCATCTTGTGAGATCCGTTCGTGATGGGGTCTGCCACAAAGTCCTCTACCGTTTTCTTTTTAAGGATGGTCACGCTGGTTGCCAACCAAGTAATACGGTCTGAACCAGAGATTGCTCCAGCGTCCTCTCGATCAATGCCGTCCCTATTAAGCTGGATCATAGCAACGATAGGGAGAGGGTACTTAACAGTCAGATTATGCAAATCTGTAATATACTGTCCAAGATACTGATACTCCTGAACGTTCCCCATATCCTTAATGTCCATGACTTTAATGTAATCAAGGAAGACTACGCACGGATTAAGATTTCCGTTCGCATCAAATCCTACATACTTCATGATCCAATTGCGGATAACACTGACAGTCTGCTGTGGGGCGTAGCCAGAGATATTCTTGTACTGAAAGTTGAAGGCCTGAATTTTAGCCTGAGCCTCTCCGACTTGCTTGGCCAATACCATCGAATCGCCAAAGAGTCCGCTTTCAATGTTCGTGACGGAGACGCCGGACAACGAGGCTACAGCCTTGACTAAGATATCCTTATCAGACATTTCAGTGTCCAAGTATAACATGGGGATATTGGCCAGCCCCACATTCACAATTTGATTAGTGTTCAGGGTGGTTTTGCCGCATCCCGATCTAGCTCCAATGATATGAACGCCTGGACGTAATCCTCCACCAATACAGTGATCGTAGACAGGGAATCCAGTAGGAATGCCCTGATTCTTTGGCTTAGTTTCGGCCAAGAAGTTGAGTAATTCTACAACCTTTTTGCCCATGTCAACAAAGTCTTGCTGATTGGCAATTAGCTTATTTTCGAAGTCAAAGATGGTTTTTTCAATATCGCCGAAGGTCTTTAGGACTGATTGAGAGGGATTGACACCTTCCAACTTATACTTAGCCTCTTCCAACCGTTCATGAAGTTCGCGATACAAGCCTAATCTTGCCAATTCCTTCGCATACTGCTCAATATTTTCTGCCCGGACATTGGACTGATTGAGTTCTTCTAGAATCTCATAGACATTACCACGATTGAATACGACTTCATTGACGTTCTTACAGTGCTGGGCAATAAGAGGTAGATCAAACTGATCCACACCATCTGCTGCCAATTTCTTAATTACCGAATAGATTAATTGATGGCTCTGGGTCGAAAAGTTGTTAACATCAATTAGGAAGTCTGCATTATGATAGGCCGAGCTACCACCTTTGACGATACCCGAAAGTAGAAGTCTCTCTTTTTGTAGATCGGTAAACAAGAGGGAGAAAGTCCTTGAATTAAATTCTTACATCAAACGTGCTTGTTACAATAGTGGACGGGATTACTACTGCCATCAATAATGACCTTGCCGCCCGGCTTGTTTGCGTCCACTAGTTCATGACAGCTAGCGTTAGAGCACTTAACAAAGTTGGGCACGTACTCATCGCGAGTACGAGGGGTAGGGTTAAGTTTCTCTCGGATGGCCTCTTCCTTAGGATCGACCGGTTCAGTATCCCCTTCCCAGATCTGCATTTTAGAAGCGTTGTTTTTAGGCGTTCTTACCGTTACATAATCTGGCGAATCACTAATTGCTGGTTGACTATATGGACGGGAAGCAATAGATTGAGCCATATGGCCGGTATGAACGGTAGGAGTATTGGCGGGAGCAACCTCACCAGTAATAGTGTAGACACCTACGCCGGGAATATTAATGGTGGGCGGGGCAACAACAGTACTGCTGGGAACGCTAATTTTCTGTCCCGTCATCATGGCATAACCGTCAGCAATTTGCTGAAGATTGCCAGCCTGAAGTCCCTCTTTGATCATTTCTAATGGATTACTCATAGTGAAAAATACCTTGTGACTGATTTCTGACCTATCTTAGACATCTAAACGCTGCATACCCTTATTGCGAGCCAAATCTCTAATGAGTTCGGCCACAAAACTTACCTTACGATCGACGAAGTTGAAAGTGTCAATTTGAGCACTTAGAGCAAGTTTTTGCTCTTCATATTGAGCAGCTAAATTGTCGTTAGCTCTAATCGAATGATCCTTCTCTTGGAAGGTAAAGCCTACGGCGTTTTCGAGATTCTTGCCCACAATATGCTTGAGGTTGGACTCGAGACATTTAGCCTTGGCCTGCAATCGATTAATTTCGATGGCCAAGTAAAGAGCATACTGAGCAAGTTCAACAGCAAAGCCATACAGGGTGACCGAATCGAAGGTCGTAATCTGGCCTTGCTGCACATGATTCATAATGATCTGAATATTGACGGGTGGACTGATTTTAGGGAATTGAAACTCCGAACGCTTGATCTCAATTCCTTCAGCAATACCTTTTAAATCATACCTATCCAAGTAGAAGTTCCTTTAGTTGTTCTGGAGAGTCAACGCAGTAGAGAGTAATGTCATTCTTCTCGCAAAAAGCCAATTTATCCCTGTCCCTCGACATGGCTCTGTAATACTTATCTTTAGTCCCATGGAAGAAGGGAGTATAGGTTGTGTGCTGTTCGCCCTGAACTTCAATAGCCAACTTACGTTTGGGCAACCAGAAGTCGAGATAAAACTGGGCACGCGGAGGAACCGGCACATCTTCTAGAATCGGATCAAACGGATAGATGGAGGCAAGAACCTGCCCACACCTGTATTGTACCCCTGAACGACATCCTGCCTCGCTTCTGAGCGGATAAGCCGAGCGATCGACCGGAAACTTGTATTCCTTATCGTCTATACCACGAACTTTCATTGTAGGACAGTTATCCCTTCTTTTTGGGCAAAGCAATTTCGCGAATTTTAGTATCGAGTAGCTTGTAAAACTCGGGATTCTTAACTAAGTACTCACGGACAGCCGGGCCACCTTGGAATTTAACAGGCTTACCCTTTTCATCTTTGAGGAGGTCCTCAGAGAAGTTAAACCACGCACCAGCCTTGTTGAGGAAACCTAGATCCTGACTCAACCCAATGATGTCCTCATACTTATCGCAGCCAAGACCGTACCTCACATAAATTGTTGGCTCGCCATTGGGGGCACCACACGCAGCCGCCTTGACCTCAAACTGGCTATTCTTACCAATTTCCTTGGCGGTCTTAGGATCGTCAATCTTCTCGACCTTCTTGATGACCAACCAGTTGGACGCAAAGAATTCAATTCCATTACCACCAACCTGAACCTTGCTAGCTCCATAGCCAGAAGTATTAGCCTGCATATGAGTGATGAGGATGAGGCTGGAACGGGTGGGCCTCATAATCGGAGCAATTTTTCGCAGGAAGTTATACATGATCTTGGGCGTCTGGGATCGATTATTACCCCTTACAGCCTCTCCAAGCTCGGCCTCGGGGCAAATTGCCGCCACCGAATCGACGATGCAGAGACAGCCCGGATCGTCCTTTAGGGCTCTCTCGAGGATATTCAGATAGTCTTCGGCCGACAGCACCTTATCGAGACTCGACCGGATGATCAGTAACTTAGATTTGTCCAGACCAGGAATCGAGTCAAGCAGACTATTTTCCAAACGATTTTCAGCATCCGCATAATAGACGGTCTTGCCCATAGCCTGAGCGTTAGCTGCCACCGTCAGCGACCAAGTAGTCTTGCCGCATTTAGGAGCGGAAGCCAGACTCGTAATGGTGCCCTCTTTCAGACCACCATACAGGGCAATATCCATGGAAAGGGTGGTTGGGATGAAATCACCCTCATACTCTGCAGTTTCCATAGCAGTGTGGCAAACTTCTCCAAAATCCTTCTCGATCCATTTAAGTAACTCGCTCATGTAAAGGTGAACTTTCTAATTGTAGTATTTGTATGCTCTAGCAGGACGGACTGGACGGCTTCGTAGTTATCGGGCTTGATGTGATCGCGATCACCGACAATGATCTCGCGAATACCAGCTTGAATGAGGACTTTTAGACATTCGTTACATGGTGGACCAGTAATGTAGGCCTTGCATTGACTGAGTGGCTGTTTGGCAGAAATGACCGCGTTGACCTCAGAGTGAATAATGAAGGCGTATTTGGCAGGACGAACATTTGGTAGCTCGGCATCCCTCATGCCAGCGGGAAATCCATTATAGCCGGTGGAGATAACTCTATGTTGCTCATCAACAATCACGCAGCCGTGCTGCGTTTGGGAGTCGGGCGAACGCTGTGCAGCCAGAAATGCCATCCGCATAAAGTACTCATCCCAGCCAATTCGCTTATAACCCTTTTCCGATTGCATTGTTTGCTTTTGCTCGAACGATTTCAATATACTCGACCTTGTTAACCTGACGTTCCAAGTCGGACTTCTTAATTTCTTCAATAGTCCCGATATATTTGATTTGGGCTTTAAACAGATCGGTAACTACGATGGCCAGATTTTCCTTCGTTAGATAGCGAAGCGACGGCCATTTACTGCCTTGAAAGTATCGAACGAGGACTTCTGGACAGAACACTTTCAACATCTTTTTGACCTGAGTCAATTCATATACATATGACTCGGTCAGCTTCTCATACCCTTCACTATACTGCTTTTGCCAAAAGGGAATAGGAGGAATGTTAGACTTACGAGCCTTGGCCTGTCTCAGTATAAATATCTCAGTAATGTAATTACTAGCATCAACCTTCAAACCGGGCACGATCATCGATATATATGGACTGAGTTCCGATTCTGACAATGGTGTTGCTGCAGGTTCCAAGTTCGCGTTGCTCCGATTCAATACCTTGTAAGTCTGAATTGTAGTAGAGAATTACAGTCTTATTATGAATGATCTTGCCAATTCCGACCAAATGGGCACAATTACCAAAGAAGTCCGCCACAATCTTTTTAATCAGCACAAATCCTTGACATCCTTCGCAGGCATCAAACCGGACTCCCTCGTACTGATCAAACCGATCAAGATGCTGAGATTCTTTGGTTAGACATACTTCCTGAATGTCTCGCTGATCTAACTCTAACCAGCGAGAAGTGTGATTTGTGGGAAAGTGAGTAAAAAACCCATCAGACATTTTGGCAGCAATGTATAGCATAGTGGAGAGTTCGAACTTAGGCTTTCTTTACCTTCCAAGTAAAGGTTTGAACGGGCGTGACTTCGACCTCATCTAGAGTGAGGGGATAGGTAATACAGTCACCGGGATCAAACCCGTTGTTGTAACTTTGCTCGTATTCAAAACCATAATATTTGCCGGTTTTGACATGTTGAAGTAAAATAGAGTGATAGGTACAATCGTGTTTACCACCCTCTTCATTATGCTGAACAGATATAAATCTCTTGTTTGAACCATGTAGAATCTCCCACAGCTCTTCCATATCCTCGATTGGTTGCGGAGCCTCTGCATGTTTGAGATCATAATCAGTTTCGTTCATTAAAGAGTCCTTTCGGATATTTTTCACTTAAAGCATAAATGTCTTTTTCAACCCTATTAAGAGACTGAGAATCCATACGACCCTCTAAGATTCCCTCATAATATGAGGCATATACCACATCGATTAAATGACGCACATCGCTGAGTGGAATTTTAATGTGGTCTTGATCGTTTTTAGCCGCCAATCCTACGTGCGAGGCCATAATTTTTTGGAAGGTCTCTTTGGTATTCATTTTTACAGGTCCGTATTAATCAATCGATACCCACCATTCTTGATAGCCTGATTTACTTTGGCCAGATGACTCTTATTCTTACTTTCGAGGTAATTTAGATAGTTAGCATAAATGGTCTCATTAACCTGAAGAAATCTGTCCGGACGTCCAAACGACCGACCCATATTGGTCGCTTTACTAATGAAGGACGGATCGAACAAATCCCAGGCCGAATTTTGCAGATTGACCTTGATATAGAATTGAGTGCCAAGAGTTTTAGGCAGCGAGGCCGCATAAGTTTGATCATCAATGATTGTTCGATGATAAGGACCGAGGGCCGCATTAGAACTTACATCAATTTCGCTTGCATTAATTTTATGAATATCGCCGGGCTGTGCTTTCATATCTTGCTTATTTCTTTCTCATGATGAAGGTAATAATGTCGGAAGTATCTGCCATATCAATATCGTAGATCTGGGTCTGATTCACTGATTCTTCCTCTGTAATGGGACCGTGGTAGACAGCCCCTTTAATAGTATGAACTACCGATTCGTCGTCGCAAAATGGACAGGTTGCCTTAATCTTGGTCTCAAGATCGGTGTCTTTATATTTCAGGATATTAAGCAATTTCTTATTGCAAGAACGACATTTAAGCGTGAGGACTAAGTCCTTATTCCAGTCCATCTTATTTCTTTTCACCTGTTCTGATGTAATGATCTTTCTGGGCAGCAGTCATTTTAGCCAGACTCATATCAATCTTCTTGCGAGGCTTGACATCTTTCTTACCTTCTCGCTTTTCTTTTTCTCGTCCGTTCTTATCGGCCAACGCACCAATCGTCTTAGGCTTACTGGGTTCCATGAGGACAATCGGTACAGAAAAATGGCGTTCGCACACAACTCCATCAACGATAATTCTTTCAGGACAGGTTCCGATTGGAAAGGACTCTTCAACTAATCTTCCATCTGGATGTCTAAATTCATATATCATAGTAGGAATGGGGAGAAATCTATTTAGCCTGCTCGTCAAGTCCTTCAAAATCATACTCATCACGACATCCGCACTGATCACCACCGGTAAGTTCGCCGCAATTTATACAGTACTCTTCGCGAAGAGCGGCAAAGAAATTTAATCGCTCGCGATTAGATCGGCAATTCAACAAGTAGCGTAAAACGACAGCTAGTGTTTCTTGTTTGTTCATGGGAGGAACGGGTAGGTGATTTGTAGATTTAACCTATCGATCTTACTTTACTTTTTTATCTAAGACGGTTTTGACAACCTTTTGAGTAGTTTTAGATTGCATCTTTTTAACCGTAGCATCTTTATCGAGGAATAGTCGATTTAAGTCAGAGGGATCGAGATACTTTTTAAGCTCATCAACCACATCAATATTCTCGAGATTAGCTCTCCGTAATACAAAGTGATCGTACAGAAAGAAGCCAACAAAGGCGAGGACTGCAATTAGACCGACAATTAGGAAGATTCCGCTATACTGGGCAAGAAGGTATGATCCCACGATCAGTCCTACACCCGTTCCCCCTGCATACAATCCCCAAGTAGGTTTTTTGATCACAACTGCTAACACAACACCCATAACAATTAATCCCGCCCCAATCCAAATTAATGGGTTGAGCAGATTTACCTTGGAAACCGCGGACAGTAATCCGGCAACATCTTGAGTCGTTCCAGTCGTCACATCAAAGACTGATGGGGTGCCATCTGGAGCAAACTGGATATGAATTTCTGCTGGTTGCTTGGCATTATCCGGCTGCTCTACTTCTACAGTATAGGTTTTGGGCGGATTTTTATCAATAGGACTGCCGGGATTGGCAATCTTACTAGTCTGTTCTACCTTGATATTGCCGCCACGGACACGATTAATGTCGGCACAGGACGAGAGAAAGACGGCAGAGACTATTAAAGTACTCAATATCAGGGATTTTAAGGTAGTCTTCATAGCATTTTATACACAGTAAGAGGGATACTAGGCTGGGCAAATCATAGATTTAGGAACGGTGAGTACTTTTAGGCTAGACAGTATGACATTTTACGTTCTTCATTAACCAGATTAACATCTTTCAGTTGGATATAGAAATCGGAAGTATCTTGGTCTTCGCGACGGTATCCTGCAATCCAAACCGTACGAGGATCCCAGCTCTCAGTTGTATGCCACAAACTATGTCCGAGATGGTAGTAATAAAACGAGATTTTATACATCCCGGTTAGGCGATCAGTATAGTTAATCTTTTTATGACATTCAAGATCGCTAAAGGCAAAATCTAATGGTGGATGATGACCTAAAATAACAGGACAATTGTGAAGAAGGATTTGATGATTAGGAAGAAAGACTACATCAAAGATTGGTAGTGTTAACTTATCGATGATTTTATCAATTCTCATAGTATGAGTACGCCTTTTAACGATAGGATAGATTAACTAACTTATTACCATGAGTAACATCTGCCAACTGGATATAGAAGTAGTCTGGACTATAATCGTTGTGACCACTACTATAACAACTTATCCATAACGCTTGTGTTTTTGAAGAGACTCTGGTCCACAGGCCGGGTTCGTGACAAAACATATTGTATATTTGAAACACGCCTGTCATACGATCCTTATATTCAATATTGGAATGCGTTGCGGGTGTCCAAAAATCAAAATCAATTGGCGTATCGTACTCCAAAATTACGGGGCAATTTTGTAGTCGGACTTGATTATTCGCTAGATATTGCAAATTGGTCGCAGGCCTTTGAATTTTACTAACGATTTTGGCAATCTTCATAGTGTGAGGGTATCATCGCCCTCCTCCATTAATAACTGCTCATACATAAAGTAGTAGATAGTAAGATCGGCCTTTTTGGCCCTCTTGAGCATATCTGTCGATCCTGATGATCCATCCTTAATAATGATTAGGGCAGCATCGGCGTAGTCGGCCATTTGCTGATTACGTTCTGTACCTGCCTTGATATTATACTTCTTGCCCCAACTATTAGTTTTAATCTGCTTAGCAGGAACGCCTTCGAGATCATCCCAGAGGGCAGGGAATGGGGTGACCGTGATTCCATGCTGTTTAGCCCAAATCTCTCCCAGCGTATCCACTCCGGGAGCCTTACCACTTACAACCTCACTAATAGAGGCAGGATCAAGACCAGCCCGCTCAATGGCTGTTTCTAATACTTTGATATCTTTTACATCACGAGAACCAGCAATGATTAATTTCATAGTAAATCCTAAAAACTTGAGATCAATTTATCACTATTTTTGTATACAATTTTTTCAAACCCAACAGGAATGTATGAAACTCCCAAATACAACTCGACGGGTTTGGTGGAGATCTTATTCCAAAGGTCACTCATGGAATCGGTGTCAGTCCAAAAAGCAGAATAGGTTAGATAGGCATTAGCTTCTTTAAAATAAGAGATGTTGGCAGATAGAATTTCGTACTGCTCATCATCTTTGATCACGTGAGCATATCCACAAACTGTGAAATAGAAGACATCGCCATCGTTATCGTTTTTCTTCCACTGGTTTTTATCGCAAATTCCCTTGTACCAACTACCGTAAAAATCAAGCTTATTAGGATCGATTTTGTGTTTAATCTTCAATATAGGAAATTTACTTGGCCCTAGAGTTTGTATAATTTGATCAATTTTCATATCGAATACTCTTGATTGTTTGAGTGGGAATGGGGGAGAGACCCAAACTTATATATTCATTGTCATCAATCATATTTTGCAACTGTTCGTTTAAATCAGGCTCATCACACCAGAAGGAATCGTAGGTAAGATAATGGTTAGCACTAGGGAAATATTTTGTGCTGGCTCGCTCAATATAATATGGTCGATCGTTTTCCCAGATAACGCGACCGTATCCACATACGATGTCATATATGTCAGGTTCATAGTAATCAAACGCCCCATTAATCCATGCAGCACAGACTATGATGTCTTCGAGTTTGAGTCGTGTTTTAATCGGCAATATATTGAACCCTTTTATTGGAGGTATGTGATTGATTAGATGTTGTATTTTCATACTAGCCTTAATTTTAGATCCGTCTTAATATAGGAAAGACCATAAAATAGTGAAGATTCATTATTCATAAATCTATCAAATCGAGATTGAATTTCATCCGGCTCATGCCATAAAATAGAGTATAAAACATAAACATTGTGAATATGTGGGTTGTATTTAATACTCATATCAGTTGTTTTGTCTGTTGTTTTATCATATTTAGCATAGCCACAAACAATTGTGTATGGCCTATGATCTGAATATGATCTTGTATTATGACGTTTATAATAGTATTGATTGAAACAATTAAGAATAAGGGGTGATTCTCCTAATGATGCAATAGGAGTATTCATCAACTCGATTAGTTTGTCAATCTTCATATTAACTATTCCTACAAAATAGAAAAAGCCGAGGTTAATCGGCTTGGACTAAACAAAAAATTACATTTATTTTATCTTACTGGACACGCCCCATTGACACATTCTGAGGAATCTAACAGTTGATCTCCAACATCTGCGTGCATAGAAGAAATTGGCTTCATGTGCTTACACATTTTTTCGTATTCATTTTTACTGATTTTTTCATAAGGAGCTTGTTTAAAACCATGCTCTGAATGAAGTAAGAAACTTACCGCTTTAACAGATGTTTCGTAATTTTCTTCTAACCATTGTTTAATGACTGGCAACTCTTCTTTTTTATAGTAAACCGTAATTGATACCGATTGATCTGCCCAATAAGTCTGAAGATACTTCATCATTTCTAACTGATCAACAGCAGAAACGTTATCCGCTACAAGAGCATTTTCACCAGCAGTACATGGAAAACTTACAATTGATGTTGCATAATCGGTTGTACCATCAAAATTAATTTGATATTCGATAGGACATCCAAGATTACGACATACTTCCACTAATCTATCTTTCGAAGACATTCTAACTCGACGAATAAAATAGTCACTATAACCAGGATGTCCGCCAGGAAATGAACCAGCTAATAAACTAAGTGTACCACTTGGTTTAATAACGGTCATTTTAATACTTTCGGCCCAACCACGTTGTTTTGACCATTCTTTATCAAATTTACGTAACTCTACATATACCCAATCTAACCAATCCCTCTTAGAGATGTCGTTACAAATTCCAGTAACACCAAGACCAATACGCATATTTTTACGTACAATAGTTTCAGTAATCGGATAGATAGACGGTAGAGTGAGAGCTGCCTTTTGTGCTTTATATAGTAAAATAGCACAATCTAACATTTCTTCTTTACTATTTAATCTATTTTGATAGAGTTCGGCTAAATCACATGGTTCGCCGGATTCTAGATTAGCTTCAACACAAGGATTGAATCCGACAGCAGGATCCTCTTTAAAAGGATACAAACCAGAATGTTTCATAGGTCCATCTATTAAACGCCCATATTTTTGGGTAAGTCGAATATTAGTAATACCATAAGGTTCTCCGTCGCCACTATATCCTGACCAAAAATCATTACTAAGATAATTATAGCCATCGGCGTTGATGCTATTATTACTCATAGCACGCCAGTTAGGAATATTTCCCTTTGACCAGTTTTTGGCTTGCAGATACAATTTGTCATCTGCATCACCAATAGCCAATTCAGCAGAACGTCGTACATTGCCGGCAACTACAATCGAGCCAAGAATATTACAGATATCAAGAACATCAATACTACGCAAACGTTTGCCGCCACGACTATTGAATATGTTTAAAATGTTGTTCATGCCATCGATGAGAATTTGTGGACCGCTTGCTGTCCCTCCAAATCCCTTGATGGGTTCATCCGCTCCGCGAACAAGAATAGTTGAATAGGTAAAACCCTTACCACTTACAAAGTAAGAGTGGAGAATTTTTCTTAGGAGCTCAACCCATCCTTCGCGAGAATCCGGAACGATAAAATCAGCGTCTTTAGTTTTTTCATGAAGAATAGATTTTGAAAATTTCTTTACTTTGGACAGTTGATAAATATGCTCTTTTTGAACACTAAAACCAACGCCGCCGCCCAACATAAGATGCTCAAATAAGAAACAGAAAGACTCTGCCTCATGCATGGTAACAAACCAACAATTACAAAGACTAGGAAGACCTAATTTATCTACTGTTATTGTACCAAGTTGCCACAAAAAACGGCCAGCCATGTTACCACGTAGATTAAACATGTGATCATATAATCTTTCCGCTTCTTCTACGGTATAACCGGCTCCAATTTTTTGAGCACCTCTAATACAGCGTTCTACTGTTTCATTCCATTCTTCTGTCAAACCATCTTCTTTTAATCTAGCATAGGTTCTTTTATAAACTATGTAACCGAGCCCATTGAAACCCCATTCAGGTTGTTTACCGCGATATTTAGATAGAAACTCTTCGGACAGGATGTTCTCTGCTGTTGGAAACGATAATGAGAAATTTGTCATAGATAGGTAGAATTACATACACTGATATAGGAGTTTAAATCAATGTAAGAATAAGAAAGAATAGTACGAGACCAAAGAGAAAACCGCAGGAAAATCCTGCAATATGCATGGCCTGATCGGAACGAAGGTAGGCAAGATACGAGAACTTATTTTTCATTGATTTGAATTTTTATATCTACTGGAGGCAACTCGTAAACTATTTTGGCCAAATAGAAACCGGCTAGGAAGCAAGAAATGATGGCAAACAAACAACAAATATTTTCTATTTTAGACTGTTTATCTCTCTGAGAGATGTATTCATTAAGAAAGTATGCGTTTGCAAACACAATACCTAATAAAATGAGAGATAGAATAATCATCGTTATTTTCCTGTACTACCAAATCCGCCATCGCCACGAGCAGTATTAGTAAGGGTCTCTTTCTGAATGATAGGAGCACTAAAGTAAGGCATAAGAATAAGTTGCCCAACTCGTTCACCCTTAGCATAATACTTGGCTTCGGCCTGCGGCTTATTCAGCTTAAATCGCATCTTGATATTGCCACGATAGGTGGGATCGATGATACCAACGCCTTGAGCAAACACCAAGTCATACTTGGTAATACTACTACGAGGAACAAGAATAAAGTAAAAACCGGGCGGAGGCTCTACTTGGATTCCAATATCGTACTCAACCAAGGTATCAGTAAGAATGGGGTCCGATGCAGCCGTCACATCATATCCACATTCATTGGGACCTGCCTTGGCTGGCATGATCGCATCGGGATTAACAATTTTTACATGAATTTCAGGAATTTCTTGAAACATATTAGTTGACCTCCAGATCTAAATTAGTAACAATATTTGATGAGTTATTTATTTCTTGAGTTTCTGTTGTATTTTCCATATTCATTGCTTGTAGTAATTCCATGAAGGAATTATAAACTTGCTGGCGACAAGTATGAAGGAGAGAGGAAACAGTCAAGATATTTTCCTCAGTCGCTTTTACCTTATTTTGCTTGAGCAATCCCAGCGTTTGAACTAAGATAGTGTTGGCCATTGCCAACCCATGCTCATCTACAACCTTATCAATCTTATCCATTGAAGACTTAATATTTTCAATACTCATTGAGGAACAAATCCTTTAAAAATCGCAAATCATTCTAACTCTTACTTAATTATCTTACTTAAACTAATCCACGTGGTGCATTTTTTACCATAAGATGTTGGACTTACGCTAGTATAATAAGGTTTAAAACCTTTGGTCAACAGATTATTTTTGCTCGCTACATTCGATTCTGACACATAAGTCCAAACTTCATGAGCCCCTAATCGTTTGGCATAGGCCAATCGGATGGTAATAAGTCTCTTATGAAGTCCCTTACCACGATGAGCAGATAGTACTCCTGCACGACTTAGAAAGTAAGTACCATCTGGACACTCGTCCAAACCGGCAAATCCTACGGGAGTGTTTTTATAATATATTAGCCACCAATAACCTTTAGACAAATCGTATGGACGATCAGTGGCAAAGGTCTCTAATTCGATCTCACGTACAACTGACCAGTATTTATTTTGTTGACCAGGGCGACTGACCAGTTTGACCTTGTAGTGTGACGCCATAGGGCACCTTTAGTACAACGGCACTGGACATTGCTACCCCTCGTCCTCGAATTACTTTCGGTTTTCTACGATTATCTAGGTAGGTATTTCCAGTTAGGATATACTCGACACCTATTGAATACCCGGAGAGAGAATTGATAGGTTGGACTGGTTCCATAATTTGACAAATAGGAACGTGGCCATCGTGGCGATGGTTAAAGTCAGACAAATCATGCTCAAAGATAAAGAAATCGCCGATGGTTAGATCGGCGAGAATGGTAGAGGGAGTAGATGTGGAAAGCATTAGGAGAATCGAGGAAGAGGTCAAAACATTCTAACTTCTTAACTTACAGGACGCCGGTGGCGTTCAAGCGGCCAAACTTGAAGTTGATCTGAGGAGTTCCGGTAACTGAGTTATCGGCACCAAAGTTGGCTGATAGTGGGGAAAACGATGTCTTCATCGTAGTCTTGAGGGGCACACCAAGAGAGTCGTAGCTGTAATATTGTCCATCAAGTCCTTGAATAACGGAATTAATAGGGCCATCCTCAGTAGCATTATTAAAGTTGGTTGGCAACCATTTATCGGTTGTCTTAGCATTAACTGGCAAGCTTGCAATCTGATCGCCCGGAGTCGAGTCAATCATCTTGGTGAAGTTATCGACCGCTCCCAGCGTAGTTCCCGTAATGAATGCCGCGTTGCCAGTCGAAGCCGGGTTGATGAACTCTCTCCGAGCAATCTTGGCACTTTCAGCCACAGACGTAATCTGCGACTGAGTGCTTTGAATACCCAGATTAGGACCAGAAATAGTAGAGCCAGCAACGTTGGTTGCGACAGCCGAGTTGATTAGTGAGAATTGTTGTGCCATAGTTTATGTACCTTTTGATATCTTTCTATACACTAATCTTACGAAAGGTTTAAAATCTTATAGGCACCGTAGGGGAAGGTCAGAACAGACGTCAAGCGGGGATCGGTAAAAATCGCGTAATCTGATAGGTCCTCAGGGGTCAGCCAGCCCAGATAGGACATTTTAAGATTTAAACTGCTCATAAGGAATTGCAGTATCATTATATTGTCGCTGAGCGGCCTCGATCTGTCGGTGTTTGTGAGAATTACATCAGAAATTCCATCCGACAGCAGCAATCCCACATACTGTTCGATCTCATGCTCATTGGCAAACTTATTGATATCTACAATAATGCGGGGATGTTTTTCATAGCGGTGACACACTTTGAGAATGGTGGCATTATCTTGTCTAAGAGCTCCTACATTTTTGTCCATTACATCTTTGGCAATTGGTACATAGTTAATGGTACGTACTAGATCAAATTTTTGACAGTAAGACTGCAGTATGAGTGCCCGCACATCGTAGAGATGAGCACCATAGTTTCTATCAAGATTTAGATTAAACTGAGTCTTATCCTGATTTTCTAAATAACCATAATAGAATTGCGGACCAAAATTAATAGCCCGCAATCCACAATCAAGGGAGATCTGATTGCAATAGTTGATCTCGGACTGGTGTAAGTAGGGAATTGTACTGTAGATTTCTAGGTTGGAGATCATAGGAAAGAATTAAAAAGTAAAACGAAACGCTATCTAATCATACTGCATCATACTGCATCATACTACACGGCTGCCAACACCTGTGCCCCCAGCTTTTCATACCCATTATCAATGATAGTAAAATTGACTTGATCGCAATTTGGGATACTGCGACGAGCAAACATCAATTGATACACAAAATTAAGGGCAATCGACGCTGCTGTCATGTTAGAACAAATCACCTGACCGCCCGATGGCAGTGTGGCGATCTGCTCACATGTCATTTCGGAGCGATCATCGTCGGTCGAATTCCATTCGGGATTACGCTCAAAAATAGTGGGAGAAAACTGAACGCCCTTTTTGCGGCCGCTAATTTGAACTTGTCCGTGTTTGAGTTCATTACCACAGCAGATATGGGCACCATTATCCATCTTACACACCGCGTCTTCAACGTGCTTGCGGGCTGCAAGATTGTCCACGCAGTTAATTACGATGGTGCCATCAATGACGAGTTCGTCAATGTCGGCCTTTGACAAATATCGATCGTGATAGAAAATCTTATCCGCAATGTTAGGCATTTGGAAGACTAACAACTCGGCCTGATACTTTGCCTTATTTTCACCCACATATTGCAGAGCAAAATTCTGTCTAGTGATATTGGACTCACTGTAAGAATCTCCGTCAGCAATGTGGAGTTCGGGCATGTTTTCGGTCAGAAGCAACAGTCTGGCTAGTTGAGGCAACAAAATACTACCAGTACCGCCAGCTCCCACCACAAGAATTCGCTTTACTTCAAAAATCATTTAAGACTCCCTATTAGGATCCATCACTTCATCGAGGAAATTAAAAATATCCTCACCTTCACTGTCGTTTTTTACTACCGTTTGCCCCATTTCTTGTTTTTGGATTTCTTCAATTGCTTCCGAAACTTCCTCAATTCGGATTTCGTCAAGCTCTCTGACGATGCACTTGGAGTAGAAAGATTTGTCTTTTTCGTATTCTTCGCGGTTGATCCAGACGAATTCTTTGACATCGGGATCGTATAGTCTAATATAGTCCGCTTCGAGGAAGTAGCTGCCCGGTTTTTTGCTGGCATATCGGTAGTTGAACATAGCCGAGATGCTTTTTGGGTTGTTGGAGAGAAATCGGTTACCACACTCTGCACAGAACCCGGCAAAGGGTCTGTTTCCTTCGTCTTCCTTGACTTGTTTGCCACAGGCATCGCAACAGGTAAACAGAGAATCGCCCCCACGACGGCTTGACACCAAGTCTTCAGCCGAGCGAAGAAACCCTGCATGATTGCCGTAACTCCCATAATGACCATAGGCATTACCACGCTGGTCCTCAAAGCCTTCCCAGCTATTCCCGTGCCAGAATGCCAGATTTGGCGTCGGATTAGTGTAGTGACGCAGTAGATCCATATCCCAGTCAGAGACTTCGATGGACTCGACGTCTTTGACTAATTCTTCCCTACTGATATCGACCACATCGGTAATATCGAGCTTAAACTCAGTCCGCTGAAGCATCCACCGAGCAGCAAAGTCAAATCCGCTAAAGATGTGACCAACAACCAAGTGGAGTCCGTCAAACTTCATTTCGTCGGCATCATCAACTGCCGAGTGATACGCACTCATAGTGTGATGGCTATGAATGGTGCCCGCCACAGAGTATCCAGCATCGAACAACTCATTGTAGTCTGCAACGATTTTTTCGTGCAGTTTAACATTTTCCTCGTTCTTCTCAAAGTACTTAGCAATCTTGGGATCTGCCAAGTTTGAGGTTGGGAAGATGTAGGTAACGGCACCTCCGCTTGTATCAACCTGCAATGGATAGAAGAACTTCCAATCGTTATTGTCAGGATTGTACAGCAGGAGAGCCGCACACTCGGTCTTATGCTTGTTATGAATGGCCTGTGCATAACGCATGAAGTAACGGAGATCCTCAGGATCTAGTTTGACCTTCTGATCATAATTCAGGAAGTAAATCATGGCGGGCTTATATTTTGCCTCACCAAGAGATTGTTCCATCCATTTGCTGATGTTACCTTCCTCACGATCATTTACTGGCACCAAATAGGTGGCAGGTCCGATTTGCCGTCTCTTCAACCATGTACCACGATAATTGTGATAATTGATCGAAGAGTCATGCGTAACTTCTCCCTCGGGAGCAACAATTTCTAACTTTGCAATTCCAACATCAATAATCATCTACGGACTCCTTTAGCGAGAGAAACGACTGATTTACCTTTGTCAGTCTGATTGATGAATTCCACAAACTCGTCGGTATCTTCAATACCCTTACAGTCATAGAACGAACACTTATTGAGAGCACTAACGAGACGACTGAAATTATCGTCTAGTTTGCCCGTGCTGGTCTTCTTAGTATTCTTTGTTCGGTCTTTCAGTAATTCTACGTCAATAGTCTTGGACATTAAGAATTTCCTTTCATAAGGTCTGCAAAGCTAATGTTGTAAGTCCGCCAGCTAAATGAGCAGGCAGAAATTGGGTCTTCCGCTTTCTTTTGCCAATTAGCATAAAATTCCTTAGCGTTCTTGCCAGCAAGTTCTGCGGGCATCAGATTGAGAAGGTACTCATCATAGTGATTGTTAAAGGTGGAGCTAAAGAAGGTTTGAACCACATCGTTAATGACTTCTGAGGAGTCCTTACCGGCGTGATTACGATCAATAGTATTCTCTCCAAAACAAATGATGCCACGAGTTTCCACGTTGTTCAGAGCGATTGACTGAGGATAGTCATTCATGTTCTTGAGCGGACGATTACCAAAGAAAGTCATCACCTGGCCGCCAACAATAGTGTCGCCATTAATGCTGGAAGCCTTCACAATGAAATAGTGATAGGGGAACCAGAGACGGAGTTCGCCATGAATGGAGTGTTGGAGGACGCGAAGAGTTGGAGGAATCTCCAACAGGTATACGTCTTTCTTAGAACCTCCCTTATGAATGGTCGAATAGCAGCGAGTATGGCGAGGCAGGATCGGGGTAGAAATTGATTCTTCCGAGCGAAGGGCGTCGATCAGATCCGAACACTCACACATACCGACAGCTTTGGCTTCGGCAGTTTCGCCGTTGGCCTCAATCTGAAGCACAAGCACACCATCAGGCTTGAGGATAGCAATAGTGTTGTTAGTGTTGAGCTTGTCCTTGAGCGGGGCACGCTTTTTCTTAGCCTTAACAACAGATTCACTGCCAACAATAGCTTCGGTAGCCTTACCAATTACTGCAGTAGTCCCCACGCTATCCGCCAACTTAACTTTCTTAACCCGTGTACCAGTCATGTATGAAATCCTTGTGTATGAGTGAAAACTTAACTCAGAACGTCTGAATTAAAAAAGCCGAGCAGGGAGTGAACCCTACCCGACTCGAAGAATGAAAAGGGGTTAAGCAGAGGATCTAGAGATCGTACTTAACCCGCAGTATGAACTTCAATTAGACTAACTTAACTAGCTTAGTCTGGCTTACTCCGATTTAGCCCTTGGTACCGACAGTCTGAGTCAGACGGAGATTGGTACCGGTCTCAATCAGGTCGTCGTTGTCAGCGGTACGCCAAGTGGTGCCGTCCTGAATTTCGAGGTTGACGTTGTCAGGAACCTCGAGGAGGTCCTTGGCCTGCTCGAAAGCCGCAGAGTCGCGGAACTGACCAACGGTGGAACCAACGACGGAATTCAGGGTGACGGGCGAACCATTGAAAATAATCTTAGCCATGTGAAAAATCCTTTAAAAAGTGAAAACTAAACTCTAACATCAAACAAAACACAATCAACACAACAACTTATACGTTACCGGAACGCCCGGCATTGGACACGTTTAAGTATAGCTTTTGGGCGGGTTTAAATCAATTGATGTCTCAATAAATTTTGCACCCTCTATAGATTCGGCAATAAGCTTGAAAATGCTCGAATCTGAATCCTTCTTCATAGTGTCGGTTACATAATAAAACTCCTTATTGTTAGGCATACGAATGCCAATTTTCCACTGTTGATTAGCAAGAAACACTCTTGCTTCGACAATCTTTAATTCTTTGACAAACTTTTTGTACTCAGCAATGATAGAGGAACGAACTTCGTCTTCGTTAAACTCGGGCGAAATCCAGACCTGAAATTCGTAGGCCGAATTAACGGAGATCTTTGCCAAACCTTGAATGAGTTCCAGTCGCTCAATTAACAACTGACTTACCGGACAATTAGTAAAGAAGTTGTAGTATGAGTACTTTCGAAACCTGCATTGTGGCGTATAGAAGAAGGCTGAATCAATTTTGAACCCTTTGGCCAGAGTCGGATTGGTACAGTTGGTTTGAGGACAGGCAGGCTGTTTGCAGGCCGGGCACAGTACTCTCTCATACCTAATGAGGGGCTCGTCCTGAAAGATCAGTTTATTAATTTGTGACATAAGTCGGACAACTCTCTCTTAGAAAGGAAGTCGGCAGGGAAATTGGCATAGATGAAGTTACGAAGACTATCTGAGTCAAGATTCTCTAACAGTTTCTTAACAATTCCTACTTCTTGAGCAGACAAGTTTACCGCCCCTCTTACATAATCTTCCCAGGCCTGAAGACTGAGGGGCACTAGCGGGCGAATCAATTCAAGCATTGCATCAGCATATACGCGGATTTCATACTGAGCATGAGAGTGAGTCCGTTGACTTAGAAATCTCAGCAAGTTATGGAGGTCGATTTTCCAATACCACTCGGTATAAATGTTGAGAGGTAGGCCAATACGGGCAAGTTCGCGTGCTACACCTTCCTCGACAAACGAGGAATAGATTGAATATTGGGCATTGGAGGAATCTACTATCCATCGCTGGAAACGAGCCTTAAGATCGGAATCTAGTTCTCCACCCGAACATTGTTTGTTGTCCTTACTTTGACCGAGGATTCGATCTAGCTCGGGCACATAGAACTCGTCCCTACAGACTGAATAACGAGCACTTTCTTCATTTGTGCTAGCACATCTGGTCCTGATCATTTGTCTAGCAACAAATATCGGTAACTTAATGTGAAATTTAAACTCTACCATTTCGAACGGGGAGGTATGCTGATGGCGAAGTAGATAGCGAATTAGAGCCCTATCATCATTGATGGTTTTTGTACCTTCTCCGTAAGACACTCTAGCGGCCTGTACAACTGCCGCATCCCCATTGGTAAGAGGCATGGAATCTACCAGTCTAACAAACCCCTTATCTAACACATTTACTGTGGTCATTATCCTACTTTCCAAGTTAATTTTTTGTAAGATGGCACAATAGGCAGAAGATTATATTCATAGTTTTCACCACCACGAACAAGATGGTACTCATAATCTTCTTTACTAGTCCAATACCCATGATAACCTAAAATGTAGTTTGCCTCAGCAAAATATTCTACAGACATTTTTAGGTATTTCTTATCAACAATGTAAGCATATCCATATGCGTAATAATCCGTCCCATATCCGCGAGTTGAAATATATTGTAACTCATCGTTGTCGATTTTTACATACAGAATACTATCGAATTCTTTTTTTGATAGATTCAACCTGTCATCAAACTGAAATGAGTGAAAACCATTTACTGTTTTTATTTGATCAACTATTTTACCTATATTCATTCGCTACTCTTTTTTGACAGAGGGGTTGCGGCCTGATGGAGGAGAACCTGCTCACCAATCTTATTTCGCTTGATGATGTCCATCTTGATCTGATTAAAGACGTCCTCTCCCACCGATTCTTCCAATTTCAGAATAAGTTGCTCATAAAGTTCTCCAGTAGAAAGAGCTAGTAAGATGGTTACCAGATCTTCTACCTTCATTTTACCCGTCATTGTTTGAACAATTTTACCGTTATGAAGTTTGATATTTAACATGGCTATGGAAGAGGGGAAGTGGAATAAAACGAACAAGAGAAGGATGACGGTAGACAAGATTGATTATTTGACGTTCGACGTTGGAATCGGTAAAAATATAGGTATTGGACTGAGGAGTAAGAGTGAGAGAGAAAGATAGAAGCTCATCCCCTACTACTACTCCATAACCTAAGAAAGAGAAGAAATCATCTTCGCCACGATGTTTATATGACCAATTTATTTTTCTACTTTTAGTATCTATCTTGTAATGATCTTCAACATCAATCTTATCGCCAGTTTTATACGGCATCATCATACTTAATGATGCCTGATAACAGCTAGTCAGCAGAGCATCTATTTTCATGGTTAGGCCTGCTTCCAGTGAATAAAACCATCGTTATTGGGAAGATCGGCCACAAACTGATAAGCCTGCTGGAATCGGAGCGTTTGACCAGTTCTCGCGAACGTATTGATGATGGCCAGCATTGTACGATTATCTCGTGCCCCATCAGCATATTCAGTAACGGGTAATACACGAGCAAGTCCAGGACGAACAAAGTCTACAATTGTGAGGTACATAAGTTAAGACTCGCTTTCAAATTTTTATTCTAACTCCGATGGTGAGATATCAGCATTGCTGGCGGTCTTTGCAATACTAATTCCCCCAGAACGACCACGTTTAATACTGACAGTATAGCCTTGAGCCGTGAGATACTCAACAAGTTTGGTTTTTAACTCACTTGGATTGATATTGTTAGACTGAGCAAATTGAGTAAGCTTAAACCGCTTATTAATGATTAACTGCTCAATGCCAGCCATATCAATATCAACCTCATTCAGATTCAATGTTTGTCTCGGACGACTCATGTAGTTTTACCAAACCTTTCTTTTGTACTGCTTTGTAGCCAAACTTTTGTAAGACTGAACGAATCTTAATTCGATCTTGGGGATATTTGAGGCCGATAAGACCAGCAAATTCTTTAACGGTTTTTACTTTGCCAGTTTCTAATGTATGTAGCACATCTGCCATAACCTCCTCATTATCGAGGAAATCATTAAATTCTACTAGCGGGGGGAAATTAAGGCACTCGCAGGCAAAGTTGGTCAAAATACGACCCTTGGCTACCTTACGAACAAATCCGATTTGTACTAGATATCGCTCGATGATGTCGGTCAAGACATTCTGTGACATACCCATTAGCTGGGCAAGAGTTAAGAGAGATACGGGTTTACCACCATCACTACGCTGGTAATCATACAGGAGAGAGCAATATTCGAGGTCTGCCTTCTCGAGACCGTAAGGATTGATCTTTTTGATAGCAAAGGCTTTCGCTACCGTATCTACGCAAAAGGGAATCTTATCTACAGCCATAACATTCAGAACTGTAGACAGTCTATTTTCAATTGCGGTTCGTGGAGTCCCCCTACTTGACCGAGCAATCATAGTAAGAGCCTCATCATCATTGAGTTCGTGACCCATGAGTCTAGCAGCCCTATCAATGATCTGCTTAAGGTGCTCTACACTGTAGAAGTTCAGACTGACATATTGACAACGACTACGCAAGGCAGGAAGAATCATTCCTGCATCCGTAGTTGGGAAAATAAACACAGTCTTTGGGGCTTCGAGCGGTCCTACATCACTTAATATTTTATTATTCTCGATCCATTCGAGAAGGATAGGGCCGACCTTTTTAGGAATGGCATGAGCCTCCTCCAAATAGATCACGTCTCCATCCTTACAGCGTTGGGCCAAATCGTAGGTCAGATTAGGCGTGAGATCGGAGGCTAGAATTTTAACCACCTCTCCGCCAGTCATACTGGCAATCAAATTGCCGATAGTACTCTTACCGAGACCGGCACCGCCGCCAATAATGAAGCTTTGAATTTTCTGATTTCTTTGAATAGCTCCCTGTATGTCATACCTGATTGCTTGAACCTGTTCGTCTAGACCGATAAGATCATCAAAAGAAGTCGGACGTGTAGTACTCATAAAGAGGTGTTAGAATCCTTGAGGATATCGTCCTCATCTTCATCACTATCGATAACGGAACAAATAAAGTAGGTGATAGCGTAGGAAAGAGCGGCAATCAGATCGGCGTCATCATCGCAAAAAGTCATTCCGTTTGTAACTTTTTCTGCCTCATTAATGCAGGCAACTGCCACGCAGACAGACTTACCAATGACCTCTTCTACGTACTCATCATAATCATCAGAGGGGATAAATTGAGTAGTCTGCACAAACAACTCTACTACTTTTTCGCTATTCTCCTGAACCCATAGGGACAAGTTGGTATTTTGATCTATCTTACTTGTGTACATAAAAAATAACAGGGAACCTGACGGTCCCCTGCATTTGGCGTTAGCTTGACATTATGAAGGAATAAACTTATTTAGGAGGAAGATGGTGTGGCTGTGCAGACTATAAGGAAGTTGTTGTAGAATTGTAGGAATCGTGTCTGCGTTCAGTTTGCTTGTGTCAATCTGAATAGGTTGAGTAGAAAGCTTTTCCACGGCCAATCGTCTGGCCTCATTCTTGTTGAAACGATCAGTCTTGCAGCATAGGGAGAACCCTAGTGAAAGATTGTGATTGGCCTCGTCATAGTTATAAGCAATCAGTCCAAAGGGGTGCAGTTCAGTAATGGGCACTTTACAATCAGTCGCTACTAGCGGGGTATTAGAAGTCCCCAGCGTGAGTTGCTCGTTTCTCCAAACCACTCGTGGTCGCTTGGCATAACGAAAGCGAGGATTGAAGGGAATTACGCCATTGGCCCGATTATTTACTTGACTATCCGTCATAACTAACTCCTATGGTAGGAGGTTGTATAACCTCTTACCGTGCCACGGTCATAGTGCCGCGAATACGAACGAGAGCAACGCTGCCCTTGTTGTCGGCACTATTACGATCCCGACGAGCTTCCTCGCGGGTGTTCCGAATCTTGATAAGCTGCTTGGTATTCTTGTTTTGAAGGCCCCAAAAAGTAACTTGTGTCATAGGAAGATCTCGTAGAGATTCTTTAATCAAACATGAATTCTTCGCTTGGAAGTAATTCAATGACCTGCATATATTCACGCAGGGTTTTTTCCATCTCTTGATAGCGGGCGGTAAGAGTTAGATTGTTTCGTCTTTCTGACTCTCTCACCAGAAATCGTAACTCGTCCAAAACGGTAAGTAGGATGTGTTGATCATCATGTGGAAGTATAGGGTTAGAGGGCATAAAAATCAATTCCTTTAGGAAAATCTAGAACAGATTCGGGTTAAAATCTATTCGGCAGACAGTAAGACCCTTTCTCGATAAAATTACTCATAATCGCGGACGGTCAGATCTGAATACGGAATCAGCGGCACTCCATCTGGGCTGTATTCCTGAAATCTTACCGTAATCATTTTGCCGCGATAAGAGTTTCGATTCTTCCAAGCCTTGGCTTGTTTAGCTTGATCGCCCTCGAGGTTAGTCTTGAAGGTGGTCCCGTTGGGGAGCTTACAGACAGCAGCCTTAGCCTTGCCCTTCCAGTTTCCGTCACCCTCTTCTAATTCGACGACCTCAAATTCTTCGGTCTCTTGCTTTTTATATTTAAGAAGATCTTTGGTTCTCTTATGTTGATAAGGGGCACCAAATTTACGAAGAATGATGCCTTCGCCTCCAATTTTAACATATTTACGATAGATATCTTCGGCTTCTTCCATGGAAGCAGATACACACCATGGAGTAATTTTGATATAGGGACTATTCAGATCTTTGACTAATTGAGTGAGTCCATTTTTGCGGCCATATGTTGTACTATCTTGTTTGACTGAGGCAAAATTATACCCATCATACAGATGGAATTGGACAATTTTGCGTGATTTTTCTAATAGTTCAGGCGTCACATCTTTGAGTTTGCGAGTAACACTGACAATTTCAACTAGGTCACCCAAATTTCTAACGAGATCTGGATTAAACAGTTCTCCATGTAAGTAGGCATGAGGGAAAGCCTCAAAGATCGGCTTTAAAGCCTGCTCAATATGTGGGATTGTAAAGAACTGTTTGTTCTTGCGAGTAAAGCAACCTTTGGCCGTAGCCAGACAGCACACACCATTTAACTTGTGATCAATGATAACACCTTTAGAAAAGTCTAGATAGTCTGGATAATCCTTGTAAACCTTTGCAAGCTGAGGCTCTAACCAGTAATTATCAATCTCGGAAATGTCCTCAAAGTAGTTCTGCTCAATCTGCTTGCGATAAAGAGCCTCAATCTCTTTGGTGGCTTGCTCGATCGGACTAGTCTCATTAGCTTTACCTACGTTCTTACCTTTACAGACTGTGGGGTCTGTCGTTACCTGCTTACCTTCAAGCAGGCCGGAGGTAATACGGTAGGAAGGACCCTCTTGACGCACAAACCAAGTTCTTACTTTTTCTTTGCTATCACGACAGTATAACGGAGGCCAAATCTTCATTATTTCTTTTCTCCATGTCGCCAACTAATAGTCACTCTCGAGGCATTTTCGCTGAATGGACACTTTTTGAAATGGGAGAGTCGATAGCCTAGGCTCTTCAAAATTTCAATTTTACTATCAGAAATAGTCATTCTGACTTGTTTATGTCTCCAGTCCATTTGTTTACGAATGTCGTCAGCAATTCTACAGTCCTCGCCATCACAAGGAATTTGATTATACAAATCTACGACAGATGGAATAATGCTTCGAACTGTCATGTTTGAATTCCTTTATACTTAATGGACCGATATTGTTTAACTGAATTCATTGGTATTACATACCATTGCCCATCTACACAAGCAGCAATAGCATTATAATTGTCGTTTTCTGCCCAGTCTTGAATGCTCAAATCTAAATAGTGAAGATAGGAATCACATGTTTCTATCATTTTTGCTATTTTAGATTGTGGAATTAAAAAGGGAGTCTGATCTAGATAATACTTACAAAATACTTTGAGTCCATGATGTCCTTCAATAGGATATCCTACATAGTATAAAGGATCTACCGCAGCGTCAGTCACGATAGATTGAAGCAAGGCATTAATTTTCATGGTTTACGTTTCCGAGGGAGGAGTAAAAGCAATCCCAGTAAGAGGAATATGATGGAGGATGGGGCGGGAATGCTGTGCGTTGCCTGATAGTCATCCCCACATTCTACCACAAAGTAAGGGCGAGGATTGATGAGACTGTAAAACTCGGAGTTGGGAATATCTCCTACCACTTCCAGTTCAAAGTATAGTCTGACGGTCTTTCCTTCACAGTGAATGAAGATGTCATTAGGGAGAATGTTCATACTTTGTTAAACCTTACAGGTCTGTTAAAATAGCCTACTGGAATATAGTAGTAACCAGTAATTTGATCGCGATCTTTACTTACAAGTTCGATAAATTTGATTGGATAACGAGAGTAATAACCATCTTTTTCAGCGTCAAACATAATGTGTTTGCCGCCTTTAGATCTTACATAGTAAGAAGTTTTGTAGGAACCGGTTATTTTATCTTCATGAGTGAGTTCTTTTAAAGTGTTGACTACACCTTTTGCTTCACTATATTGGATGGTTGCATCTATCAAATCAATTTGAGTACTTGGTAGTGGCAACCACAATACCGATATTTTGTTAACGATGTTAGCGATTTTCATATGGGGGATTTAAAATTTGCCATACCAGTCAGTAACGAACTTTTTACACTCATCCACATCACCCTTAAACAGATAGGTGGATCCGCCAGCCTGAACAAAGGCTTCAGTCTTCTTTTCATAATCATCCACTAGGAGTGCCTTACTATGGGCCATTGCCCATTTAGAAGGACAGAGTGCCCAATCTTGAGAGGGAATGTGTTGATTTAGCCACAGATGTTTACCAAGACTACATGCAGGACTGCACGCACTAGACGACAGTATGCAAGTATAACAGAGCGAGCGACAAAAATCATACAATTCGCGACCGCGAGGAGTCCATGGGACGGATGACCAGAAGTAGGATGGGAGATCGGGATAGTCGATATCGGGATAGGTCTCAAGTTTATATCGATCTGTATCGAGAACAGTCCCATCGAGATCTAGAAAGATTGTCGGCTTATTTGTCTGATAACCACGTAGATCGTATTTCTCATTTGTGCTCATAATTGATTTCCATCCGGACGCAAATACTTCCAAAGATAGGTTGAGGGATTTTTATTACTGAGGAGACAGATCGAAACGGGCCAAAGATGCTCAGGCAACTCAGACTGAATACGTTGAATTTGGTCTTTGCGGGGCAAATCTGACAAACTTTCTAATAGGTAAGAACTTTCCGCAAGCATCTGATTAAATCGCTCATTCAGAATGTCCTCAATTTCTTCATATCGAACAAGCAATTCTTCAGGAACGTGAGTTTTGATTTCCTCCAAGTTTAGACCTTCAGACATAGCTCGCCAAATATTAAGAGGAGTGAGGTCAGACTTAATAGCGTGAACCCTACAATACTCCTCGCCCTTAATCTTGATGCGAAAACCATTGCTAAAGCGGACCACTACTCCCTCATCATTATGAGTGAGGGTCTTACAATATGCCTGAATATGATCGATGCTAGCAAATGAATATCCTACAACACGACCTTGAAAACAGTTAGACCACTCTTCAAGGTCAATCTCGGAGAAGTCGTCCTTGCGATACCCGCCCAGAAGGACTAATCCCTCAAATGCTCCATAGTCCACCACTACCTGATTTGCAGGATAGATAATTTCTACCAAATAGGTAATCGAAGAGTCCAACTGATTTACCTTACACTTTCTTTTAAGCCAGTTAGTTGCCCAGATTGACTGATCGGAAGTGAACGAACCACGCGTACAAACATTCCAGGACTGAGTAACCGTATTATAGAACACGATCCCCAGCGAACCATCCAACTTCTCAAAGGCTTCGAAGGGTAAATCGGGCAAGTTTGACTTGTTTACCTCAAAGAGGTTAAAGAACTTGGGAAAGGGGAGGGCCGCCACACAGTTAGACTGATGATCAAGGACAAGTCCTCGTGCCAATGTGTTGTATGAGTTCCAAGCCCGACTAAAGGAACACTCATCGGTATAGTTATAGAGGGAGAGGTGGGACTGATGACCAACTCCATCTATCCGATTAACGCGGCCAGTAAGAATCTCTTCCGCAAGGCCTTCGCTCAATTCTTCCCACTTCATCTTACTTATTGGGCGTATAATCGTACCGATAGTGTTTGACAAATTGCTCATTTTGTTGATCTCTGCTTAGCATGGCCTGGATGGTCTTTAGGGGCACATTATGAGTGCAACGCTTATAACACTCGATGGGATCTTGACGCCAAGAGGTAGATGGGGTAATTATTTTTACCTCGATTCCACGTTCCTTGGCTCGAGCAAGATAGGGGGCAAATTCTGATTGCCGCGAGAAGGTATTGGACACAATGACGGTAGTATATCGATCAAAGGCCTTAAAGGCCTCATCCTGACACCAAGCATGAGCAATGCCTAACTTGGTGGCATCCCAATTATACTCACCATCGATGGAGAAGTATTGATCGGTTTCGATGTGAAAAGCATTAGTGAGGGATTGGACTAATTCTCTCGCGAGAGTACTTTTACCACAACCGGGTGGTCCATAGATAAGAATGAGGGTGGGAATATTATCAGACATGAATCTTCCTTACCAATTGATATGAATGTAACAGGAGTTTAAACCGTGTTCTTGCATGAAGACTTGAAGATTGTGAAGGTTGTGCTCTTCACAGTCAGACTGACTAAAGAGATGAATAGTTCCGCTGGGAGACTCCCAGATTTCTTCTTGTAGATAGTCTATATCTTTCGATACTTCTTTAGGAAGTCCGCCGCAGGCGTCTATGACCCAAATTTGTTTTACTGCTTCGTGCATAATTACCACCAGTAGAGAAGGATGAACGAATCAAGGCCGTGCTGATCCATGAGGGCTTTTAGATGAGGATATTTAAGAGGTTGAGGATCCTCGTCTGAGTTTTCATCATACAGATAATATCTATCAATTTTACGATAGGTATTTTGTCCCATTTCATAGTGGGCAGCAATATCAGATAATTCATTACTAACATTTACGTCTTTACAGCGTACATAGTCTAACGTCATGACAAATTCAAATGGCAATTTCACTTCTTGCCCCATATTACTGATCCCTTTTGCTAATTACTATTTCGGCCCGTTCATCAATCATAAGTTCAAATTCCTGATGCTCCCATACCAGACTATTTTTATTCAGACCCTCAATGGAGGCCGTACCCACAAAAATAGTGATACGAGTAAGAGAATTATCCCCAAAGGTAACTAGGCGAGTGAGGGGAAATTTTACAGGGCGATACACACCGGCATTTGATACGACATGAGGGTAATCAACAATATCAATAGATTTATTCATTCCATTTACCTCGAACACATTCTAAATACATGAAACCGCTACGATGAACATGCTCGGAATACCAAGCTTCAATCTCGCTTATTTGATCAGCAACATCCTTTGAAACGTTTTCATCATTACCATTTTTATCTTTCAAAGTAGTAAGGTAATAAAATTCGGCGGTTATTTGATGTCGTCTACAAATGTCACCAATAGCTATCTTAACGGCCTTCATACATTCATCTTTGGCCCGCTCAAGCTGTTCTAACGCCTGCGTCATTTCTTTAGTTGCGGCCATCGGAATCTCCTTCCTTAATCATGCTCATAATGCTCAGTATCAATTTTGTCCTTAGTGACGATCACTCTTACGTGATCACCAAATAGTTCCTGAAGGAACTCATCTGGCATAGCATTCAGAATATCATTCACGCGATCAAACACCATTGCTTGCCAGCAATCATCATTATCGCGATTTTCTAGGTCTCCAAAAGTTTCATCATTGATTTGAAAAGACCAGTCGTCATTATGGTGAGAGTTAAAATAGCAAGTATCACCATCGTTGAAGTAGGGGGTATAGGCAATCCAGCTATAGGAAGTGAGATCTGGAAAGTCTTTGAACAAGTCGGTTAAGAGGGGTAGGACTTTAGCTTTGGCCTCTGCGATCAAATTTCTTCTTTGCTCATAAAATCTGTCCGCAATGGACTTGGACGGCTTTTCTGCTTCGCTCATATTAATCCTTTAGAGAGGTTTGATAAATCGTTGTCGAGGTGACGGGACGCTTGGACTGAGTTTGTTCAATCTCTTCAATTTTGCGACAGGAAGGTGGATATCCATCTCTTCCATTTAACATCCAAGGTTGAACCGTCATTTCCGCTAAATAGTCTTGCATGGTAGGAATGAACTTATTATTGTTATCCACGAGGACATGAGACTCTCCTACATCGCGGGTGGATACGATCACGCCGTCTGATTTTCGAGCGAAGGTTTCTCCAAATACTTGAGTAGCCAGCATGATGCCGAAAGTTGTATGTAAGATTGCCCTATGGCGGTTGTCCCCAATGTGACCTTTAGTCTGATCAAACCACTCATGAATGTGGAGATAGTCGGAGGGTTCGCCGCCAAACTTTTTAGCGTCAATTTTTGCGTGGATCCAAGGTTTGCTCATGAAGAAGATTCCAGTTAGAAAGTGATAATTTGATCGCTAGAATGGTTTACTAAACAGTTTGATTCTAAATTAAAAACAACGTAATTGGGTTCGTTTATATGTCGTAAAATTGATTCGCAATATTCTTTAGGTTCTATGTTTATGAGAGTTCCTTTCCATTCTGAATCTAAACACTGATATCTTTTTAAATTGGTACGATAAATGAACAGATTAGGTGTCACTCTATACCAACGATGTAATTGGAGCAACTCTAATTTGTTTAGATCTACTGTAAGATACTGTTGTAAATCTATATGGGTAATGAGCTGTTTAATCTTCATATGGTACAATGTTTGGATCGGAACTGTGAATTAAACATCCGGCGTTATCATTGACGATAACATATCTTGATTCTGTCTTAGATGGTAGCACATACTGTTTAATAAATTCTTTACAATCACCAACATCAGCTAACGGTTGTTTTCTTTTATCATCAGGATGCATATACTTTAAACTATTCGTCTTCATAACATAATGCGTCGCACCCATATGTGACACTGGGCACCACTCACCGAGTGGAAAACGAGCAAGATTATCGATGTCTAGTATTAGAAATGCTGTTAAATCAATGTATGAGAGAACTTTGCTAACTTTCATGTTCAGACCTATTCGGTAAAGATGATGGAGGAATGGTCGGGCGATTCTGATGTTGGAGATAAATCAACGACCTCATTCGTCCCTATTCGCTCATGATAGTTATGCTCGCCCAACATGTAGGAAATAAGGAGGTTAGTGCTCACTTTTAATAATCGGTTAGATTCGGGCGGAAGCGATGCTCCAGAAGAAACTCCACTACAATTTGCTTTTAGACATAGATCATGATATAAAATGTTGGTTGTTAACTCTTGTGCCACCTTAACACGAGGAGGCATTTCGAACGAAGGTTTTTGTTCTGCCATATATTACTTTCATATTTAGACCGGCCAGATGTAGGGAAGATTATCGGGGACGTTAGGCCAGAGAGACTGATAATGATCAAGGAGGGAGGAATCGCCAGTCTTATCTAACTTCTCGCGGCCCTTACGAATTAAGTTTGACTGATGGCTAGCATGAAAAGATGGGTTGCCGATCCACGGCGGAGGCTCACAATATGGGAAGTACTCTGCATGCTGGTCTACCAATTCAGTTATTTTTAACAGACAGGTATCCTTATAGCCTAGATTGGTCCAAGCCGAGCAAACAACCTTACTGTATGCGGCTAATTGATATAAATGATTTGACCACATCAGTCTAGCGGGGTGATTTGCCCAACCCTTAACGGACTCACCATGGAGGAGTTTGAGGCTTGAATTTAAGAGTTGTAAGCATTCAACTCGCTGCTTGCCCAATCGGCGATAATCAAGGCAGGTGGCTGATCTAAAAAAGTCCGGATAGGGGAGAAAAGTTTGCATGGCTGATCTTTCAAAGAGTACCTCAGGGGATTTGAACCCTACTTACAGAGTGGAGGTCTGTCGTGCTGGCCCCGTTAAACACCAGAGGTACGGAGGGAGATCAGGCAGGTTTAATATTTGGATTTGATGTACGAATAATAAGCCGATCTTCAAAGTTAACAATCCAATATGGAGCCCACACTTGATCACCGTACGATCGTACACAACTTTTGATATCGCCAGTTTTTGCTAAACTACTTTCAATTAATGGTGTTTTATATCTATTCAATTTTGTACGATACATGTTAATTTGTTCTACTCGGCACCACTTATCAAATGGCATAGTATGCATATTGTCGATGGTATAGACTGCAAATGCAGTCAAATCAATATGTTTGAGTAGAAGTCCTATTTGCATAACAATATATCTCCAAGGCCTTCCATTCTTCTACGCATTCTTTTTCTACACTTTCTACGGTCTCAATTGGATATGAGTCATACATGCTTGTATAAATGAGAGATTCAGTGGTAGGATTTAATATGAGATGGACTGTTTTACTGGGATTGTCGCATATAATATTGCTAATACGTGCAAATAATCCATTAATAGCTTTTCCGTTCAGGTCTTCAAATCTGCCATATCGTGAACTTTTATATTGATCACTTTTAGTCTTTTTGATGTAGATATTGCCTGTTGGGAAACGGCAGAGCGTCCAGTCAGTATAGTTAGCAGCATGCCAGTGAATTTTGATGTGGTCTTTGAGTAAAAGACGGATGTTCATTTATGACTTTCGCATGTTTCAATGGGATATTTTTCTTGGTCTCTAGTCGATATTACTAAAAACTTTTCAGAATTAATAATAGTATATCGAGGACTACTACCTTTTGGTAAACGCCCCAGTGTATTTATTATTGTATCCGCATCCTCTTGAGGCGACAAATCTTCAAAGTGATTAAATCTACGACTAAAATATTCACTATATCTTGTCAATTTAACAAAATGAGCATCTCCGTCAAAATAACATAGTGTCCAACTTGTATAGTTAGCTTTGGACCACGGATAAACGAGCCAGCTAGAAAGAATGGAAGAGAGTAATAAATGAATCTTCATGGAAGGGTTCCAGCAAGTTAGGATGATTTATTAAAGGACAGTATTGGGATTGAATTTATATAAGCATTTTGACGCTTGGTATTATCAATCGTACTTACTTGTCATTAAAATTAGTCTGTGTATTTTCATACACTGATTGACATATCGTGCTCTAGAAAACCATAATGTGTTTCTGCGTGACAATTTCTACACAACAAATCACATTTGTCTACTTCTTCAATTAATCTGGCCCAACTTTTAATGTTTCTTGTGTTGATATGAAATTTTTTATTACTTGGATCACGATGATGAAAGTCGTATGCACCTAAACAAGATTTGTTATAGCCACATTTTTGACACTTACCACCTTTATATAAAATAAGTTTGAGCTTGGTGCGTCTTCGCCATTTTGTTACTGACTTACTTCTATTTCTCTTTAACCATTTTTGATGTCCAATTTTTTCTTCTGGTTTTAGGACACCATTTGGTCTTGTATTTTTACTATTAAACGGGGAACATTCAAGGCATAATTTTCTATGCGAAAAATTTCTTGTCTTACCATCAATTATTTTTGCTGTTTTAAATTTTGCACCGCATTTTTGACAGATTTTTGCCATAAGGGGAGGGGTGAGATTCGAACTCACGACTATTTGATCAATAAACGAACGCTCTACCGCTGAGCTACCGACCCAAGGTACTGATTATATACACTTTTTGATAAAAAAACGGGATGTCAATCCCGTTGTAAGATGCGTGAAATATTTACATCCTACTTATTTCTTCTTAATGACCTCATTAGCCTTATTGACCAAGAGTTCAGTACCGACCTTATTCTTACGACCAATAAGTAGGCCAGTAACGATTCCCACCACATACACAGTAACCGCACCAATAATTGTTAGCAACATGAACGAGACTCCTTTTTTTGTTAGATTAAACCTTTTGCCGCCGCAGGTAATGTGGTTTTAAAATACGTCTCATAACCTGTTAGAATATCGGATACTTTAATTTTACTTCCCATGTAGTCATCAGTGAAGTGGTCCCACAGGAAGATCTTGTCGATTTTAAACCGCTTGGCCGTATTGACAACCTTCTTAGAGTCTTCAAAGTTGAGGTGGGTCAATCCTGCCGTCTTATTTACCTCATGATAACGAAGCCATGCGAGAGGATAGATGGGAGTACGGCTAAATCGCATAAACTCGAGAGTTTGACCGTCTAGCCAGCGACCCTGTCTGTCGGTTGGAACATCCTTGCCGCCAACTTGCGTAAAGTACCATTGAGGGCAGATGAAGGAGAAGGCGGCATAAACCTCTTCAAACTCATCGTGGAAGTTCATCCATGGAAGAGGGCTGATTGAGTCGTCGAAATAGTTAAAGCCGATATCGTCGCCAGTAATACCGATTAACTGAGCTGGACAGACTGCTCGAATATTTTCGAGTGCTGCAAGGATAAGATCTTTTGAAGCCTGACGATCTTTGAGACCAATTAGAAATTCAGCATCAAACAAAATGTACTTGGTGGTTTTTCCAACCTTACTATTTGCGGCAATCTGTAAGGTCTCAATGTCTAAGAAACCATCTTTGAACAGATCTTGATGATAGAAAATTGCAGTGTCTCGTTTAACCTCTACATTGCCAGTAGTAAAACGGTCAACGCTGCCAGGAACGCCAGTACCAGCCCAGTGAAGTTGGAAAGGAAGAGCAATCATGTCAGACTTTGAAGTTCCCACAGACTGAGTGTTAGAGGCTTTAATTTCTTTCATATTGGTCTATACACCGCATAACCTTACGAGAAGCAATCTCTTCGTAAGTTTTATAGATTTGTTCAGACTGAGGTTTGCGAGGTAATTTACTGGAAACTAGTAATCCGCCCACTTTGTCGGTAAGTTCTTTATACATAAGCATTACCTCAGGAAGGGTGGTTATTCCTGCTCGAATTTGACGATAGGTCTCAATGTGAGAAGAGGGGAAGGTTAGTTTGCCCGTCTCTTCCAGCTCGATAGCCTGATGAAGGAGTCTAATAGCGTTGCATGCATTTTTAACGCAGTATCCATGAGTAAGATAGGAATCTTTACGAGTACCACCAATTCGTTCAACAGTAGTGGATTCCTTAAAGATCCCATCATCAAAGAGGATTTCGGTGATCTGCTTAATTTTATCCTTGGTGATCTGAAACCGGCCAACAAAGAGGTTCCAAACTTCCTGATCACTCTGGCTAGGCATTACAATTTTACGCTCAATGGCCTGAGCCTTATTGATCTCGGACAGAGCGAAACCATACATTGAGCGAAGGAGTGTTTGGGATACGAACAGCTCACGAATAGAACAGATGACGCCACCAACGTGGCTTATTTGCACTATTTGATTAGACCAAAGGGACTCAAAGTTTTTACTGTCACCCTTAATGATACCATTGATAAATGCCAACAAACTATAAATTGTGGTGTCCGATTCTGTATCAGAGATGTTGTGGAACTGACGGTACCCGAATAAGACATCTAGATCGGGCACTATAAATCCAATTTTATCGTAGTCAGAAGTAGGACCGGCATATCCAAATAAGCGGGAACCGCAGATGGCGATATAGTCAGCTTCATGATAATAGTCCGCAAAAGTTCTCATATGAAGGATTCCTTGATCATTGATCGTGTATTAATTAGATATGGCCAACAACGTTAAATCAATTCCAATATACAATACGAGTGGATCATACTCGAATCCATTTACAGAAGGTTCTCTTACAGCCTCACCAGTCCGTTTTTATTGCTGGACCGAACCCACAGGTAGATTTGACTCATTATGGCGTGATGTAAATGTTGCCCCAATTTGTAAGCTGGATTTAGCCCTACCAAACTATTTTAGAGCCGCAGGGTTTCCTGCTCATACTGGAGTGGTTGCTGTTACTGGTTATCCATTGGCTAGTAGTACTATCCAGTATTACTGCAATTATGCCGCACAAAACTTTGCAGACTATCAATATGCTCAGGGATTCCTAAGGGGCTCAGGAGCATACGGCAATGGTGATTATGACGGGGCCTTCATGATCAGAGATTTTGGCCCAATCTCTAATACTGCCGCAAACAATTTTTGCGTTTTGATGTGTAATCAAAAGGACTCTGTTTCATCGACCAGTCCATTTTCAGTAGGCATCTTTACAACTGGTAATGCTAGAAATCCTTATGATGGATCGGTCGCAAGCAGTCTGACCGGAGTCTCATTTAGTCTTACCTCGATGTTTGTGGCAAGTGGCATTAAAGAGTGTCAAGAGGTCGCACATATCTTCTTTAAGACGCTTAAGTCTAAGCTGGACAACTATTACCCATCTGGCTCAGTAACGCCAATTCAACTGTGTTATCCTGCTCATAATCACTCAGACGTAGAACAGATTCCCGATCAACGTACTTGGCATGAGGCAACTAACACTAAGGGTGTGAAAAGAAATATTGAGGCTGACGCTCGCTATGCGACAGAGCCGGTCGTATATAGAATTAATCCAGATTTGTTTCCAGCAGAAGTGTTGCAAGCACATCCACTATCTGACGCAGATGAAGGTCGTCAACCACTAACTTCTAATCAAGATGTGAGAACGGTTGCTAATAGTGGAATTTCTAGATGGTACAATGAAACGTGGTTTGATATCCACGATTATGCTCTTGATCGATCATTCTACTCTGTTGGTCGTCAGTATATGCCATACTTAGAGCACAATAACTACGATTGTGTTTCAGCTAAGAATCCAAATCAACCATATTTATACGCTCAGGGCTTTACTGAAAGTAATACTTACTATATCAGTCCGGACTATCGAAATCACGAGTGTTTGGCCGCCGACGCATCTTCGCCTGTTTTGTATCCATCAAAAGCGGCAATGACGTTGGTGTATAATCAGGGCGGTCTTACTGTTGATCAGGCATATGTTGAATCATGTAAGTACAACATTGCTGCTTGTACTTATGGCACAACTAAACCAGTAATTCCTTGGATTTCCTATGTTGAAGGATCTTATCCAATCATCAATGGAACTGGTATTTACAATCATACTAAGGAAAATACGGCAAACGCAATTATTGCCTGTTACAATCTCGGCATTCGTGAGTTTAACATGTGGACAGATGCCGCGTCAGAATCTCAGTCAGACAAAGATAAACTGATGTGGATTGTTAACTATGTGAATAGTTATATTAATGGGTTAGTGCCGCCGATTAGCCCGATTCCGACCAGTCCCAATAATCAGCGGTTGGGATCAAAGTCTGGCAAGAATAAGTTGATCATTAGAAGGACTATAGCCTGAGTAGAAGGATGATAGGTCTATCAGTACTACAAATTATCCCATCAAGATTTGAACTTGATCTAACGGTTTCAAAAACCGCTGTGCTACCGTTACACTATGGGACAGATGAGGGAAAGTTAGACTTTCCCCATTTTATCTTTTATTAGGCATATCCAATCTTACTTGAGTTATAAGAGTCCTTCCAAGCCCAGTCATCCTGAACATACTGGCGGAATTCAGTCTGATCGAGCGTGACAGTTGATTCAGTCTCCATGGCCAGCATCTCGAGAATTCGATCATACTGGTGAAGATAGTTAAGAGGGGCAGTAATTGAGAAGTTTAAAGTTAGAGATGGCATACAATGAACAAATTCATCGTGCCGTTTTGCAAGTAATTCTTTTCCCTGTTTTAGGAATTTACCGTAGGCTTCTCTGTAATCATTCCAATGACTTTCCCTATTAGCCTTAATGACCGCGATCAACTCATCCTTCTTAATTCGTACAGTTTTCATAATTCTTCAAATCCTTTATTAGTGGAGTAAAATATCCTACCAAATACATCGGTCACCCATGGGAGGCATTTACAGCATGGTTTTGATTGCGAAACAACTATTGAGCGGTTTTTGATCCTTTTTACATCTGTCCAACTAAGACGAAGATTGACAAGTGAGCACCTTGATAAATCAGCAATATGTCGAACTTTAATGAAAGCGGCTAGTTCTGAATGCACGCCCTCCATGATGGTGCCATAGCGTCGAGACAGAGGATGTGTTCTATACGGGTTATTGATACCGACCGCCAGAATTGAAGGCCCCCTCAGTATGAATGAGAAGTGTTTCTTGCTGGCCTGATCCAAATAGGGCATCATGTTGGATGCAATTACTATGAGGTTATCAAACTTTTTATGTTCGAGCATTACAGAAGAACCAAATATGGGGAACTAATACCACTCTTACTTCGTTTGATTTGCAGTTCCGCATGATCCAATTGCTGATCAATATTTTTGCGTGCAATGTCATTGAAGCGGGAGAAGTGGCTCGTACTAAACAATTTATTGTTTTTGAGCTTCATTAACTTATTGAGAAACTCAATCCGCCCTTTATAGAAGTCGGCATCCGAATAGCCTGCATATTCCATTCTGACTAAGTCAGACCAGTATTGGTGGTCCTCGCAGGCAAAGGTTGCAAGATCGATATCTTGAATGAACTGTGAAGGATAGGTCATTGCTACCTTATCATGCTTAGTTGCCATGATTAGCTCAGTAATGATGTCAAGACCAGTAACACACATTGCTGCTCGAGCACTATTAACTTCGTTTGTATCACTATGTTTAACAGAGTAATAGTAATCGTGGAATAGCCAAGCAGATTGCATGGCAAAAATATTTGCTTGTCCAGTATGCAAATGCTCCTCAATCAGATTAAGACCCACATAAATGTGTTGTAGATTATGATAGGTTCGAACATGCTGCCCGTCAATTAGGGAGGAGTATTGACGGAAGAGATCTTTGATGACTTTATCAGTTGTGGCAAAATTCCATCGATAATGGGAACCGAGAGACTCCACAACTTCAACTAGATCTGAGTTAATCATACCGAACTCCTTAAAACCGGGCAAAGACTATTGATTCAATCTTACCTGTCTTATGCTTTCTATTCTCTTTCAATCATCTGATACAGTATATTCATACTCACTAATTGCAATGTATTACTGTATAAAGTAATTAAAACAGCTACATCTATTTTCCATGAAAGGCCTTTAGGTTTTCGCTAACGCTCAAACCTGTACGTCTTGGAGCCTTTGGTAGGCTTGTTGCGAAGCAAGAAGCCGTTAACTTGAATATTGTTACCGCCTTCGAAAACAGCCATGCTGGTCGATCCGAAAGATTTTTTGGAATTTCTTTCGAAGAGGGTTTTAAACTTTTACAGAGGGGGTCCGACTTCAAATTTTTCTCTCTTGCTCCAAGCACTAAGTTTGGGGGCAGATCCATGAACAATGATAGAAATGCCAGCATTCCGAGCGGTCATTCGGTCAAGCCGCGTACCGCTACACGCCAAGCAGTCCTCACATCTCATTCGCTCTCCACCTTCCGGACTGGCTGGGCAGGCAATTTCCAGCCCCTCTAGGGGCTCCTCCTTCCCTCTGACCCGGAAGGTCCTCCAGCCAGCAAGAATGGCTTGGTGACGCTCTAATGGGCTGTCAACGGATGCCATCAAAAGGGAGCGAAAGCGTTGATCACAACGACTCCACTGATGGGTATAACCAGTCCAGCCAGCAGAGGCCTGAACGAGGGGTAGTAGGACTTCGTACGGAATGATTGAGGGGTCACCATAGGAACCCAAACGAACACGCCGCCCGCCAAACAGTTTGGTCACCCATTCTGAACGCATTTCCTTGTACTTACCAGCCTGAAATGCCCGCCAAATACCCAGTGGGGCCTGTCCCACATTTACATAGCAGCTACGAGACTTTCCAAGACTACCTCTATGTTTGCAGTCTCCGCATATTGAAACGTCCTCATTGTTAGAGACAGCCTCTATAGGACTAATATCAGACCTTAAAAACCATGTCTGAATCATATTGCCAGTTTTGACGTTGGATGATTGCAGAGTGGCAATCACAACCACTGGCTTACCATCTAAACCCGATTCTCCTTTAAACAGAACGACTCCGCCCTCCGTAGGGTATTGATCTAACCGCATCGCACTCCTTAAGTAAAAAATAAGGAGGAGCCCGCTAAGGCTCCTTCCCTATGAGTTACTCAGGATTTACTCAGTAGGAGTGGCGGCTGCCGCAGGACGCTTCACTCTGACCTGACGATTAGCGGTATCGACTTCGACTTCCGCCTGATATCCTACACGGGGAATGCCATCCTTGTTCTTCCCCTGAGCCTTGTTGGTCAGGCTGCTCACAGCAGTCTCAAAGTCATCCCCTTCTGGGATCTCAAACAAGGCCGTTTGACCTTCCGCCAAACCTCTCATTGCCTCCAACTCTTCCGAACTCTTACGGCCACCTCCAGCATTACGTGCAACGGGAGGCAACGAATCGGAAGAAACAATGCGAAAACTTAAAGCCATAGGAAAAGACCTAACCTTTCTGGGATGAAACCCATGTAAGAAAACACAACGATGAAACAGATCATCGCTCATACCCATTCCTACTTCAGAATGAGTCACTAACGAGATTTAGTTTGCCGGCAATACTGATGGCCCGAATGTTGGCAAGATCGAAGAGACGAAAATTTGTCGGGTTTGGTGAGCTAGCTTTGATCCAAGCTTCCAAACTTTCTTTCGGAATTTCCTGCTGCGTTTCCTTATGGATATACTTAGACTTACTAGCCCGACTCATCATACGAAGATAAACTCGAGAAGGGTCTTTTTTGTGCTCGGACAATGGGGTCATGCGACCAGCATTAAGGATAACTTGAGAGTAGGTTTCGGAGGCCTCAAAGTCATCTGTGCCCAATCGCTTATCCATGGCGGCCTCATAGTCGAAGCCAACCATGCCAGAGGTGTTGGAGACCTTGAGGACCTTATCGTAGTAGGGATTTCCTGTCTTATTCATGGCAGGAGTAGTGACCGTAATCACACTGACAGGCTTAGAACCGACAAGACTGAAGAGAGTATTGCGGAGGTCAGCCCGCTTAATTACCGTAGGCGTCTTACCTTTTTCTGCCATGAAATCCAGTACTGCTTCAACTATTTTCGAGTTCATTTTGTTCCTCTACTTGTAAAATTTCACATGCCACTTTGGGCACAACTATTGTTTGAAATTCAACGCCAGTTTTTTCCTCTTCCCTATAGACCTCATGCACAATATAGTAAGACTCTCCAATCATATTTTGAATGATCTTACCGTAAATGAGGGCATTGCAGGGTAAAGAAATTGTTATTGATGCTCGATGATCGGTATAACTTACTGTAGCCTCAGTAGCACTAATGATACGTATTTTTAGTAAATCGCTTAAACTGCTCATTGTCCTCCATTTACATTGTTAGGTGGGATCGTAACAGACCGCGTGTATTTTCAATTCGTAATTGAACGTTGTAGGGGTGATCGTTATGAAGTTTACCCAGTTCGGACAAAGTATAGTTTCCCCAAGTGTACTTTGAAAAGAGATCCAAGTCTGAAGTGTTGGTCGGATTTTCTAGTATGCCTGAATAGTCGGACAGATCCATGTCGGAAAATTCGCTGGCTGGTGCCACATAAGCCTTTTCCTGACTCCATCGTTTACGTTCATCCAACTGATTCCCGACTGCCCATTTTACACAGTTTACCATGTAGTTGGCAGAACTTCGAATATGGTCGAAGTTGGAGAGGAAGATTAGCCAAGCATCTTGGACAGCGTCTTCATGAGAGACGCCTGTAAACTTTTTAACCTGTGCCCATGCAATACTATTGAGATCAGCCCAAGATTTCTTATCTGGCCCATAAGACTGATGAGAGTAGGTAGGGTTGATGGAAGACTCTATTTCATTGTTCATATCAGAGATTAACACTTTCGGAAAGATTAAGACGGAAGGCTCTATGCGGTTAGATTGACTTTGCTGACTTACTTTTTTGACTTCTTACTGTTTCTTTCTATCACTACCCACTGAGAGCATACATTTACTAAATTCTCATAATTACCCATTGTAGCACGGGCAATAAATTCGTTCACTCTATTGCGATAACCATGATTGATGAGTATGTGTTTGACACTCATTAATAACTGATCCTGATGATCCTTGCCCTTTTCTTGTACTACTACGTCTAATATCGGTTTTGTCATAAGTAAGAGACTACTAGACAGCAAAACTGTAGAACCCCGTTCTCAGAATGTCATACTAAAAAATAGGAAGAGGCTTCCCTCTCCCTAAATGGAAGATTATCTAAGACCCATTATTTTCGTTCAGTCCACACCCTGCGTGGAGTAGCTAGCCTTAGCCGTGTTCCGATAGAACTTGTACCACACGTTATTGAGGCCTTTCATGTCGGCATGATCATTGTGACGCATAACAAAAGTATTAACCAAGATGGTTCCGTCCTTCAAGATTACCCCTTGCTCGCCATCTAATGTATGACTATTAGAGTCCTCGCTTTCCTTGGGCATAACGAATCCGGTATCGTGCTCAGCGTCTAAAATAGCAACCACATTAGGATTGTTGTAGTAATTCTTCATGTCATGCTTGGCACTCTTAGGCTCCGGAACGGCGAACCACTCGCCTTGGCGTAGTACCCCATTCTTACCGCGAACTTGGACGGGCTTCAAGTCCTCAAAGGCTTCCTCGATGGTCTGTGGGGAGCCTTCCAGCTCGCAACCAAAATAACTACCCTCATCTTGGCCAAGAATGTAATAGCGAGAATTGTGCTGGAAGAGGACCGTTGGACTCGAGTGCCAACGAAGATCGTTAGTAGTGCCATCGCTGCTAACTAGAGTGACGCCCAATTGAGGAGCCGACTTTTTCCAAGTCTCATTGAACTTGGTCATAGAAAACTTCTCATCCTTCTTGGCCTGAGTAAAAGCCTTCTTGATTTCGGCCGAAGCAGTCTGTTCGAACGCTGTGGTGGAGTCAAGCACCTTCAAGTTATTAGCGTTGAGAATGGTAGAGACCTTGAAAGAATTTGAAAGATTGGCCACATCTTTGCCTGCAATAAGGCTAGCCAGCACAGTCGGCGAGAAGGTCGGATATCCTGTATATCGGGCCTGCCCATCTTCACCATCCTCTAGGACGGTTCCATCTTTCATAATGAAGGCATGTGGCATATCTGCTTCGTTACCAAAATCTCTATTCCCGCTTGATAACGCGAATTGGGCTTCGTCATCATACATAGTTTGATCGTAAATACAACCATTGGAAGAGACAGCGGCAAGATAACCATCTCCAAAACGGACAACGTCCTTTGTACCAATTACCGTATTGGTCTTGCGACCATTTTTAACATATTCTTCGAGAGTGGTAACCTCGTCATATTCAATGGGAGATTGTGACTCATTACCATCCTCCAATTCATCATAATTCGTATCTGCAATATTCAGATTGCGTTGATGTTTGAAGGAATAGGGGAGAGGAGCAACGTCTGACTTGACCGACTTTTTGCTAACAGTGCTATTTGCCATGAGCGAAACCTTTCTGTAAGAGGGGCTGAGAACTGAAAAACGGGCTAAACATTAAAACACTACTTATGGGATGTCTTGTTCTGCATACGGATTATAGTCATGATGACTATTATTGACTGTCTGACTCATTACATCTTGCGTAGGCAATCCTTTCTTATCCCTCTTTACTACATCCTTGAACATCCAAGGTTGAGCGGTAATGCAGGAGAGCCAGTCTTGAAGGGTGGGGACAAATCCACAGTCCTCCTTGACGTGCTGTTCTCCGATTGAGCGAGTAGGAATGGCTTTTCCGTCACTATTAGTGATAGTAGGACCAAAGACAGATTCAGCCTCGAAGATGCCTAAAGTGTGATGACGTAAGGCTCGATGGCGGAAATCCCCATAATACTTCTTACTTTCATCAAACCAGGAATGAACGGGGAGATAGTCAGTAGGAACCCCTCCCCACTTTTTAACGCTGCTCAGACTGTGATGATATGGATGAGACATCGAAGACTCCATGAGAGATGGAAATTAAGATGAGTAAACACGTTTTCAATCCTGCTTAATCCTCCAATTGGTCTAGACCAAAATACTTACTATGATCATCCGTCGTCATCACATTATAGTAATATGACCACTCTACCTCGCCAGTTGCCCAGACGATTGTAATAGAGCCACCACCACCATCATTGTTATACCAGTCGCCCTGAATGTCGGAGACCATCTCGAAAAGAGCTTCCTGCATCTTTTCTAGAGCCTCGATATCGTCAAAATCGGGAATGTCGTCCCAATCTCCATCATCTCCTCCCCCATTATAACTAAATTCCCAGCGTGTAGGTAAATTTGGAAATAACTTCTTATATTCGCGAACGAGGACTAGGACATCTTTCTGCGATTGATTCATGTGTGAAACACCTTTAGTAAGAGCGAACTATGTTCGCTTTCTATTTTCCTTCAAATTCCCTAATGTAACGTGATAGGAGGGGCGTGGTAATAATCCTAACTTACCCCTTATTTGATCTAACCCATCCGACTTCACATTCAGCCACCATGAAGATCCATTTGTATGAAGTAAGGGGGAATAGTAGAACATAATGGGTTTGCCTAACCATTCGTTCATTTCAGACTTGCTCACCACTCTTCCCTCATGCTGGCCAGCCACAAAGGTAATGTGAGTCCCATTTAGGGGAGAACGCCAAGGAATACGGCTCAACCATCGATAGTAGTGAGAGAGGTCTTGGTCTACCTCTAGATATGCCCAGCCGGGCGATTGATTATCGGGAACGTAGGTTACCACGCCTACAGACTCATAAATGGGGCAAAATAAGTCTAACTGCATTGTGAGGTCTCACCGCTCTTGAGCGAGGACAAAGTCTAAAAGGGCGACATAACCATGCGTGGCGTAAACTTCAGCTTCTTCCTCAGTCAGATCGGTACAAAAATTGCAGGGCGGAAAGCCTAAGTGACAGCGACAACCGGCAACTACCATGTCAACCTTACTCTTGGGAATCCTATATCTTGCCGGATTACGTTTGAGCAGGAAGGTCCAATCAATAAGACTGATGATGGTCTTGATATTCATAGACTAATCTACCTTGGTTGATAAAATCTTTGTTGCTCTTACTAACCAACAAGTAGGATCGTGAACGGTAGGAGGATGTGGCCAGTAGCCCCAGCGAGCACTACAAAAGACGCAGAAGCTTCCTTCGTCGGCACAGTGAGAGACATGACGTTGGGTATCGTTAACTAATTCCTCTACGAGAGATTGAAATGTATCTGCCGGACTATCTTTCTTGCTCATCCTTAATCCAATCTTACAGTATGACCCTTGGCAATGAGACCGGAGGTAACTACGCCTGAAACAGGAGTACCGTTCGGGCTGATGGCCTTAAACTTTGTTGAATAAAAGTCATCACCCTGAAACCAGCCAAAGCCTCCAACGGTGATTCCAGTATAGCCCTGTGCAATTAGAGTACGTTGAGCCCCTACTGGATCAGTGCGAATGGCAGGTACCCAGAAAAACAATGAAATAAAGAATAGAACAATAAGTAGATGTATAATGTGCTCAAAAATATTGTATTTCATTCTCATACCTCTACTCCATAAATATACTTGGACTCAATGAGGAAATACTGAACGTCATCAATAATGATTGGTTGAGCTTCAATGGTAGGAAAGTAAACGACAGAGTCGATCTTAAAAATTGCTGTTGATATAGAATGATGGATAGAGATGACGACCCCCTTCCTGATCGTACTAGGAATATTTTTGGGTAACACAAGCCCTCCAACGGTCTTAGGTGTTTCTTCTGGCTTGATCAGTACATAGTTATTAATCGCAGTTAGCATCGAATCAATTCCTTAGGTAAGAGGTGATGACGGGATGGGCGGTGGCGGATTTTCTTTATCTTTTGTTAGTTCTTTTACATTGAGAGTGGACAAAAAGGTGCTCAGCCTGATAAGATCTTGGGCAGACAGTGCAGGAGTAATATACCATAAACCATTGCGGGTGCTGGTGCTATCAGTATGAGATGTCCAAGCAAGAGTTGCCCCATTCTGATTGAGAACGTCCACCATTTTACGTCGGATCTTAACTTTGTATTTCATGTCAACTCCTCCAGTGTCCAATCTCCCAGAATTCAGTTAAATCCACCCTATTATAATAGATAGTTATATTCTCCTCGCACCCTTCAGACTGACACTCTTTGTCAAATTCAATCAAAGCTTCCAGTAATGTTGATCCCCAGTATTGATCTTGAACTGTTTCGTCGTATTTAACTATTACAGTTCGGTCGTTCCAATCGAAGGTAAACTTTTCTCCATCCTTCAGAGCGGCAAACTTTTTAGAGGGCCAGCCGGTAAGAAGGTCTACATCAGGAAAGGGAACGTTAGCCAACATTTGTCTAATATTCACTCCGACATCCTTCCTAGAGGCCTCTGAACTCATTAAATTGATCCAGATAGTATTCAATTAACCTTCTATGACCGAAAGTATAATAGATCTCCATCTCGTCCTCAGTTAAGCATTCGCAAAATTCGCACCGTCGATCGCATCGTGGATATCGGTTAGTGGGACATTGACACCCGTTCACAATTATCTCGTAACGATCTGGTATAACCGGATAGGCAAAGTAAAAGGAATCCGGCTTATCTAACTTCAGTCCTAATAGTTCCCTCAAATTACCCGCTTGTTTGAGAATCTGACTGATTTTCACTCGGATATCCTTCCTACTCCTATTTGACATACCAACCAGTAGTCTGATATTTACCCAAATTTTCAACCGCATAGCCTAAGTTATGAAGTAGTGCTCGTTCTTCATCGGAGATATGTGAGAAAAACGTTTGAGTTACTCCGCCTTGGGCAGCATGCCTAATTTCCTCAAATATCTTGTCAGTACGAGCCTTCTTAGCCATTTCATTGGCCTCAGCCTTGGTAAGATGAGGAAGGGCATTATTCATATTAAGTGCTCCTTATACTGTCTGAATCGATTTAAACATATCTGACAGACTACGATCTTCACAGGCCACTCGTTCGGCCGTACTAGTACGAGCATACTCTCGCTTCACACAGTCTACATACATAGTATGATTGCCGTCCTCGCCCATGTAGTGAGACTGCCACACAGAAGAGTCCAATCTCTCTGATACTCTTAACTGCTGTAATGCCAAATTATCAAAACACATGTGATGGCGTGTAAATAATCTGCTAAGATGGAAGGAAAATTTCTTTAAATTATTCCAGACAGGGTTAAAGGCCTTAAAGCGTACTCCAAATCCATAATCCTTATAGCCCAAAATGAGGATCTTAGAGCCTGCGGGCAATTTCATCACATCTTCAATCTTATGGACACCAGCAATGATGTGGATCACAGAATTACGATCGGCAATCTCGATGATTTCGTTCAACTTATCAGGCCGATATGAGATCCCAAGTCCATAGATCAGTCTGTCTGAACGAAACCGCCTAATCCTATCTACCTCACCTTTTACATGGGCACTATTAATGGTGATATTAGCCACTACTCCTACATTACGAGCATGAGTTAGAATGGCCTCCAAGTCTGGATGACTAAACGGATTGCCGCCACCAATGGCGATCTCGGTGCCCGACTTCATTTGCGACAAAATAGATTGGATGAACTTCAATTCACCATGTTGGCCACGCCCAGTAGATGACTCAAAACAGTAAGCACAACCCGCTCCTACACAGTAATCGGTAATCTTAATGTCCATGGACTCAGGAAAGAGAGTCTCAGATCGTCCCTCATACACTCTAACTTTAGTCCCATCGCGTAGTAATGTGACCGCAACATTACCATTTTGATATTCAGCCAAAATATTACCGCTCTCAGTGATGAGCATAAAGGACCCCACATTAATGGTTATCATTATCGGTTTGTAAGATTGACTGAGAACAAAATAAGAATTCCGCCAATGCTACTTTGTTAACAAACGCGTCTGCAGCTACTCCTTGAGACTGATGATCGATATAACCACCAGTATGAATGAACCGAACTTCTTTAGCCCGAGTATGCCTTGTAATAACTTCTTTGAGCATTTCTCCCTCAGGCCCACCATCTCCACCCTCCCCTAAATGGGTAACCAGATATGAGGCCTTAATTTGCGGCGAAGTATAGATTTCTTGTTCCCAGCCAAACTCGCCATCATAGATTTCAATGACTCCATCGCCGTTTGGCTTGATAGTCTGATCTAACTGTTCGCCCCGAGCAATACTGATGGAGTGAGTCGAGGAACTATTGGTCTCGAAGGCAGACTCTCTGATAGTAACATGTTTCATATAAATTCCTTTTACTAATTTCAATTCTACTTAATCGGCAGCCGGATAGACATAACTAGTAGGATCGTCAAATGCAACGTGCCCACCAGTCCAATATACACGACGATTACCGCAACTACAGCGATTATCTTCTCCGTCCCACGAATTGCAGTAATCGCAGAAATCTATCTCAATATCCCCTGCTCCATCCTCAATTGCTTTAGCGACCAGGATGTCGAAGTACTTATCATTTGCGGTCGTGATAGCATTGACTAATTGATAGTCTTTGCCCAAAGTCATACCATGATTAGTGAGGAATAAGACTGCAGCCTGTTGACGGGTAGAATGAAGGAGCGTTCGCTCTTGCTCGGCCTGTCGGTCGGAAATTACCTTGAGAGCTTTTTGGGCTTCCTCAATACAAGCCTCGACATATCGAAGCACATCTGGTCGTGATGGGATAAACAGTTTGGCTACGTATTTAAATTCTTTAGAAGAATCGCCAAAGATTTCCTTGATATGCTTGATTGACTGAGAAAGATTAGCTTGAGCAGCTTTCCGCAAGACTTCGTTCTGCTGGTCAAGTTGCCGAGCCTCTTCTTTTAAGGCTTCATAAAACTGGATCTTTCTTTGATAATACTCGATCAGAACTTCATCGCTGGCCTCAGTTCCATACATGCCACGAGGCATTGGTTCATCAAATCGTTTGGTTAAATGATTGTATTTCATAAGAAGTTAAATAAGCGTTTTATCGACGCCTTTCCTTTCTTCGTCTCTTCGCTCGTTGCATTTCTCATTCTTACAAACCCACCCTTATGGCCACGACAATTAGTGCATGAGTAAACCGTAACTGCGTGCGGAACCCATACTGCCAGACCGCACCCATCACAGATCATTAATTTGTCGGCCGGAGTAGGTTTCTCAACGAATTTGTAAGTTGGATATTGTATTTCTACCTTACTCTTCTTCATCCAAATTCTCCCATTCGCCAGATCGAAGAATTGCTTTAGCCTCACGACGAGCCCGTTCATTCTTTTTCTTTAACTCAGATTTGAGATGGGTCTGAACTGATCGAGCCGGAACAAGATCTCCATCTTCCGTCTTAACGATCTTTTTAACTTTTCTTCCTTCAAACTTAACAATGTTAGACAAAGGCGGACTCCGTGCAGGACAATAAATGAGAGCAATGCACGATACATTACTCTATAGTACTCAACTTACTTTTTATCTCTCTTATTGATAAGAACTCCATCAAGATGATCTAGTTCGTGCTGTAGCACGAAGGCCGAATAGCCGCGAAACCAATTAATTTGTTCCGCCCGATTTACATCAAACCATCTTAGTAGGATATTGTCATATCGCCGTTTAGTAACAGTTAGACCGGGAATCGAAAGACACCCCTCAACAGAATTGGTAAAGGTGTCGGCAGTCAGTATGGCAGGATTGATGAAAGTTTCAATGTTCCCCGCAATGGCCGCAACAAAAATCCTGAGCGAAACTCCTACTTGAGGGGCTGCCAAACCTACCCCACGATGACGTGCAAGAATACTGCGAAGAGCACTATCAATGATAGGTATTTGATCCCAACTACTATCATCCACCATTTTACATGGGGTGGTTAAAATTCGATGAGGATAAAGGAGAAGTTTGTAAGAAGTGTCCAAGCCTATTTTTTCTTTTTGATCTACTTCTTTCATCTTGCTCTCCGATTAAATCGCTTGGCCTGACGCAAGGCCTCCTTGTCGGATGGGTTGATCAAGACAGTCTCGCCGCCAGTTTTATGTCCAAATACCAGAAACCCCTTATACTTCTGAACGATCGAGCAGTCCACACAAGTAAGAGTGTCGGGAATGGCTTCAACACGTTCGGGCGGAATGGGTTTGCCGCAAACAGTGCAGTTACGGTCTTCGCTCATACCTATCTCCGTAAAAAGGATTGAACATCAGATGACTGAAGATCTTTTAAGCGATCTTTTTCGGCCTGACTCAGACTTTCATAGAATTCGCCCGGTTTCTTGAACTTGTCAGGCGAAATAAGTTTACTCAGTATGGCTCTGTGACAAATGTCTAGGAAGAGGGAGGAAAGAGATTTAGTCTTATCGTTCATACTGACAATTCCCGATCCTTTCTGTCTTGACGTGTAGCCAAGACTGCCGCACGAAGACGGACAGACAATTCGGTCGGACCTTCAGTGGAAAGTTCTCTTGCTGTCTCCCCATTATAGATCTCAATATGCCAGCGGGACTCAGGTCGCTCTCCCCACCGTGTTCCATTAGTAAGAGAGCAAAGTAGCCAGTGGGACGGAAGGAGTGATGAGGCTGTATTTAAATCTCGCGGAGTAGGATAGTTTCGATTACGAGAATCAAACAGAAGTTTGCCTTCCAGATTGATAATCTTATATTCCTGAGAAAGACGATCCCACGCATAGTCTGATTGATATGGAACTTTAGTATGCGGACCCCAAATGAGCTCGTCCAATAGGAGATCGTCCGACATGAGCGAAACAGATAAAAGGTTGTCAGTGTTCATATTACTTTCCTTATTATTCCTACCAATAGACCCGGAGAGGCTCGAACTCTCAACCTTGGCGATAGAAGCACCATGCTCTTCCAATTGAGCTACGAGTCCAACTAACTGTACTAATTCACTTATTCCGACCTACTCTTCTTGGTCCGATTAGACCTAACCTTACTAGCATGAAGGGAAAGAGCGAGGATTAATAGGAGGGCAACCACTACTAAGAGCGTTACAACTACTGCTGTCATGTATGCCTGAAGTAAGAGAATGAAGGGCAAACTGAGAGAGCCAAGCGTTGCAATCAACAGTCCAACACTCATACATTCAGCATGATTTAGACCCTTATAGGGTCCCGATGGAATGTAGAAATTATGAAGTAGGATTTTGAGAAAATGGGGCATAATACAATCTCCTTAATACGTTGTTAAAAAATGAGGGAAGACTTATCTTCCCCCAAATTGGACGGATTACTCTTCGGCCTTAACATCGGATTTACCATCCGACTTCCCTTCATTCTTACCTACCAGATTCTTCAACTTCTCATAGTTACCAGCGGTGATTGCATCTGACAGTGCGGCGAGAAGCTTTTCCAACTTCTCCTTTGCCTGTTTACGCTTTTGAGCCTGAGGCCTACTCCAACTGGAAGAGACCTCTTTTTCGTTCTCATCATAGACAATGTTGTCAGGACGAATTCCACGAAACTCCTTCTCAAGCTTTTCATACTCGATCAAGCCTGTCTGTAGGAGACGGGTACGCTTGGCAACTTCATCCTCGACCAAGGCTGCAATAACTCGGTCTCGAGGGGTCTGAATTGCAGCCGCAATTCCCTCTTTGACCTCATTTTTGAGATCAATGATAGGCTGAAGGGGGTTGGCAGGAGCGGCAGCCGCAGTATTCTGCACGTCATTATTCGTATTGGGCAAACCAGTCATCGATAGAATCCTTTAAAACGGGGACACTCTGAGTACAAACTCTTTTTCCATTCTGATCGGTACTCACGCGACCAAATGGATTAAAACGAACTTGGCAGGCATGACAAGGCCAATATGGAAGAAGTAGGAGTCGAGAGCTATCTGCACTTCTTTTGGCCCAGTAGTATGTGTCTTGTGAAACCTTGTGCGATTGATTGACGGTCGCTCTAGTTGTGACGAGAGATGTAAAACTATCATCGCTAATAGCGAACAGCCAATCGCGTTCATACCTCTCCCACTTCTTTTTTGCCCGATATTGCATCTTACGTAGTACGATATACTGCCATAAGAGATCTGCGAACTTTTCGTGGTTTGATGGATAATTACAGAACGGACATGAAAGAGATAAGGAGTGGAAAGCCGTTAGAATGATGGACGGATTGGCAAGAGCAGCATTCCTTTCGGCTTCTTGCTTTAATTCCTGAATCAAGTTCATACCTACTCCTCACTATAATCACTCACGGGTGAATTGTCGCCATCGCGGAGAGTAAGATACTCGGAACCCACTAGTTTGAGAACTGGACGAACTCCGCCTTTGGACCATTCAGACTCTCGGACAGGTCGGACCACTATTCCCTCTCGAATGTGAGAAGTTCCTGGATGAGGTCCGTTCGACAGAGAGGTAAGAACTTGCAGGTCAAAGTTTCCTCTATATACTACTTCGGCATAAGGGACTGACCAAAACTTACAAGCCTGAATCAACCAATCAATATCTCTATAGGTGCCATCTGCTGCCGCATCAAACACCACATACTTCATTTGGTTAGGGGAGCCATAATCGAAACCCTTCTGAATGCCCGCACCAAAGACTTCACCATAAATAGTGAAGGACTTAGAGGCAATAGTATTAATCGCGGAAGGTTGATTATGAAGTAAGAACGAGCGAATATTTGGGTCAGAAAATGCAAACCAGTAAGGATTAGTAGAACAAGACTTCTCATCCCATACCAATTGCCAAGCCTTTTTACCATAATCACGTTCGAGAGTGTTTCGAATGATAGAAGACTCTTCGTTGGGATGGACTAACTCATTCCATAGCTGCTTAACGCCAGACCAATCAGACCACCATTTCTTTGCCGGAATCTTACGGGTTACATTGTGACTGCCAGAAGCAAAGACCGTCCGCGTACAAACCTTATTGCCTTTGAGGTAAGTATCGATGAAGATAGAGGTTCGCCAATTTGAGCCATGGTACTTGTAGGTAGCAACCACGCTGTCTGTCGCTTCGAACGTCCGATCAAAGTGGCGAAGGTTTTCAATGGCCGTATAGCGGGGCATATGGGGAGATTCAAGACCGGAGTCTCCACCGCTGGATGGACGTACTGGCGGCTCATACTTAGTTACCCCATAGTGGGAAGCAACGTCCTCGCCGACTGCCCAACGGGGATTATCGGGTTTGATTACAATCCCAAAGGAATATTCGCCCCGCAGACGGACAACCTTAGTGCGTCCACCCGCTTCCTTCCAGCTAAGATACTTGGTGACACCTAACCGTTCTGCCGTCTCCTTCTGAAAGAGTGTTTCGGGCGGAAAGTAAACAACCTTGTCGCCCGCTCGAAATTCATCCTTTCCTACTACACAATCAAACCCCTTAATGGTGACAATATCCAAGCGATCAGCATTTGGGTGCTTTTTGACTGCGTTTACCTTACTAACTTCCACAATTAATTCAGACATCATCAAACTCCGAGGAAGGATTAGAGAATACATCAATTAGGACAGACCGAAGGATAATCAGATTGAGCACTATAAGCAGGACGAATGGAAGACCAACAATCAGGGCTGGAACAACCTCTAGTATTACCTCATTCATACAAGGACTCCATGTGGGAAAATATAGTCAGCGACAGTGGGTAAACGCACACACTGTTACTTCCTACCTTCCAACTTGCCATCCTTGGCATGAAAGATCAAAACGAGGATTGACAAATCTGGCTCAATCTTACTTATCGAATTCCAATGACCCGATCGAGCAGTCCATTAACACCATAGACCTCAATACCTGTGATGGCTTTATTTTTGCTAGCCAAAGTTTCAGCCAGCCCCACAGCCTTGTCCTGATCCATCCATGGATGATTGTCAATCAGATAACCACTTCGAGTCTCGCCCACAATCCACGAGTAGGTGACACCATCGCCATCACGAATTTGACCGTGAAATACTTTAAGTTTCATGCGAAAATACTCCTTCTGGCAGATACGAATTAGGAATCAGCAACGCATAATAAAAACAACAAGAGTCTGCGTTTGACGCATGCTGGTAAGCTTCGGGGTCCATTTGAACTGGCGATCCTCTATCGTAGATATCTTTAAAGAGGATTAAGTTGGACTGATAGGTTCGTACCGCACAATTAAGTTCGCGACCAACCACCCTACTGATAGGATTATTCACCGCATCAACAAAACCGTCGCCAAAATCAGCATGAGTTATGCCAAACTCAATTACGGATTTCTCTTTGCCCGCCTGAACTACCCTAATCATACTATTCCCGATCTCGCTTTTTTGGTCCGCCATAGGTAAATCCCCGAATAGTTTCGTTAAGGTGGCGTTTCGCACTCATTAAGGAACAAAATTCTTCCGCACTGATTGGAGCATAGTCTGAGGAAAGATAAGTGCCGGGTTCGCCACGTAAAATAGATCTTCTACGTGCTTCAGCATCCACTCCCACATCCATATGTAAGACTGTGAGATCTTCAGCCTTTCCACCGTGATGGTGCCCATAAGCCTGATAGGAACCCCTGTGAGAGTGATTCCACGTCATACATGGGTAATGAAAGAGGGTGGTCAAATGTTTGGTTGCCCCACCCACCAGATGGACTTCCGCCGCCCTATCACATCTAATAAACCGCGAAAGATCCTTAGCGGTCAGTCCCCCATCATGATTACCATAAATGAGGAAGCGATTCTGGCAAATTATTTGATCAAGATAACGATAGGCAGGCTCCACATTACGATATGCAAGATCGCCCAGAATGAAAAGCCTATCTTTTGGCCCCACCACTCTATTAATATTATCAATGAGGACTGTATTCATCTCATCGAGACTTCCAAACGGTCTCTTACTTAGTTTGATAATGTTCTCATGGCCGAAAGTGCGTATCACTGGTTAAAAAATCCATACTGCCCTCCTTTCAAAAAGAAGCTATACTACTCATACTTAATAATGAGTGAGAACGTTTCCATCCTCACTATTGGACAATCCTACTTATCACCTTCGATAATACGGATTCATAGCCTGCTTGACATAATCCAGAATGACTAGGCGTGGAGCAACCGCTGGCTTAATGGTAGACTCAATATGGGTAAGGGTCACAATAAGCGATGGAATTGTAAGAATTGCCCCGCAACGGCTGTAATAATTACTGGTGGTACAAAATATTCGCGAAGGGTCTCTGCTATCCTACGATAATCGTAGTCTCCAGTATATACTGGCAATTTCTTATAAATAGATCCAAGATGGTAGAGAAAACGGACAACGAGTGTTAGGCCAACAATTAGGCCAACCAGACCTAGAACCAGCCATGCCAGATTAGAGTAGAATTCCCACGCAATAATGTCACGAATGAAGAGTGGGAGCTGTTCCTTAGCTGTACTATCGACGATTTTAGCCGTGTCAGTCAGATAGTCCATCAGACCTACTAGACGGGTTTGAATATTGGCAGACAAGTCGGGCGGAACAGCCGTGGCCGCTGTATTGATTGCGTTACTGACTTCATTTTGCATAGCAAGACTCCTCAAAAATAGGCAATTAAACATAGAATGAACACGATGATGAGAACACAAATCAGTATGAATGCTTCTATCGAGCAGCTCAAACTAAATTGGTATTCAAACAGACCATCTTCCTCTAACTTAGACTTTTTATGATCGCTCATGTCGCGATATCTCCTTCCAACTTCATAATGGCATTCTTAATTGCAACCGAGCTAGGATCGTTTCCACAAAGTTCCAAGTTATACATCTCATCTTTTGTGATTTGATTAGGACTATTATCCCATGGACCAAAACAGGAACAGTGACCAAGAGTCATACTGTAATACTGATTATCTACAGTCTTATAGTATGCCGATCCATAACCGTCATAACTTCCGGAGGTATAATCGTAAACGCACCATACAACATCATCGCCAAAATCTCCGTCATACTGATCACCTAAAGCAATATATGTGGTCATTGTTTTCCTTATACTGGTGGAATCTCACCATTCTGATTAAATGAAATAATGGGACGATCGAGCGGACTCCATGGATCTGATGGATTGCGTGGATTCACTCTCTTTTTTGCCTCATCGAACTTGTCCTGAATGTTGGTCCAACTTGGCGGTTCAACCTCATAGAGGGAGTTAAATTAGGCAGGCCGCATCACAGCGATGGGTACTCCTTTTTTCATAATACGGACAGCCACCCATACGGCGGGTAATTTCGCCAACAATGAGGTCGAGAGCCTGATGAGGATCAATGTAGGAAAGAGTTTTCCGAGCGTACGACTTACCACCCTCTCTCCGCGATCCAATTGTTACGGACACTCTCCACCAGTCTGACACATCCGAGGTTGAACCACCATTGTGCCAGTCCATGTTATCATAAAAGAGATCTAGATACCTCATAATCTCTTCAATAGCGGGCAAATCTTTGACCTGATTCCAAGTTGTCCGAGCAGGATTAGCCCCAACGTTCATTCAAACACTCCTAGATGGAATTTCCATCCTACCTCATCTTACCTCATCCTACTTACATAATTCAATACTACCAAACGTGGGGCAGTAATGGCCTTGGTAGTCTGTAGGGAGGCAGGAATGATGATGACGGAACCAATGAAAATAGAGACGCAGGAAAGGATAAAACACAGGATCCACAGGCCGCCGTCGATAGAACGGTGGCCTTCCTGATTCTTTTTCCATTCTTTCCAACAAATTCGAGCGAACCATCCGCCAGCAGAAAGAAAGACAAGAGCAAGGCCTACAAACAACAAGCCTTCCATAATTTCCCACCGAATAATTTCGTTGACCACCAATGGAAGTTGCTCAGAGGCAAATCCGTCAGCACGCTTGACGACTTCCCCAATGGAATCAATCATGGTCACCAAACGTTGATTTACTTCATCTGACATAGTTAATTCCTTTCAAAGATGAGTTAATTCCAATTTATCGCTCATTTTTTGTTACCATCTACCCTGATACTCTTCATGCTTACCACGACGATAAACATAACAACTATCGTGGAGGCCATTATACTGATGAATACTGAATTCGTTGACGAGGGTGTAGTCCCTATTTAGGAGCATCCACATTGTCTCATCACCAGTACAACCTCCCTCAGATTCTCCAACATAGATGACCCACTCGCCTTTAAACCTTTCTACCGAGGCCCCACCCATATTGGTAGGACCACAAGCATGCTTTACTCGGCGATTCCAGTAAGACCAGTCCCCATGTATAGAACACCACTTCTGATATTCTATATCTCGAGCGGGATCGGACCATTCTAACTTAGTATGGTACTCCGGCTTCTTTCTCCAAATCTTACTAGCCGCCTTCTTATGAATCTCCATTGGGGGCCAGCAAAGTAGTAGAGCACGATTTGGATGAAGTGCAGCATGTGGCGGCCCACCTTTTACTATGGGATGCCAATGAGGATTAGAGTAATTTAGATGACTACCGCCCGAATCGACCGCGATTACATCCACTCCTACCTGCCGTAGACAATAAGCCCAATAACCATTGCCCGCCCCAATCTCGATGACGCCGGTAAGATTATTCGCCTTAACTAGATCTGCAACTCCTCTTACCGCCCCTATTGAGGGAATAGCCCAACTATATTTGTGGACTAGTCGAGAGCGTTCTTTGGATAGATCGCCATCGGCAGCATAATAGTAGGAATTGGTGTAGTTACCTAATCCCCTCCCATTATCGATCGAACGAATCTCATCCATGTAGTCATTTTTGAATTCAACCAGCGTGGTCATCTCGAAAGCTCCGAAGAAGAATTTATACTATACTTCCTACTCAGTCAACTCCTCTTACCGAATAACTACTCACAGCAGTATTCTTGTGTAATTCATACCAAGTAAGAGAGTTTTTTCCATAGATTGTGCCATGATCATCGTGATCAAGGCTGAAATGTCGAACAAGCAGACGGCCAGAACGAGTAAAAATGAAGTTACCATTCAGCGTATGGATATTAGATTCCTCATTTTCTCGTGGAAGTGCAATACTATAATCTCCATCATCACTGGATGCCACTACTTCCGGATTGTTATAGAGGGAGGGAACCTCTGTCTGATTTACCGGCACAGCAAACCACTCGCCCTGCCGAATCCAGTCATCGCGACCGCGAGCCGCCGCTGGCTTCAGACTTTCATAGGCTTCCAAGATGGTTGTGGGGTTATCCTTCAATTCGCACCCAAAATAACTGCCCTCATCCTGTCCCATGATAAAGCTTCGATCGCCGCATGCAAATAGGATGGTTGGACTACTGTGCCAAATGACTGTATCAAACTGCGTAATCAGCGTAGTCCCTCGTTGTGGAGCCTGATCTGCAAACTTACTGTTAAATGCAGCCAGACTGAAGCCCTTCTTCTTACTTTCTTTTTTGTAGGCCTGCAAGATTTCCTTCGTAGGTGTACTTTGATAATCTTCCGTCAAGTCTACAACAGTCAGACCCTTTTTCTTTGCAAAATAGGCCATCACATTACGACAAGGAGTCTTTCCTGCGTTAAGCAGACGATAAAGAATGGTAGGAGAGAAGGTGGGCAAACCATAGGTGTTCAAATCATTTTCACCATCAATTAAGGCATGATTGCCGATGATGACACCATCTTCAGTATGAGCATTAAATTGATTAAAATCCACATACCCAGAGCCTTGCGAATAGGTAAGAACCCCAATCTTATTGATGGAGACAATTCCCTCTTCTGCGGCAACTAGACGAAGATCTCCCACAACAGCGTTGGTTTTGCCCGTCTTAAGAAACTCCTCAAAGGGAGTAATATTGTTTTCAACATCAGAGTCAAACTCTTGATACTTCGATACATCGAAGGGTTTCTTGGTAGTCATTGGCACTTCTACATCATTACCCTTTTTATCGGTGACGGTCACGGTAAAAGTAGTTACGGTTTTGATGGACATGATAAATTTCCTATAATGGGGACCTATGAATAAATGAATGAGTGAAATACGATACTTACTTAACTCTTACTTGATCCTTGCCCAACCAAGCCTTATTAACGCCGAGATAAGTAGGACTGGATGACAGATAGAGTGCTCCACAGAACGAGGAGGAAGCATCCTGCACATCTCTCACGAATGAGTTCATATCGATAAAGACCGGCGTTCCATCAGCATTCCTACCTACCGGTACATCGTTACCAACCTGATTTAGACAGGTCAGACCGATAGATGGAGTGACAGTAATTCCGGTAGTCGTCTGAATAGTCTTAATGAGATCCGACCGAACATTTTCAATGAGAGATTTAACATCCAGATAACCAAAACGGAGAGTTCCCTGAAATGGATTGGGTTGATTGGTAAGATCAGGGTATGAGAGACCTGGAATTTCGGTAGGAAAAAGGCCCGCTCCATGACGTGTCGTATAAGCACGAGATAGATAGATTGGTTCTACCGACTTAGTTCCTACTTCCTCCATGAGGCTGACCACGTTAGCCAAACCTGTTCGTGATCGTGTGACGTTCGGAAAGTATTGCTTGTTATACTCGTCCAGCAGGAGACCTTGAGCACCCTCAAAGATGACTGTTTGATATGACTGATTAGATGGGCCAATTAGGTCGGCGGGTTGTTCAATCGCCACATTATCAGTAAGAAATTCAGACAGGTTAGCCAGATAATCTTCCAGCAGTCTGTCTGAGTAGAAGACTTGCCAGAACTCATCGGGAGGGTTGAGTCCCAATGTCTTAATCCGCTCAATGTGATAGGAGGATCTAATAGCCTTGTAAGCCTTCTTACGATCTTCCAAGCCTACATCGTGACCAATAGTGGTGAGAAATTCTCCTCGCCCCATCTTACACCGCGTTACAGTCTCATTAATGCCCATGCCGCAAGAACCATGGCGAGACTGACCACGTGCCCGTTCAACCTCCTGATTGATCAACATATCCCAAGGAAGAGTGAGATAACAATCGGGATCAAAAAAGAAGTCGGGAAGACTGGTAAGACCAGCACGAGCTAGATGTGCTTTTTCTCCCGCATAGGTCATGGGGTTTACGATAAAAAACCTACTCAGGAAGGTAGGAGCCCCGGCCAGCGTGCCCGAGCCAAAATGATGGAAGACATGGCGATGACCAGTAGGACTTTCGACCGTATGACCAGCCTGAGCTCCTCCATTAAAGCGTACTACAATCGGGGATGTATGAGTTCGGGCCAAATAATCGGTCATTAGGCCCTTGCCCTCGTCACCAAATTGAGCACCAATAACAGCAAAGACTGATCGGGTAGAATTTACCGAACCCATTGAGAGACTCCAGCAAAGAGGAATGATTTAATCCAACATACTTCGATCAAACATCGGGGCACAAAATTAATCATGCCCACGATGGGAGATTTCAATCTATCGTGTTATTGCTCAGTCTTACTTAGACTGAGACTGGACCACCAACACCGGCATTACTGGCGGTAATATCACGAAGAGCTGTTTTGACTGTCATAGCGGTTGAACCATCCCAGCTAGAAATGACAGCATCCTTATCGTGGCCAATCACTACTTGAATAGCCGAAACGATGACCTCGGCCAGATTATCCAAACTCTTCAATTCGATCACTCGCTGAGGAAGGAGGGCCTGCCACTTAGGAATAGCCTTCTGGTAATCGGTAGCACTGGTATGAACAACAATATGGAAAATTTCATACGAGACGCTTGCCATTGCGATGGCCTGCTCAGCGGTAATGTCGGACTGAGCAGTAAAACCGAGAGCCTGAAGGGCCGCTTGCCGCATGACTGGCAAACACGCTTCATCGCCAATGGTAAAGAGGAAACCCTTCTTTCCACGCTTACTGAAGGAGTCGCTAACAGTCTTTTGGGCCGCAAACAGGTAAGCCAGACTGTAAGACTCACCATGATTACCTCCGCCACCACCCTCCATGTAAATCCGCTCAATCTGAGTGGTAAGTGGTTCGACGCCAGCCTCGAACTGGGTAACCTGAAGAGGAGCATTATCACACTCCATATCGCCGATCGCCCCCAGTAGGATATGAGGACACAAATCGGCCTGACGATCGTAAAGCTGGAGTGCCACGGTGCCGAGTCCCTTCTTGACAATCTGAGTGGCGATTTCGCCCATACTGCCAGTAACATCGCAGAAGATCATTACTGGAGTAGAGGTTGGATTCGCAATAGAGTCGCGTGACTCTCTCATACTAATCTTGGAGGGATCGAGACCTGCGTGCAGACCGCTGGCCGTAAAAATAGCCGCAGTCGGCTTGGCCGAAACACTACGAGAATAGTTCTGATATACTGCCGCATTAAATGTCGTTCCGCCCATGGGAAATCCTTTCAGAAATGAGAACTACCAAGAGAATAAAAAAGAACATGAACAAACAAAAGAATAAACCATTCTCTACGGAATGGCCAAACTGCAACGTAATTCCAACCGCAGAAGCAAGTCCTAAAACCCATTCAAACTTGCCGCGTTCAACTGGCTCCTGATGCATAATGTCCCCCATATTGAGTATGAAGGACCAAAACAGAATAAAGAGAACGCTGCCAATTACTGCTGTGCCCCATAAATTAGGGTCAGACCATCCATTAAAAACAAAGTGTGTCATTAGGGGGTACTCCAGAAGGAAGGCCAATCAATCGGCATTTCCACAAACTTGCGAGGCCCGAAGGAGGAGGGAAGAATGTCTGATTGCCAAGACTGATATTGGGCAATGACTGAATCCTCGCTGTGGGCAGTGAGAAAGTCGAGCATAGGCAATGGCACCGATTTGGCAAACCTTAGAGATTGTCCGCTTGCATCGCCCATACATGCCAGCACTGTATAGTACGAGCATGCCAGATCGAAGAGGGCCTTGTCAGCACACCCCTTATAAATATCTACCATGTGAGGTAAGGGAACTCCGGCAGGTTTGGCTCCCAGTTCTCCCCCATAAAACCAATTAGTAAGAAAGAGGACCGAGTGGTATTTTGGGCTGACCCAAATGTTGGCCGGATGTATTCCATTGGATGCCACTCCTACCACACTCATAAAGGAGGAGAGATTGAGAAGCCTGCTTGTAAGCCAGGCAGCATGAGTAGGGGGAAGGAATGACTTATGCTCTCTCTGATAGTACTCAATGAGGTCTGATAGAAGAACCACGTCTTCGGTCTTTGCAAGGACAATTACAATTTTATCATCTTCGCTCACAAACAACTTCTTAAGCACTGGCATGCAAGGTGAGATGACACGCTTAAATTCGTCGTTTGGATATTTGATATCGCGTGTGACCTTAAGGAAGTTATCTGCGGAATGAGCGTACTTTCGATCGATGATCAGTATGATTTCCTCATCTCCATAATGGAGATTACCGAGTTCAAACTGGTGGGATCGTCTGATAGAGAAGTTATGCTTGTTACCATGACTTTCAGTAAGACTAAGGATTGTACCAGCCTTACCATATAATCCTACCTCAATCTTCGACTGAGCCACCTCGTAGAGGTGATTAATGTGTTCAGTAACCTTGAGTGCGTCAACATCTTTCGATCGGTCTGGATGCCAGAGTGAAATCAATTCCAGATAATTTTTGCGAACCAGTTTCGGGTCCGTCCCAAATAGTTTTACTGTGTCCGTACATGCCATAATGGCAGTCTT